AATATACCTCCACAAATATCAACTGAAATAATTATACCATATTAAAATCGTAAAAAATAGGGAACACTTCTGATTAATATAACCAGGAATGTTCCCTAAAAAATTTTTTGTTTATGTCTATACGCCTATATAAAATCGCTTATATATGGCTCAAATTGACTTAAATATAAAATACACCGTCAATTTATCATATAATTATATAAAAGCCTTAATTTGGTCAAATACAAGCGATTTACCCCTTGTATATAGCTGTATTAAGAAATCGGTATTTCATATGGATATTTATGTAAAAAAATAGGAGAATCCAATTATAGATTCTCCTATTGAAAAGAAATATAAATATTACAATTAAACAGTAATAATATTAAATACGATGGTGTAATTACTAAAGCAGTCTCTGAAACTTAACTAAATATAAGCGAACCTGTAATATAATCACCCTTTTGGAATTCGCTTGTTGCCCATGCGCCTTTCTCTCCATCTTTTGTATAATATCGAGCAAAAGCATAATGTTGACTTGCAGAGCTATATAATAATGTTGTTCCATAGCCTATCAACTTTGCTCGAACTACACCTGTGGAATCGTATGGAGTATAATTGCTTTCCAATATTTTATTAAAGCTAGTAATACCCATGTTTTCAAGAACTGTTGTCACATCATAATAGCCAGAAAAATTATTTAATGTAGAATCTGGTGTTTCAATTCGAGACGCAAAGTGTAATATTCCTATTTTAGTAGAATTATTATAATAACAATAATTATAGCCATAACCTTCAAGAGTACCATTTATACTTGCAATATTTTTGCAGAAACAGTTTTTTATTTCTATATCTGTATTATTAGATTTCCATTTTTGCCACAATTGTTGGTCTGTAAAGGTAGAACGATAATATATATATTCGCTGTTTCCGGGTAATATTATTTGTGTGCATCTTTTTGCATTCAGAGCAAATACAATAAGATAACAATTGGTTACTCTTGAAATTGGAGTATTCAACCATTCTGGACTACTATCCAAATAATATATTCCTGAAGCAGTTATATCATTAAGGTCTGACTTAGGCTGCAAGTTTTTTGCTTTTTTTACCAAAGTGGAAAATTCTATATTGTTGTTTAGTTGTTGAACTGGTGTTGATGCTGCGACAGCTTGATCTAGTGTGATTTGCTTTAAATCATCACCTGAATTAACGAATAATTTATCACTACCAGACATAGTGCTTATCTGAGTAGCATCTGTTATTTTTTTATTTGCCATATTTTTTATTTCCTTTCTTTTAAAAAAATAAAAGAGCTGATTTCTCAGCTCTTTAATTAACCGACTAATATATAACCGTTTCTATCAACAAGAATATTATTACTTGCATCAATAAGCTTTGAACCGATTATGTATTCATCAAATATTAATGTATTAGAATTTCTTAATAGATTATTACCATTTGCAGACATAGTAACTTGTGTAATTGCAGAGGTGTTTTCGTTGACTGAGTTTTTAATTGTGTTAAGACTATTGTTTATCGTAGTGTCTGTTTCTATCATTTTACCTAATTTGGTATCGAGCGTTTGTTTATCTTCATCGAAATAGATAAGAGAAGATTTAATGGTTTTATTACCCTCATTAATACTTGTTACAACAGAATCTATATTAAGCTTATCACCTGAGATACCATTATAAGTTGTATCTTTCTTCTTAACCATTTTGTCCACAATTAAACCATCTGCAATAGCATTAGCAGTAATACCTGAACCATTCATAATAGCAGTTCCATTACTATCATTAATAATAATAGAATGTCCACCAGATTTGTCTGTGCCTATCTGAACATATACATTACCGTTTTTGTCTTTAAATTGCATTGTAGAACCGTTCATAAGAACATAACCACAATCATCAGAACCTATTGTAAAATTACTTGTAAATAAATCATTAAGAGTAGCATGACCAGCAATAAGAGTTTTAACAAACTCGGTATTAACTGTAGAATTAATAGAATTAGATGTATAAGAATTAAGAGAAGTAATAAAAGCAGAATTTGCATACAACTCATTAATTTTTACAATGTCTATCTCTGCAAACTTAGCAGAAAAATTATCTGTACTGATATATTTTGAATTAATTGTATCTACCTTAATCGCAACAGTATCAAGACCTGTAACAATTTGTGTTTTTTCACCCTTATCATCTTCAGTCGTATACTCAACAAGCACATCTTTAAGTGTAAGTTTATTTCCTCCTGCTGAATAAATAATCTTATCACCAGCTAAAGAAAATGAACCTGAGTCAAGATCAATATGAGTCCCTGTCTTATTTGTAGAAGAATAATTAGCTGAATATATGTGTCCTGCAATTATTATTCCAGATATCATACTCTTAGCAATTATTCCATAAGATGAAAACTCTTGTCCGTCTAATGTATATTTTATCTCACCAATCGCTGTAGAAGCTGTAAGCCAGTTATCTTCGGTGAATACAATCATATTATGAATAATCTTAAGTTGTTTAGGTTCATACGCAGACTCTATATCATTTAATGCTCTAGCAGATATACCATTTTTATTAATAATAATATCTTCTGTATCAGCATTTTTTATTGCGGTTATAGCCGTATTAAAACCATTAGTAAGAAGAGAAGCAATAGAATTCTGTGCTTGTTCACCTTTCTTTGCTTGAGTACTTACATAACTATAATTAGTAGCCATCTGTTGAGCTTTACTGATGATACTTTTTGTATCATTTTGACCATTTAAAGTTTGTGTAACATCAGAAAATTCAACATTAATATTTTCTATACCACTATTATTTACTTCATAAGATACAAGTCTTAATCTATATATATTATTATCGACTTTGACTCTTATCCAATTACCTAATTGGAACTTATCAATAATTTCAGAAAATTCTTTCATCTGTAACAAATTATACAAAGTCGAAGATATACTGTGTTGTCTTTCACTTGACTTGAATAATTCTAATTTAGCCGTATTCAACAATTCCTCGGCTTTATTTAACAGTTCTTCATTGGTCAATCCATCGGATATATAATTATCATTAGTATAAGTATCTTCTCTAATATATGATATAAATTCATTATATAATTCCTTACCAAGATACTTTTCAAAATTAAGTTTATCTTGAATTATGTTTCGCTGATTAACATATGAATCATACTTACCATTCCATTCGGTTATTGTTGCATTACGAGTATCAATTTCGTCCTGACATGCCTGAAGCATGTTATAATACTTTAAATAGAACTTCTCATATAAATCTGCACCTTGTTTTGCTTGATCAGCTTCAATAAGTATGTTCATACATCCTTCAATAGCAGAATAAAATGATGTAAGTCTATTCAAACAGTAATAAGTTAATGCATTCTTAAATTGTGATAAGTCTTCAATAGATAATATATTGAATAGATTACCTTCACCATCTTTATCATTACTTACGATGTTTTTCTTAATTTTTTGATCAAGATATTCTTCATATAAGTCGTATACCTTAATTTCCATATAATTAGTGTATACAATATCTTTTTCGTTGCTATAATTGGTAACTTTAAATCGACCATACCAAGTACCATAATGATTATGCTGTTCATCTATACCAACATAGGTAAATGTATTTGTGTTATCTGTATCAACTTCAACCTTGACATATCCTGATTTAACAAACACCCTTGCTAACATCTTCAGTGCCGTGTTCACTGTGGCAACAGAAGTAGAAGTAGTTACTTTTTGTAATCCTAGTGGACTTAATTTAGCAGAGGTAAGTTTTGCTGCTTCGGTAGATGCCGTAACTTCTTCATGCTCAACTGTCGGCATCATAGATGAAGTATAATACAATATTTTATCCATAGCATTATAGATATCAATATTGATTGATTTATAAGTACTTTTATAAAAGTCACATAATTCATCATAATCAGATAATTTCTCTACAAGTTCAGAAGACATATCATCTTTTTGTTCGTCCGTTATTCTATATATAATATCTGAACCATTAGGATTGACATTATGAATAGCAGCGTTGATATCATCGTCTCCACCCACAACTTTAAAACAGTTCTTTACAGAATTAATATCTGTTGTAAATTCAATAGAATCTGTTAAGTTGTCCTTGTCAATATAAATAAAAGTATCTTCGCCAAAATATGAAAGATTAGTATTTCCACATTCGGGGCAAGTATCATTAAATTCTCCACGGTATCCGCATTCAGGATTTAAACAATTTGTATATAAATCATATACATTAATTGTTCTTGAGGTAGAATCGAATTGAAATAAACATCCAAATTGCTCAGAGCAATCACCAATTAAGAAATCATATATACTTGTTCCATCAATAGAAAAACTTCTTTGTAGTTCGACAAGAGTATCATCAACATGTCCAATTTTATAATTTGGAGCAAACGACAATATTCTATCTAACAAAGAAGCTTTTTTATCAGTAAGGCTATAAAATTTTGTAATTGTATAATCATCTCTAGTAATATCATTCTCTGTATTGATTTCCGTATTATGAATATATTTCTGACTCAATTCTGCTTCGCATAAAGAAGTAGCAGATATTACCTTTGTTATATCATCAGATGTATCATTAATAGTAACAGATATTTGATAATATTGATTTAGTTCTTTAACATAAGCCAATTTTAGATCGGTTATCTTATCCCATAAAGGTTCAATTATATTGTCAAGATTCTTATGTACAGTAAAAGACAATTCATTTGCTGCATTAAGAGAATTCTTGTAAGATATACTATCAGAATCTATATTAACTATTTGTCCAAGTAGCTTTAAATTCCTTGAAGCTAAGATTATTGTTAAATCTTTAGAATATGGTGGTATATCAGAAGAACCGTTGTATATTTCGGTCAAAATAGAATCAAAAGAAAAATATGCTGTATATATATTATCTTCATTGTCCGTAATCAAATTTCCTGAAAAATTTGTAAGACTATTCTCATCCATAACAAAGACTTTATATACCACATTACCACATTCATCTGATATAATTGTTATTGTTTGTCCAGATGCGTCCCATTTAACCTCTCGACCTTCATGATATTTTTTCCATACATAATGATAAGTAGAAGTATCATTTATAATATTATCATTATCATCATATAATTGAACTGCTAAAGTAGCAGTCTGTCCAAATAATAATGTATTACCGCAAGATGATAGAATTTTAATTTGCATTAATATACACCTACCTTTCTTGGCAGTTCGTAACTAATTGTTACTGTACATGGGGCTGAAACCGAGAAATTATTAGTAGCGATTTCATAAGATGTGTATATTTTTGGAAATTCATAATTAAAATCATTAGGAAGAGATGTATGAGAGAGTGAAGAAGTGATGATTTTATTTTCACCATTGATAGATATTGTTTCGTTTTCTGAACAATTTTTGATCGAAGTGACGGAATTATCAATCATATTCATTAAAGATAAATCACTAGCTTGTTTTAAAGTTATATTTATATTAGGATAAATTGGTTTAAAATCATCAGAAATACTATTTAAAGAAAATGTTAATTTGTTGTTCGTCAAATCAAAAGATTGAGTTACATATTTATAAGCAAAAGGAGAATTAGCTGTAAATGTCAATTCAGCACCTACAATTCGACCTCCATATATTAATGCTTGTACATTGAAATATCCATAAAAATATAACTCTTCATTTTCATATTCATATTTAGGGGTAAGTTTTAAATATTTTCCTCTATTAAGCCATCGTTCTAATAATCGAAATTCTTCATGAGTAATATATATATTATCAGAAGGACATTTCTTACATATTTGGATTGGCTCAGATGTCGTATATACATCTTCATATTTTGTTGAAAGTAATTTATTTTTTGAAGAAGAATTAAGTCTTATGGTTGTAAATGTAGCATTACTTCCGAATGAAATAGATGATAAATCAGGTGAATCGAAACTACATGGCATATAACCAAAGTTCGATAATTTTTGATCAGCATATGTAAAATCAATTAAAGACATTTTTAAAATTCCTCCTTTCTTTTTTATTATTTTTTTATTCGAATTTGATAGGTGAGTAAGTGAACTAAGCAACAATATTGGTATTCAAATATATGAAGATGTTTTTAGTACTATCGAAAAAATTCTGCGATTATTAAATTTAGTGGAATGGTACAAAGTAGAATAGTGGTGGCAGTTTTATTTACCAACAATTTGATAAAAATTTAAAATTTCTATTATCATAAATTATTGACTTTGGCAATTTTTACTTCACTAGAATCAGTTGAAAATGTAATGACTGGTACATTGTTTGTAAGCCATGTCTTAATGAAAAAGCATGTTCCTGCGGCGTTAATTAAATCGGTTTTAGTATAATTATTATTACCAAATATAATCATGTAAATATCACCGAATTTATTATCCCAGTCTGATACTAATGTTGCGAAATTTGTTTTTGAAAAATCAACATAATGACTTAAAAACATTATTCTCAACATGCCATTACTATTCAAATTGTTGATTAATATAATTTATATCTTGGTTTTTCTTCATTAAAAAACCAATATCTTAAATAATCGTCTAATATAATTCCCACTAATGATAATACACACCAAATTAATGTAAATGGTAAACATATTTGACCTAATATATTAAAAGGCATATGAGAATAATCCCATATGCCCAAATGTAACCAAAGATTTAATATTACACCTGTGATAAATTCATAGAATGTTATTAAACATCCTCCAATTAGACATTGAATCCATATTGGTGTGTCCCAACTCAATATTTCATTAATAAGTCCAATAGATATAAATGATATTCCACCTAAAACACCCATAGTCCAATGAGAAAATCCTCTATATATTACCTCAATAAAAATATAAAGACTTGCACCAACTAAAAACAAAAATAGATGCTTACTGAGTAATCTTAAACGTTTTTGCATTTAACACCTCTATAATTTTCTGCGAATGTTCCATAATATTATTAAGATTCTTGAGATATTCACCCGTAAGTTCCTGACCATATGCAATATTATTGACACTATCAATATCTTTAAGTGTATTAACATAAGCCTTAAGCTGATTAAGATATGTTGTATTTTGAGTTACATTCATTTCCTCTGTAATATAAATAGCATAAATATCAGCAGGAGAGTATAGGTGACAAAGTTCTCCATCCGCATGATAAGGTACATCCATACCTGTTGTTTTAGCCATCTGTACGAGGTTTGAAATATTATTCTGATCAGAATAATTGTATGCATAATGTTTTCCATTATAATAAACGCCGTTAAGAATTATATTTTGACAAGTTTCTGTTAATTCAGATATTTTAACATTTTTAGCTTGAATTAATTTATCAATTTCTTTCTGCTTTAAAATCATTTCCTTTTCTTCTTTAGATACATTTTCTATTTTATCGGATATGATTTTAAAATTATAACAACCATTGTCATCTACATAAACATTAGTATCATTATAATATTCATATTTCTTACCTGAGCCTGAAATACATAATACTCTGTTGTCATCTTTTTTTTCAGTTATTTCTGTTCCTGTGACATAGTTATCCTTATTTGTTATATAATAAATATAGTAAATAATATTTTGATTTGTGTAATCTATATAATTTTCGCCTATATCATATATATATTTATATTCAGAACATTTTTGGGTAGGAACATTATCACCTTCATAATATATAGAAAAACCAGTTTGATTTTTTAAAGTAGATATATCTCCGTATATTCTAAAAATATATGGATTGATAATTTTATAACTATCTATTTTAATTAAAATTCTATTATTGTTATTGTATTTTATATACATAAGTTCTCCTTTCTATTTTTTACTCCCATCTCTGCTCGGCTGTTATCCACGAAGCTACATTTACATTATCTACATAAATCCTCAATACACTTCCATCCCAATCAATAGAAATAGGATTATTCATATATGTAACTGGATTTCCATATTTTTTTCTGCTATTATGCCATATTTGTAAATTGGAATTATCATTAACATATACTGTATTATTAAACCAACTAGGAGTATCAAATGAGTTATTTCTTCCTAAATATACACAATTAGGAATATTAATATATCCTTTATAATCAATAGTTCCATCGTCAGTTGTTTGTCTATTAGTTCCCATTTGAATAACTGCTTCGTTATTATCTTTACCACTACATAATTCTATATAACCACCGTTTTCTTTGCTTCTACCTACTTGTAATATATTATTTCCTAATGAATTACATAACCACATTCCATGCCCTTGAATAGTTAGTTTAGAATTATTATCGGTCAAATTTTTTATGACGATTTGACCTCCTGAAATAATATTTTGCATTAAATATATTATTCCGTCATTACCTTTGGCTGTACCAGAAGTTTGAATTTTTCCATTTGTTATATTCACATTTGTTGCAGTAATAACACCTGTTGAATCCCATTTTAAATATTTACTGTCAAAACTGCCATCGGCAAGATTTAGAAATGAACCTGAAGTATTTTCAATATAATTTCTTGATTTGATAGAATCAGTAGATAATTGTGAAGCAGTAATACTATTAGTTGCAATTTTTCCACCGTTAATCGCAGTTTGATCTTCATTAAGAAAACTTGTAAAAATAGCATTACCTTTAAGATTAATATTTTTTGAAATTAATGTATATGTAGTATCAGTAAGAACCATATCGGATTCAGAAGATCCTGACTTAACTAACCATGAGACTTTATCAGCATTCTGTTTAACTTCTGTAATCTTAGTATTCAAAACACCTGTAGCAGTATTAATATCATTCTGCCATACTTTACTTGATATACTATTAGATAATTGAGTTACAATTGTTCCTATTTCAATCAAATCATATTTAACATCAAGTGGGGAAGGAGTCCATGCAGAAGATATAGTCCCTGCTTCCATTTTCCAATTATATAAATAAAATTCACCAGGGTAAAAATATAATTCCAAAATATTACTTGTTGGAATTATAATCATTTTAATTTCTTGCCAAGAAGTAGTAACATTTGCAGTCATATCTTGACATCTGATTGTTCCTGATCTATTTGACTTAATATATCCATGTATATTATATTGTTTACCTATTTCAGCAGTAGTGGTGAGTTGTAAGTATGTATCATATAAAGCATTAGAGAAATAGCCACAATCAACGGTACTACCTTTTGCACCCGTTACTTGAACTTTTTGTATCTTCATTGTTCACCATCCTTTCTGAATATTATTTTTAACCAATAATTTTAATCATTTTTGTGTATTCTTTGAGAATATCATCATATTCTCTTTCACATTTCTTTATATATAAAGGCTTTATTTTATCAAATTCAGCCAAATTTTCATCCATTTTCTTATTTTTAGCCAATAGCTCATTACAAAGCTTTTCTTCTGTCTTTTTTGCAATTTTATATGATTTTATTAAATTTTTAAGCTCGGAAACCGCATGATTACTGGGTTCAGAACCACATGAAAGAGTGATTTCAAGTTGTGTTCTTTTTTTTCTTTCTTCTTCTAGTTCCTTCTCAAGTAAGGCACAGTGATTTTTATAATATTCAAGTTCTTTACTTGTAGAGTTTTTATTTTTAATCAATTTATTTGACATTATATTCCTCCAATTAAAATAGACGCACTGGCTATGACACCAATGCGTCCATAATATTATTTCATATATCTACGAGTGGATAATGAATTTCGACCTAAGAGCTGATTAGAATTAATCTCTCCAAGGATTTTCTGTATCTTTGAGTTTCCTGCCAGTTCGTTAGTAAGCTGTCGTGTAAAGTCTTCTGGATTGTCTGTGACAATCTTATCAACATTAACATTAATGCCACCAATATCAACTGATTTGTTTGTTGAAACTGGGGTAATATCAGGCAACTTAGCACCTAAGTTATCCATATACATGTTTGGTGTAGTGATACCCTTAGAAAGATTCCAAAGTTTTTCAACTTGGTCTTTGTTAAATACTGTATCACCTGAATCAAACTGACGAAGTACTCCATATTTAGTAACAAGTACCTCTGAGCCTGGATTATCTTCACCATAAATATGAAGCCCTTTTGTTGCTGATTTAGTACCTTTACGATATCCTCCGATACCTCTTGATTTCATCCATTCGAGCATTGCGACATTATCATCATAACTACCCGTGTAGTCATTACCGAGTCCCATTTGTTCAAAATACATAGCTCTAGCACCAAAGGAAGAATCATAATCAAGACTTTTCAACCTGTCTACTATACTAGTATTTACATTCAATTGATCTTTTGGGAAATAGTCAGGAGAGTATATCCAATCAACGCCATCTCCACCACTAGAAGAATCACTATCTCCACCGCCAATATCATCCCAATCATAATCAGGTTCACTGTAATCACCTGATGAAGATGAGTTAGATTCAGCAGCTTCCTGTTGTCTTCTCTGTTCTTCTAGTTCGGCTTGTCTTTGTGCAGCTTCTTTATTAGCAAGACTAAGCATTTCCTGAACTTTGCTCTCAATACCACTAACAACATTATTAAGTGTTGTCAGTGTATTATCAAATTTTGTTCCGAAATCATTAAATACAGAAGTAATATTATTATTAATGTTATTTGTATTTGTTTCCCAAATACTCTTCATACCATCGCTAAGATTTATACCAAATTCATTAGCAGTATTAGTGATAGTATCTTTAATTTCTCCGCTATGAGTATTACTATCATCAATAATCTGTTGAATAAGACCATCAAGGTTGTCTAAACGAGTATTTATCCATTCTTCAGCTTGTGTCGCTAAGTCGTCCAACATCTTAGTCTGATCTTCAATGTACTGTTCGTACTCTGTTTCTTCTAACTGGTCTTGTGCATCTTTAAGCTCTGAACTTATAGATTGTTTTTGAGATTGACCACTTTCAGAATTATCACCCTGTAAAGCTAATAATCGTTTCTGTAACTGAGCAATAGTAGCAGTTTGTTCAGCAACTGTTCGTTGATAATCATGCAGTGACTTCTCGGCAGATAGACTCTCTTTTTGTTTGTCAATAACTTTTTGTAAAGCGTTCAATAAATCATTATATCCATCGTTGACCAGATCCTTAATGGCATCTTTTTCAGAAATACTTGATTTGATAGCTTCTTGCTGTTTATCAATAAGGTCTTGTTTTCTATCCAATAATTCCTTATCATAAGGATTGTTAACAAGTTCCTCATCAATTTTAAGAATTTCATCTTTATATTTTTGAGCCTGATTTAGATATAATTGATACTTCTGAACAAGTAACGCCTGTGCAGCTTTACCTTCAGCAGTAGTATTGCCATTGTCGTCAGTAATACCTTTATCTTTTAATAATTCAACAAGAAATTCAGTTTCACTAATAAGATTCTCTACATCATCTCTTGTTCTATCAAATGCATCCCACTTAATCTGCCTGATAGCGTTATCATACTCAATAAGAGCCTTCTCAGCATCAAGAATAGAAGATGTAACAGAGTCAATAGAACTCTGCATGTCATACCAATCTTCGCTGTATTTCTCTATTTTACCAGAACCAACAGCGGAATTTAAGGCATTCATTAAAGCATTTCTTTCCTGTTTAAGTCTGTCAAGATTATCCTGTTCAACCTTTTTCATACCTTCGTTAATGGAAGTAGAAGAGAACCAACCCTTAGTGGTGATAATATCCATTTCCTTCTGAAGCTGGTCTGAATAATCTTTGAAATATGAAATCTTCTTTTCAAATTCAGAAGCTACATTATCAAACCTACTCTTAGCAAGCCCTTTTAATTCAATATTAAGTTCCTGAACAGCAGTTTTAGCATCCTGTGCTTTATCATAGAAATCCTGACAATCAGATATAGCATTCTTCAAGTCATCATCATAAATAACATCAATGCTTATAGAACCATCTGCAATCTGATTCTTATAATAGTCATCAAGACCATAAGAATTAAATGCATTCATATAGTATTCGTAAGCATCTGACTGTGCATTTATCTCATCTGCAAGTGTACTCATAGAATCTGATAATGCGTTATTACGATTGAGCCATGTAGTTGTTGTATCTGATACAACATTCTTTAGACGTGAATATACTGTAGAAATCTTATTGATTAAGCGTTCAATCCAGTCCACATCTTGTTCTGTTTGTGAAGAGGATGAATCGTTGGAAGATGATGAATCGTCACCTGAAAAACCTTGCCATGATAAATCAATACCATTAAAAGCAGACTCAAATGATATATTCTGTAAAGCATTGTAATCATCAACCATTTTCTGCATTTCAGCAATGGCATTTGTCTCTTCATCTGCACCATTATCATACAAATATAAACCTAAATCCATATCATCATCCATAGAAGTAGCTTTTGAAGTTAATGACATTAACCCTGTTGCTGTATCTATAGTAGTCTGATAGAATTTACCCCACATACCAGAAAGATATTTAATAAGCTGATCATCAATCTTCTGTTTAGCCTGTGCGAGATTTTTATAGTTACTGAAATCTTCGCCATACGCTTCAGATAAGCCTGCAAAGAAATCATTATTTGTGTTTACAAGGTTAGAATAGAATGTACCATCATACTTAGACTTCTCAACAAGTGAGTAAATATAAGCATTTTTATCATCCTCATACACACCCTGTAACTGATCAAACAACTCTTCCTGTGAAATAATACCAAGCATATACTGACCTAAAGCGTCTTTTGCTTCTGGATACTGCTTGATAATTTTCTGCATTGAATCGACACCGATACGACCTGTTTCAGACATTTCCTTCTGAATAGAAGATAGCAAATCTGCTTCTGACTGAAGGTCTGCTAATGTTGCTGTCTTAGTCTTATCATCTGATTCTTCAAGAAGAGAAGTAGGATCAAATGTTTTGACAGGTAAATCTACCGAACTTTTGTTAGCTTCTTCTTGAGCGGCTTTAATAACTTCTTTAAGACTTTCAACTGTAGTATTCTCATCGAAAGTCACATTAGCAAGAATGTTTAAATCATCATCAGATAAGGTTGAAAGATAATTGTCAATATTTTTCATATCATCCGAACTTAAGTTTTTAGCTTCTTTTGATATTTTAGAAGATAAATCCTCTCGTTTACCTTTATCAGATAGACTATCCCAGTCATTATTCAGTCTTGCCAACGCATCAGATAATTCCTGCGAAGCTTCTGTAACTTTTTTATAGGTGTCAGAAGTTGAATCTAAGCCTTCAACCTGTTCTTTTGCTTCCTCTTGGATGTCCAATGTAGTTTTTTTTGCATCATCACGAGTTTTTTCAAGTTGTGCCTTCTTTTTCTCATACTCTTTAGTTTCTTTATTGGAAGGGTTTGATTTATTATTATATTCTTCATTTAATGTATCTAACCTAGATTGATTTAATAGCATTCTTTCTTTAGCTAGATTCATTATATCAAGCTTTGTAAGTTTTTTTTCAAATCCATCTTCGTCTACAACCGAATAATCCTTATATTCTTTAGATAAGGAAGGTGTTATTTTCTTATTAAAATATTTATTAGCAGTATCTTCTAATTCTTTTTGCTTTAAATCATGACGAGCTTTTTCAATATTATACATATTTTCCAGCTCAGTTTTCTGATTTTTGAGATTTTCTAACTCTTGTTCGTCTGTAAAACTTAAAGAATCTTGATTGTTAATTTCAGTTATTTTCTGATTTATTTCATCAAGCTGAGTTTTATAATCTTTTAAAGTTGATTCAGAATCAGAAACATCTTGTTTTAAGTTGGATATTTTATCTTTTAATTCATCAAAACTTGTCGTACAAGCGTCAACGATTTTTACGGTAGCATAAATTGCACCTATAGCAGCCGTTATAGCAAGTAATACAGGATGAGCGGCAACGAGCGATTTTAACGATGCTCCCAATCCTTTAATAGCCGTACCAAATCCAACAGTGGCAGTAGTAGCAGTACCTTCAGCAACAGCTACGGCATTAGTAGCAGTTGCGTTGGCAAGTTCAGCCGTAGTGGTTTCAAGAATATTACCTGTAAGACCTTTTGAGGATAAAATCAATTCTATTTGCTCTTTATTTAATGTACTTTGCGAAATCGCCATTTTTGCAGCTTCAATGGAACAGTCAGCAAAAGTTTCTTTTAACAATCTGTTTACCTGTGCCATTCTAGGCATACCAACAGTACCAATATTGTCTATTTCTTTTAAAGCTTCTTCAAGTTTTGATATAACGCTAACAGACTCTCCAACAGTCTTTAATTGCGTATTTATGAGTTGTCTGATATAATAAAAACAAAAAAAAGGGGGGTTATTATGAATTACGAAGAAGCAAAATATTATTTTGATAATCAAATTGAAAGCACGGAAGCAACAAAAATGTTGGTGATAATTGCTCAAAATCAAACATTAAAAGGAATAAAGTTTATTCAAGAATTAACAAATTGTTCAGATGACGATGCTCAACAACTATGGTGTGAATTAAGTAAACAATATGGAACTAAAGAAAACAATCCTGCGATTCCCGACCTTACCCCACAGCAAATCGCCCAAGCTAACGCCCAAGCACAAGATTGGTTAAATAAAGTTCATTGTCCATATTGTAATTCAACAAATTGTAAGAAAATATCAGGAGTATCAAAAGCAACATCAGTAGCGATGTTCGGTATATTCTCACAAAAGGTAAAAAAACAATGGCACTGTAATAATTGTAAGAGTGATTTTTAAGTAAGAACTAATGTTCCGAATGGTAAAATATTCCTTAATGTAGTATGATAGTAATATCAAATTACAGAGGAGGATACTATGTATACATTTAAAATTAAAAACAAAGATGGTAAAGTGCAAGAATACAACCATATCAATAAGGTCTATTATGGTCATAAAGGCGTATTAGAATACAATCTTGAAAATGAAGAAATATTTAATCATCATTATTCAGTTGGATATGATTTACATTTATATTCTGACACTAATGCATTTACCATCTCTAAGTCAGAAATTTCAATTATTGAAGTTATAAAAGAAAACTAATAATTATTCTCCCAGCTCAATTTCTATCTCTGTATTGAGTTCGGGAGAATTATTCTCCAAGTTCTTTATATACTCAACAATTGGTTTCAGTTCTCGTATTTCATTTATTTTAATCTTTATAGATAATTTCATATTGATTCACCTCACATATAATAATTTGATAAAATAACAAGTGTATAATTAAGATATTTTTAAGCAGAGGAGTGGTGAGTTTATGAACAATGATATGTCTCCAACAGAACTATGTTGGCAAACAGGTGATTATACAGATGAATGTTATTGTGAATTCTGTGAACACAGTGACGAATGTAGCGGATCTGAAGATAAAGACTGATGAGATAATAGAAAAGAAGAGTAATATAAAAGAGCAGGAGATTAGTCCTGCTCAGCCTACTACAATCATTAAAATTTACTTATAATCATTTTTATAAGTTCATACGTAGAAACATTCTCTAGCTCTTTTCTAATATAATATCTTTCATGATTTTCTATTGCTTTATTTAATCTATCTTCTCGCTCCTTTTGAATTCTTTTTGAAGAATCTTGAGCCATTCTTTTTACTTCATCCCAATCAACATCTTTTCTATCATACTGAATCATTTCTAAACTTTCCATATGTACCACACTTTCTTTAGAAAAAAAGGCTTGCTGTTGTTTTTTTATTATAGTTATTTTTTTATTTCTCATCAATATTTTCCTTATTTTTTTATAATCATTTCATAATATCCATCTAATATTAAATCTCTTTCATATGCTTTATTTAAAAGCATTAAATAAGGTTTAAAAATATTTTCGGCATACCTCAAAACATCTTCTTTCTTTTTTCCAAAAACATTCGGTTTAGAAACATCAATCTGTAATAATAGTTCAACTCTTTTTCTAGCCGTTAATAATGGTATTCCAATATATTGACATATTTTTTGTTCTCTTATTTCACTTCCTTCTAAAAACTTAAATTCATTTTTTATTTCCATACTATTTATACAAACATGAATTTGAGCATTTTTATCCTTAAATAATTTTCCAAATAGATACTTATCTGTATTTCGAGAATAAATTCTATTATACGTTAAAGGAGGTTCTTCATTTTTATTTGCATATGCAATCATGGATATACCATTATTATCTGGATTAAATCGGTATATTGTTACTTCACATTCCGTATCAATACCATATTTATTCACAATAATATTATAAATGCTATTACATACATCAAATGATATAGTATTAAAATCAGCCATTTTATCAAAAACAGATTTATCAATTGGATTATTATTTTTTAATTGTTTAATAATTATTTTATTTAATCTATATAATTTCGTAGCAGAAGAACTATTTAAATAACAATGGTCACGATAAGCTTCATCTAATAAATCCCAATATTCTAAATATTTTCGTTCTATATTCAATAATATTTCTGCAATTATATTATAACCACATATTAACAATATCAATATTATTACAGGAATAAACCATTTAAATTTCTGTTCATGATTATATCCTAACAAATACAACGAAATTATTATTGGCAATATTGTATTAACTATTATTCGAAAAAATGAACTGGTAAAAAATCTCTTTATTAATTCAATTGCTAAATCTTTACCCGATATTTTAGTTTTCATAATAAACCTGCCAATCTATTAGTATTATAAATTAATTATATACCAATATTTGGCATATATCTACAAGAACATTTGTTTAGTATTTTCGTACTTGACAAGACATTCACCTGAATGTAAAATACACTCAAATGAATGTGATAGGAGGAAAATATGAAAACAGAACTTTTTAAATTATTAACAACATCTAACATACTCAAAGAAAGAAGAATCAATCTTAGATTAACTCAGCAAGAAGTTGCCGAGAAAGCAAAAATTCTACCTCAACAATATCAAAAATTTGAAAGTGGAGAGCGTAAAATAGAATCAGCCACTTTCCAAACTGCTTGTAGGGTAATTGAGGCATTAGATATGGATATTACTAAATTCTATCATAGAGAATATTCATTAAGCGATGATAAAATAACGCTCGATACTGAAAAGGATAATATGTAATGATTAACATTTAATAATACGACTGATTTAGATACCACACAAAGGAGTTAGATTATGTTTAAAATCCATTATTGTCCTAATTGTCATAGAATCACATACACACATTATATAAAATGTATATGCAGAACATGCAACATTGAATGCAAAAATCTTGATATAGAATTTGAAAAATTCTTCTCAATGACGAAATCCGAAAGAGAAGAGTATATTAACTCACAATTATAAAATTAGAACTATTGTTCTGGGATTGTATTGAATTAAATACAATGGTAAAATATAGACATTGGAGAAACAACATAGATGTGTGCCATAACACTCTATAACCGAAGGTTGTCCCAATGTCTATTTTTATGGCAGTCGGAATAAATATCTGCCCGTTCTGGGCTAAAAGAATTTTCCCTACTTATTTATATTCTTACTAAGAAGGGAGGTGAAAATACATATTGAATATATTATATGCCGAGATAATCGGTTCAATAATTCTTGGAATATGTTATGTAATATGCCACATAGCTTCAATCGTTGGCAAATGTTACATTGCTAAAATCTGCAAAGACTACAGTGATTCCAAAACTGGAAGTTTAGCAGAAATGACTTCTAAGGATATCAATATCAATCTTCATCATTAATGTTCTTCATTTATATATTTATTCTCCTTTACTTCAATGATAGGGCTGTCTCACGACAGTCCTATTTTATTATTCTCTGTTTATAAATTATTTTTGGAATTTCCTAGTTGAGTGAAACACACACTCAAGTACATTACTGAATTCCGAAATCGCAATGTACACTATGCATTATAAGCGAATGTCATACTTAAGGCGATGACTCACTTAGAGGATGGGTATGTCGTTGGGGATTGCTCTCTTATATAGTTATTCTCTATATATGACCTTTCATTTCTATATATGGTCAACATTATAAAATGTAGAGTACCGTCCTGCTCGTTGCCCGTTGTTAATGATACTTAGACACCTATCAAGTCTCCTTGATATTCTCATATATCCACATATACAATTTTTTCTACTTTCGCAACCTCATCCAATATAACTATATGGATTATGGTTTGTTATGTGATCCGTGGGTAGTTTGTTAAGCTACCAAGCATTCAAGCATTTATTCCTCCATGTAAAGTTTATACTCCGCTAAAGTGTTTGCAGAGTTTTTTATTAAGAATCCCATGTATCCATAGACTTGATTACAACGCCATTATGTTATTCTCTTATCTATGATTGACCAACTAAAAACTGTTGGAGAGAGTTTTTTGTGTAAGGTTTTAAAACCCAATCAAAATTCTTAATAAACTTAAAGATACCTGTACCAGCACCACCAACACCAATAATAGTTGGAAGTAAACCGAACTGATCAATGATTTTTGTTAATAGATTTAATATGGTATCAAGTGATGATACAATATTTTTTACAAAATCTGTATTTATTGCTTTTTGCCAAAAATCTTCCATAGAAGCAGATAGTTTCTTAATTCGTCCATCGATTGAATCAACTATAGCTTCATTTTCACGCATTGCTGAACCCTCGGCATCACCAAGGCTTTCCATAACTTCATCAATTCTTTGATAGTTTTTAAGTAACGCCGCTACATTATTCGCCCTTGATTTTCCAGCTATAAGTTCAAGAGTTGCAGCTTGTGAAGAATCGGATAATTTATCCCAAACAGCACCTAATTCTTTAATAATGTCTGTTGTTGATTTAAATGTATTGTCATCTAACATAATATCAACACCAGTCAAAGATTTAATTTGTTCACGAAGCTTAGAGGTTGAATCACAAAGACCATCTGTGTCTTCCTGCATATCCTCTAATTCTGCCTTTGCACCTCTTAAACGCAGGCTTAAAACCTTAAGAGAGTTACCTGTGTTTTCACTATTTTGAACAATTTCATTCATAGCAGTAATAAGACCGATACTTTGTTCAAAACTATTATTACCTGTTTCAAGAGCAGATGCAGAACGTTTCATTGCTTCACCAATATCAGAAGCAGAGAGCGCAAACTGGTTGCCAATCTGGTTATAATCATCAACAATTTTAATGCTATCTTCAGCTTGGATATCAAAAGCTTTCATAGCTGTAATCATGTCTTCGGTAGCTTCTGTAATATCAACACCATCACCGACATTAACAAATAATGTGGCGTTTTTAGCAAGATCGCTTGCTTGATCAAGACTATATCCTAATCTTAAGAAATCTGCACTAGAATTAAGCAATTCTTTATTTGTTGTTGCAATCTCTTTTGCAGTAGAAGAAATAGTGTCTCTAAATGATGAATATTGTGTTTCTGTTGCATCCGATACTTTTTTAACTTCAGTCATCGCTGTATCAAGTTCACGAATAGTATTTACGCCTTGCTGAATATATCTTATCCAATCTTGCCAACTCAAAAACTGAGCAACAAATTTGCTGTTCATATCAGTAAGACGATTACCGATTTGACTAAAGAAGTTTTTACCCATATTACCACTTGATGCAACTACAGCTTTTAATCCAGAAAATGATATTTTTATCTTTTCTATTTGTTGGGCAGTTACCTTACCAGTATTTGCAAGTTTTTCGGCATAATTAATTACATCATCTAATGCTTGTTTTTGTGATGAAGACATATTAGTATTTTGTGACCTAAAAATCTTCATCTGTGATATAATGTCAGCAATCTTAGAATCTTGTTTAACAAGTTTATTCTCTAATAACTTTGAATCATCGACAATTTTCTGAACTTCACTGTCAATTGTTTTTAATCTAGCAACATCTTCTGGTTTCGTAATATCAAGTTGTCCAATTTCAGAGATTTTTGAATTAACTCGTTCAATAAATTCAGGAGTATATTTAGAAGTGTTATTATAATTAGATAATTTTTGAGTTGCATTATCTTTAAGAGATTGATTATACTTTGAAACACTTTCAGTATTTTTACTTTGATATTGACTAATTTTTGCAGTTGTTTCTAACTCAATTTGTTTAAGCCTATTTAACTGTCCTTGTGCATCGTATAAATCTTGATTAGATTTTAGAATTTTAGTTGCATCTAAATACTGTTGCTGGTAATATCTTTTAGTTTCTTGAAGTTGGTTAATAACATCTGGATTATCAACCTTTGCTATTTTTTCACGAATAGATTGAATCTGTTTCCATGCAGAAACTTGATCTTTTAACGCAGAATTAACAGAATCTTGACTTGACTGTTTTTCTTCTTGACGAAGTTTTCTAGTTGCTTCAGCTAACTTTTCTTTCTGTTTTACTTCTTCATTAGAGGGAAATGCGTCTTTCTTTCCAGATGAAATATTCGATTCTTTAGATGGAAGAGTAATATCTTCTTTTTGTATCTTTAATTCAGGAATATTTTCTATCTTCCCAATTAATGGATTTAGCGCATCAATAATCTTCTGAATAGATTTGACTTCGGCTCTTGCAGCTAATTCCATTGTATTAGCTTCTGTTTTAATAGCTTCAGTTTTTATATTAATAGCCGAAGTGAGACTATTAACAGAATCTTTGACTTTAGTAAAATTCTTTGTCTCATTCGTGACAGAAGTTCCATCTTTTTTTGAATTCATCTGTTCATAGACTTTATTCATTTTCTTAATGGTTTCTGCATTATCTGTTAAATCAAAAGGAGTTTTTATACCACCAGCATTTGAATACTTTTGGTATATTTCAACTAATTCCTGAATATCTTTTTTCTGTTTAGAGAGATTTATTTTACCAGATTCATCAGCAATAGATTTGAACTTAGATTCGATAGAATACCATTGTTTATCTAAATCACTAACAGAAGCATCTTTGAACATTTTATAAAATGTATTACCAATATCTCTTGTTAAATTTATCATGTGATCAAGACGAGAAATAACGTCATCAAGAGTAGAAGATACCGATTTTAATTCATCATCTGCTTTATCTACAGAAGATGTATCTACTTTTTGAGAATTTAGCTCTTTAGCTTTTGAAAGAATAGCATCCATAATATTCTTGCTATTTTCAAGTTTCCCAACCTTTCCAATAGATGATAACTCATTAGTGCCACCCATATTGAGATACTTGTTATATTCTGAAGCAAGTTTATCTACATTTGCATTTTTTCTAAAAGTACCATCTAACTTAATAGAATTCTCAATTAACTTAGATACATTCTGCCACTGTGTTTCAATATCAGTGACACTACTTACACCTGATGCTCTAGCGAGAGTAGATTCTATATTCTGTAATGTCTTTAACATTGACTGTAATTCGGCTAATTGACCAAGGCTTTTTGAAATTTCTTCTGCGAATTTATCAAACCCTTTAAAACTAAAATCCTTTGAATCTGCTGAATTTAATAATTCATTAACTTCGGCAAGTTTTTCAGCAAGTTCATTAACCTCCTTTTTTGATTCTGCAATCTGACTTGTAATGTCAATCTTTTTATCAGAATCAGAAGAGAGAAGTGCATCTGATATTTTCTTAAATTCTTCTTCATTAAAATCAAAATGTAATTTAATAGGAGAAGATTCAAATATATTTTGAATTTTAGAAATTGTTTCCTTAGAATAAGAAACAGCTTCATCCATTATAGAAGTAAATGTTTTCTTATAAACACCCTCTAAATCAATAACTGCATCTTCACCAGTTTTTGCTAATTCTCTTTGATACTTCTTCGAATAAGATTTGCTAATAGTGCCAACTTCACCATTTTTTTCAGAAGATACTGCATTTGGTGCTACTACAAGTTTTACAGGAGCAACAACGGGATTTTTATTAAGGATATTTTGTAAATCTTCAATAATAGGAGATAACTTTTTCCATAATTCAGATGAAGTGGTTTCAATTGTTACACCAGTTACTAATTCTGCTGAATTTGGGTTGAGTTTATCTGATATTTTTGTAGAAGCTGTTTTGGAAGAGGTAGGTGTTACAATTTTCTCTAACTCTTCACGAGTTTTGATGGCAGATTCACGAATTTCATCTAAAGTTCCTTTTACAATTTTTTCATATTCAGATACTTTTTTATCAACATTGTCATCAGAAATAAGTATTGAATCACCAAATGTATATTCTCCTGTTTTATCGGGAATATCTATTAACTGTTGAATAGAATCGTGTAAATCGGCAGCTTTTAATTTCAATATATTGATTTGGTTAATAGTTTTTTCAAAACCGATGCTATTTTTATCAAAATTTGAAAGTTCCGATTCAGATTTTTCGATTAATTCAAGAGTATTTTTTAAATCTTTGGCAAGAACATCTAATTCTGCTTGAGCTTGTTCTGTATCAAATAATTCATATTTTGAGCCTTTTGCATCGCTAAACTCATCTGTACTTTTAAGTAATTTATTAATTTCTTTTATCTGAGACTTTGCTTGATTTATTGCGCTATCATCAAATGATATTAATGAAATGCCTTGACCATCAAGTTTTTTAATCATTGTATCAATAGCATTATTTGTATTCTGTACATAATCTTGAAAATCTTTAAATTGACTACTTATCTTACTTATATCAACACCATTTCCAAGTATTTTTATCTGTGAATTTATAGTTGAAACAGCTAAATCTAATCTATCAATTTCTGCACGAACAGATTCAAAATTCTTATTAACAGTTTGTTTAAAAGCTTTAAAACTGTTTTTATCCACTTTTCCGATACTTAAATCAGAAAAAGATTTTTCCATATCTGCCTTAAAACGCTTTAACTCAGCAATTGTATTATCAAATTGTGCTTTCATTCCTTTTGATAACTTATCATTTGAAGCCATCTCAGTTAAAGCAGATTCATAATCACGAATCATTTGATTAAGCTCGTTTTTATAATCAATAGCAATACTTACCACACCATCTTTTGCCATTTTAATTCCTCCTTATTAGATTTTGCATCTATTCTGCATGTCTTTTATTAATTTATTTTTATATTTTTCCATTTCGTTATAAATGTTAAAACTCGCCGTAACTCCATAACCACCATACCAATCACCACCATGCCATGTACCAGATGGATTATAGATATATGTACTCAATAAATCCTGTCCAGATATTGAATCATTTCTAATTCCTGGATAATCTTTCATAGTAGAACCATCAATACGAACACCACCATAAAATCTATCAGTTCCATTTTTATAATATTCGTGAGCTGATTTATATAAATTGAAGGTACGAATATAATATGGTTCATCGTATTTATTCAGTTTTGGTTGATAATCGGCATAATACCAATCAAGCAATGTAATATAATGATTTGTTAATTTTTCAGAAGCCTCATGTGCTAAATTTTTTGCTTTTTCTTGACATTGTTTTTCTATCTTATTTATAAAATTCTGATCTAGTCTAAATGAACCCATCTATCATCACCTCCAAAATATTCACTATAATTTCACTATTTTTACACTAAAATAGGAGAGCAGTATCACCACTCTCCATAAGAAAAGTCCTATATGCCGTGACACATATAGGACTTAAATGTTTAATTGTTATTGTATTATTCCGTATATTAATCCTACAACTCCAAACACAAAATAATAATGAGTTGTTGTTAATTTAAATGAGATAAATGGTTGTAAAACTTCTATACAAATATCATCTACATTAAACAAAGCAAGAATCCATCCGCATAGAAGTCCGTATAATATTCCAATTATTATAACTTATTCCACCTCTTTAAAATCACCAGCTCTTACCAGTTCAATAACTTTATTAATATCTTCTTTTGGTATACCCTGTATCTTCTGTTCAATAAGCTTCATAAGTGGCTCTATGGTTATATTTGCAAGTGTTCCAAATCTTTCAACCTGGCGACTAATGTATGTATGTGGTTCATACACATTCTGCATAATATCAGATTTGTGCATATCAATAAGAGTTCTTATTTCAGATATTTCGTTTATAGGAATAAGCGGTGGAATTTCTTTTCCATTCACAATTTCTCCAAACATTAATTTATCAAGTAATCCAGAAGACTTTAATAAGTCATAATCTGCCATAAAATTAGTATCATCACTACAAATAAGATTTGTATACTTTTCAATAACCTCTCTAACAAATAACATATACTGAACAAATGAATTAACATGTATATTATCAGTCTTACGGAATTTTATTTCACCATTTTCGTCAGTATATTTTTTCTGTTCAAACATAGTTCTATCTGTAATGACTATTGCAATAGCATCTTTAATGTTTACAGGTAAGTAAGATATAATGCTTAACTTTTCCTGTATATATCTATTCTTTAATGAATCTACACACTTATTATATCCCTCAACAAATTCCTTAACTGTTATCTTATTCATAATTCCTTTATCTCCTTTATAAATTATTCTTCTACAATAGGTATCAAATCAGCACAAGCATCAGTATCTAATCCCATACTAAACAATTCTTCCGCACTGATAGGCGTGAAATTAACATCTACATCAGAATCACTTACTGCATTAATCTCCTTAATAAAATCTTTCCAATTATCATCTTCAGGACTAATCCTCTTCTGATTAGGAACAATTTCACCCTTTTCGTCAACAACATCTTTACCATACTTATTAACAAGAGAGTCTTTGGTCATTTCAAAATCCTTTACAACTCCCTGAATTTCTGAATATAATCTGAGTAGTTTAAACTTAAATGCAGCATTAATTGCTGAGTCACCTTCAATTACATTTTTAATTCTTGCATTGACATTAATTATCTGATATACCTTTAATGTTTTGTTCATATCTTAATATTCTCCTTTATTTCACTATAATTTTTATTTCCGTTCTTGGATTATCCTTATCATATCCTGTTTTTAATGTAAGAGAATGTAAATGCTTCCCATCGTCATCAATAATAAAACCTGATTCACTAAATCCATCTAGGATAAATTTAGGAACTGTGTTATCACAATCCACACGCCTTTTTGTCGGCATATAAGTGGTAAATATCATCTCAAAAGACTCTAAGTGTTTATCTTGTAAACCTAAGTCCTTTATCCAAAAAACAATAAAATCTTTCCATTTTTGTTTAAGTTGATTCATCTGTATTCTTGGTAATATCATCCATGTGTTGATCGAGGGGTGCATTGGTCTTTCAATAGGAATTTTCCTTGCTTTAGGATGTTGTTTGAAATAATATTTATTATATTTCTCCAATACATCTTGGTTTAAAATCAAATCAATAATTTCTATATCTTTCATTCCTTTCTTGATTAAGGGGGGCAGGAGAGTGGTCTAGCCACACACTCTCCATATAAATAAAATGCCCTTACTACATGGCTAGATAGTAGTAAAGACATTTTGAATGTGTATTTATAATTTTTTGAAAAATAAGTGTGGCTTCAAAAATTACTATGAAACCACACTTTCTTTATTATTAGTATACTATCTAGGTATAATAAGAGACTGACCTGGATAAATAGTATATGGTTCTCCAATACCATTAGCTTCTGCAATAGAATGCCAATCTACACCAAGTTTATCACCAATGGCTGAAAGACAATCTCCGCTTTCAACTTCATATGTATCATAAGAAGGTTCTTCATAATTGTCTTCTGGCGTAGAACTGCCATTAATAACAGAGTCATTTACCCAACCCCTACCATTTTCAATAAGATATGGATTTCTCGCACCTTCAGCGATAGCTGTAATAGTTCCATCTGTATAAAGTGGGTTAAGTGGTTCTTCGGAAGTTGAAGAAGCAAAGAGTACTGAATATGTGACATATTCACCAACAGAATGAGTAAGACCTGTAGATTCTTCTACATCAGGCGATTCTGGTTCAGAAGTATTTTCATCATTATCTTCAATACAGTTATCATTAATCCAACCTGTACCACCGTTGATAAGATATGGATTTCTTGCAGATGCAATGATATTAGTAATTGTGCCATCTGTAATTGAAGGTGTTAATCCATTTTCGGAAGTAGAAGACGCATAAATTGTATGATATGACACATGATCTCCTACATGATATTTTGTTTCAATATCATCTGATTCAGAATTATCTTCAATTGGTTCAGATGGAATAACTGGTTCAACGTTAGGTAATTCTCCATAATAATAGTTAAAATCTGTTCTTGCTGAAGATCCATCAATAACAGCATCTGATGTACACTGCCACAACAGACAATTCATCGAAGGTTCATCTATTCCCCAATGTGCAAGCCATCTGTTAAATCCTTCAAAAGACATTAATCTACCATCGTTTAATACATTAGTAAAATAACTATAATTTGCGTAAACACCCGTTTTATATCCTGCATCCTTAACAATCTGCATGAATTCTACGCAAAAATCTGTGAGAAGTTCACCATTTTGTTCAGGAACAAGACCATGATTTCTTTTATATCCATCAGCGTCTTCCATGTCGAACCATACACCAAGAACAGGATTAAATCCCTGAATCATTCTTAATATATGTGCAGCTTCACTTCTTACTTCTTCTATATTAAGACAATAAGAATATATGTACACACCATAAGGGATGCCAAGTCTTTCACATTCCTGCATATTTCTAATAGCCTGTGAATCATCTTGACTTTCTATATCTGAGCCATAGCCAATTCTAATGATTACACCATCAATGCTTGACTTAATTGTATCCCAATCAAGATGTCCATTATTACTTGATACATCTATAATTCTATAAGCCATAATTTCCTCCTTTATTATTTTTAGGTAAAATAAAAGAACGAGCCTGAATTAGACTCGTTCTCATTAAAAGTTTTTTATATTTAATTATATTGTTATACCGCTAATTGCATAGGGTATAATTCCCATTTTCCATTTGGGTATTTATCAGCATTATCAATTACTATCTTATGTACTTCTTCAAGACTTCCAACATTAGTATCAATATGTATAACCTTACCGCCAGTTATACATAATTCCTCACATATTAAGTTATAAAACATTCTTCCCATACTCATTTCTTCCTTTCTTAACTTTCGATACAAAATAACTCATATATATCAACATCAAGTATACGAGAAAGAACAACAGCATTTGTAAGAAGTATATCCTTTGTATTCCCATTTTCAATTTTATTAAGAGCTGCAACCGATAAACCGCTTCGTCTTGATAATTCTTGCAATGTCATATGTTTTTGATTTCTGTAATACCATAATTTATTATTCATAAGGTTAATATGTATATGTATATTTTGTTTATACAAATTTTATCATGGTAGATTTTTACTGTGGTAGAAATTTAATTGAAATCACCATTAATAAGCTTATTGTGATATATTTCCCTAACTGCCTTCATTGATTCTACAATATATCCATTAGTCATATGATTATCAGAAAGTATTTTTTCATATTGCTCATAAGTCCGAAAAATATGCTCAAAAGCTTCTCTATTATAATCCTGCCCACTTGTAAGAGCAGAACAAAAATTAAGAAGCTCCCATCGAATATCAGATATTTCTTTTTGTACAAGATTATCTTTAATATCATCTATACCTTTAGATATTTTCAAAATTTCCTGATACTGCCAATTATCGTGTTTTTCAAGCGTTTTAATACGATTTTCTATTGTCTCTTTATCTTGGTCAATACCTGTTTTTAATCTAAGTTTCTTCTTAAAATAACTAAATATTTCGATAATTTCTTTAGCTGCGAATAAGATAGCAAAGAACCCAAGAATGACTAATAAATAATCAATATGTGCAAGTTTTTCTATAGATCCCACTCATATATACCATCCCTTCTTTATTCATGTTTGACATCGTATAGGGCAGTCCCAATGAGTGAATCCAAATAATCATCGAAATCACTATTAGCTTCCTTGAGTGACTTATACACAATAGTATTAAGAGCCTGAATAGCCTTTTCCTTTGCAACAGCCTTAACTTCTGCTTGCTTTTCGGGTGTCCAATCGGCAGTACCCTTAATATCTTTAACTTCTGTCTCATATACAGACTTAACAGCCTTTTTAACTTCTGCATAAAGAATATCAGCATATTTATCAAGCTTTTTATCTTTGAGGCAAGAGTATAACTTAGTCAAGATAGGTACTAATACAATTGTCCATATTGCAGATAAAAGTTCTAACCAATTTATATTTTGAAAAACTTCCTTCATAATTTATTTCCTCCTTATTTTTATTTATTCATTTGTCTTAATGTTTCTACACATCTCTTCAATACTTCACAAAACTTATTTAGTTCAGCAATCTCTTCTTCACCACTTAATGTAATTCTTATACAACTATTTATATCTTCTTTGTTCATTTTGATAGCCAATAGAGTAGAAGATGGTGTTAAATCACCACTTGTACAAGCACTTCCTGTTGACACTTGATATCCGTTCATATCAAGTAATGTCATTAATGATTCACCCTGTATTCCTTTAAAACATATGTATAGATTATGTGGTAATCTATGCTTCAAATCAGCTCCAACCAAATATGAATCTGGAATATTATTTTTAATGTAATTATAGATATAATCACGATTATTAGATGTAATAGAAGAGTAATCATAATTCTCGATTGCTTTACCAAGTGTAGCTATACCTATTACATTTTCAGTACCACCAAATAAACCTTGTTCCTGAGAACCATATATAAGAGGTTCAAGTTCAATAAATGACTTTTTGTATAAAACACCAGTACCTTTTAATGCTCCAAGTTTATGTGCTGAGAATCCTATACCATCAACATCTAAAGTTCTTATATCTACAGGGATTTGACTAATAGAACCCGTACAATCTACGTAGACTATTGCGTTATAAAAATGACACATTTCAATAATCTGTTTCACGTCTTGAATAGTTCCTATCTCAGAATTAGCATATTCTATGACTACAAGCTTCTTCATTGTATCAGATGATAGACACTCCTTAAGATCTTGAATATCTATTCTTCCCGTGTGATCAACTTTAAGTGAACACTTATATTTAAGTGATTCTACACACTTCAGCACCGATTTATGTGAAGTAGGAGAGTATAACACTCTACATTCATTTCTCTGAGTATAACCTTTAATAAAAAGCGTATTGTTGGCTGAACCGCCAGATGTAAAAATAATATTTTCTGGATTTGCTTTAATAAATTTAGCAACATTGTTTCGTGCTGTAGTAATTATTTGTTTCGCATTAACACCAGATTGATACATTGAAGATGGATTCTGATATGTGTTTAAAAGAGATATGATATAATCTTTGACTTTTGGTTTTAGTGGAGTTGTTGAAGCATTGTCTAAGAACATTCAATCACCACCTAATCTAATTCATAATTGCACCACTTTTTATATACATCAGCGGTGTCTTCTTTTAAAAATACCATTGCAAGAATTGAATTATTTGTTTTATCATCAATACTTACATACATATCTATAGGATACACACCATTCTTTATATAAAGAAGAGACTGTTTGGGATTAACAATTCTAACTGCCTCATGTGGTAAATAATCCCTCGGTTTTAAATTTGTTTTAACCATATTATCCTTTCATTCCATACAATATTCGTAAAAAATAGGGGAATATAGCATTAAACAGTAATGTTATATTCCCCTATAGAGTTTTCAAAATCACTGTTCAACATCACTTTCAGCCTCGTTTTCGACTTTCGTAACAATATCCTTTTTGACAGATTTAACTTCTGCCTTTTTATTTTCTTTCTTAATAACTTGTGTTTTTGCCTTCATAATTGAAGCAATAGAATTTTGATAACTTTCACCCAAATATTCTTTTTTGCTTAAATCGAGTTTTTCTAATTTTGCTTTTGCTTCAATATCTGTCATGCGTCCATCTTCAAATGAAGAAGTAATATTGTAAATGTCTTTGCAATTTTCACTACAATAAGCAAAATGCCATGTGGGTTTTAATCTGTCTTCTGGATTACAAACTGGGCAAAATGAATACTCCTCATGACAAACGCAGCACATTCTTAAATCATTCTTGCTCATTCATTCATCTCCTTAATATAATAGAAGAGTGGAAGACCACTCTTCTAAATATGTTTTGGTTGTATAAAGATTAGACTTCCTCTTCTTCGTCTACAAAGTAGATTTCAACCATATCCTGAGATGTAGAACATGCATTTGTAAGGATTGCACCCTTATAATCCATTGTCTGTGAATCTCCACCCTGAAGTGCAAGACTTACTTCTGGACTTGGCATGAATGATGAAATATGAATAATACAACCACGATAGCTTCCAATTTCACATTTATCAACCGCAAGAGCCTTGAAGTATAACTCATGTGCCTTTGGATATTTATCACCAGAAATTGTAAGTTTAGCACCACTCTTAACATTTTTCTTGAACTTAATAAGATACTGTGTTTCCTCTGGATCTGATGGTGGTGTAAGTTTGTGTTCTGTTTCTGTGTCTACTTTGAATTCTGTCGCAGAAACAGCAGAACCTTTTGTATAAGCCTTTCCAAGTGAACCATTCGCTGAAAGTGCATTTACAATAAATGAATCCTCAACAGCATCTGTAATATCAAGTGTTTCACCTGCTTTTACAATCTTAAAAATAGGCATAACAATTGTATTAGAATCAGAAGCAATCTCAGCATCTTGAGCAGAAATAGCTTCAATTACAGAAAGGTTCATGAATGCATTAGTAGCAGTAACTTCACCACTCTTACCTGAATACTTTCTATAAATCAAGTTACCATCTTTATCTTTGATATCTGTTGAATCAGCAGTGATATCAATAGTTGCATTTGTCAACTGTGTCAGTGCATAAAGAGCTTTAGTCTTTGTAGCACCATAACCGAACTGAAGACGGTCAATAATTACGTCACCTAACTTAAATGCCATAATCTAAATTCCTCCTTAAATTTTATTTTTTTTGTATTAAAAAAGAGCGATACAAATCGCTCTAATCTTGTTTATTCATGTATTTCACGCATGAAATTAAATTGTTCTTTTGAAATTTTAGATGTATCACAAAAACCGCTATACATTCCACTCATAAGTGCATGGGTAGATTCATATATCTGCAATCTTTGAACAGAATCCATAAATTCATAAATCCCAACATCTCTTAATTCCTGTAATTTATACTTAAAACCAGGATGATTGATACACGCTGATATAAGAGGTAAAAGAGTAGAAGAATTTTTAACTTCTTGCTGTGCCATATTCATTTTATCTTCATCTATCATCCACTGTTTTGTTGTCTTTCCTTTTGCTTTTTCTATTTTTGGATGGATATTAAGCAAGGTTCTGATATATTCAGCTATTTCCATGTATTCAAATTCTTTTAAAATAAAATCATTTTCAGAATCATATAAACATAGTTGAGGTTTATCAGAATTTTTTTCTTTAAACTGCATTAGTTGCATATGCTCAATTCTATAATCTGGGAATAATAATCGAATTGCAGAATTATTTGTATCTGACATACTTTTTAACATGGCAAATACTTCAATATCTTTTACTTTGCACCAATCTATTCGCTGTGGCAAATCCCACAACGTTACACGAATAGAAGTAGAATTATATAGAAAAGGTGAAAGACCTGAAAAAAATTTTGACTCGCCCATATTAAGAATGTCGCCTATTGTTGGCTGTACAATACGAATATCCTTAATAAAGTAATCTTCTTTAAAATACATTTTAAGTGGATCAAAATTATATTCTTGTGTGTTTTCTTTTTTCTTTTTGGCTTCTGCTATGACGGCAGCTTGAAGTCCATCTAACATATCAGTATTTTGCTGTGCCACAATATCACCGCCTTAACTGATAGTTATTGATAGTTGTCTTATTGTCTGTGGTTTTATAAATTCCATTAGTATCAACAACTTGGAACACAAGAGTACGAACAAGATAGTTATTATCTGTTGTGGATTCTTTAGAAGATATGAGATGAGTCTGCATACCAAATATATTAGACCAATTGAATCGTTCTCTTATAATGGAAGCAATCAAGTCATGGCGAGGAATACCTGTAAGTTTATCATCTCTATCATTACCATGAACAAATATTATGAATGTAATATTTGTGTATTTTAATGTGTCCTGATAACGAGGAGTTTCATCAAATGCTACCTGATAGCAAATATAATGTTTCACCTCTGTTTGAGTATCAGGAATAAATAAATAAGGACGGATATTTGAACCACTGCCAAAATATCTATCCCATTCACCTAAAGATTCGTATTCTTTTGTTTCTTCATTCCATTCCCAATTTATATTTCCATTCTTATCAAATAACTCAGATTCTAAATTTTTTTCATTTAGAGCATATAACAAACAAGGATTTGATAATAAAGCCTTTTCAATTTTCTTTTTGTATTGAATATTTTCATCGTCAGGATTCTTGCTATATGCACGAAGTTTTGATAATAAATCTTTTTTGGTTTCTAATTTTTCCATATAGCACCTCCTTATTCAACAAGTTCTAATGAAATTGTTTCAGATTCAGTTATTATGCCATCTTTTTCGATAGCACACTTAACAGACAATATTTTGCCGATAGTAGAGTTATCACTAGGAAACTTTACTTTCTTTTGGTTGTACTCTGTACCAGCTCGCCATGTTACTTTATCTGTCCAATCTTCATTATCAATAGAGCAAGTCCATGTAAAGGTTGCATCAGCATATTCAGTTGTAATATCTTCATTGGAATCATTGAATAGATTTACTGTAAGATTTTTATAAGAGCCACCAACTTTGATAGTTGACGTGGATGCTGAAATTCTTGCTGTAATGGAAGATGGGGGAGTGGTTGGAATAGATGGATCTGTTGGGGCAGTACCACCAAAATAGTTAGCCCAAAGACCTGTGATAATACCGTTTTCATCTTTCTCGATGTAATCAGTATTGCTATTGAATGGTTTCTGATATAGAGTAAGTTTTGTCCTTCCTCGGACATTAACTCGTTCAACCTTACTTACCACCCATGTATTAGGTGTCCAATTCTCAATCGAATAGTTTGGAATGTCTACAATGAGCCGTTGATTATTATTGTTGTCTTCAGAAACGTAATAGATTGTATCAGATACTTCGTTTGTTGGAATGAATAGTAACTCTTGATTCTGTTGGCTCGCTGTTACGTTGTCCACCCAAATTCCCGAATTATAAGACGATTGCGATTTCAGAACACACCACATACTTCGTCTATATCTTTTATCTGCTTTGGTCTGTACCCATTGTAAAAGATAGTCACAAGGAAGCAAGAAATACTTCTGAAAGTTCTGTTCAACATCTTTCATACAGATTAAATGTCGATGATATACTCCTTTTTTATCAGGAACATCAAGATACATACCGACAAAAATATCATCTAATTGGTACTTTTTACGATATTCTTCCATATAGAATAAATCGTCTTCCTCTGTAAAATACTCTTTCTGGCTTGGTTTGAATTGACATTGTAGAGTAGGTGAGTCCTTATCAATAGAACCATACTTACTTACAAGAATTTTTGCGTCAATTGGAGTCTTTGTAGTATTCTTATATGTCATACCTATATTCATATTTGGAGAATCATCATGCTTCCAATCATAAATATAACAAAGCTTTGACTGTTCATCATTATCCCAAGTCTGTTCCATCGCCCAATCAGACTGTTCCTTATAAATCTGACCAATAGTTTTAGCTCCGTTGTTCTTGGCGTTTGCGACACGCCTAGCTGTTTGTAGACTCGGCATCGCAACCCACCTCCTCAAACATCTGCTTAATATATCCGTGAGAATCTAATATTGCCCTACGGAATTTTTTGTAACTAAAATGGTCACTCTTTAAATTATCCATAGCACCTTGTAAAGTTGCCATAAGAGTTACCATAAGTCCGTTATCATTAAATAAGGTTTTTGTGCCACCTAATTTAAACATAACATTCTCAAAGAAGATGAGAAATGCTTCGTCATCTTCAAATATTTTCTCTTCAATTGTTTTGTCTTTATAGAGTAGTAGTTTGTGAATATCACCATGCATTGCACGAACTGCTTCATTGATTTGCTTGTCTGTGAAGTTACCATATATGTATTGCATATTAGGACTCCGTATTGATATAGGAATTATACATATATCCGTAATCACGAATACGTTTATTCAATTCGGTTTTCATGAAATCCAGACGGTCAATCATATTTTTATGATTGTCAAGTAGCTTCTTTTCTTCCTTACCACCTATCATTACTGATGTGTGCATAATTGAATCAACCTGTGGCTGTAACCACTCAATCGTCATTCCAAGTACAAGAATTCCTACGACAAAATTCATATCAGCCGTTTCATCTACTGAATTATTCAGCGTAAAATCCAACTGTTGAATTTCATCATCGAGCGTGAGAGAAGAGAATAGTCTGCGCACTCTTGGATTAGCAATTACATTGTTTAATCGCTCTGTATATATTTCAAGCAAATCATTTTCATCAAGAGAGAGTTCTTTTACATCATTGATTCGTCCTCTTGTTCGTGAAAAAATTGTTTCGTATGGAAGCGTCATTGTGAGCCTCCTTTACTATTCAAATAATTCAGACATCAGTGTAAAATTCGTCCCATAAAATGCATCAAGTGCTTTAATTTTCTTTACGCTATCAACACGTCCGTTTGCTATCAAAGTTGCTGCAATATTTTTAATTGATTCTTTTGCGCCATCTGGAAGTGTTTCAATTGTCGCAATCATAGTATCCGCATCTGGTGTAATTAACAAATCTTCTAAGTCGCCAACTGAATACATAGTTGTATAAATTTTCTGAACCTGCGGAAATTCTGCAAGAAAATCTTCGTCCTGAATGATAAAAAAAGGTTCTGTAATATGCCTCTTACCTGAACGAATAGCAGCTACAAGATCCTGATATTCCACCTCTGTCACATCGCCACGACCAGCCCATTCATAATTCACACCTGATTTAATTCCAATCATACCAAGACATCCAGAAACAATTGATTTACATTCAATGGCATCTGTTGCATCAAACTTTCTAACTTCCTTTTTAACTGTAGATTCTTTTTCTTCTTTATTCTCCGTCTTTGGAGTTGTTGTTTTCTTTGTATAAGCCATTTTATAATCCTTTCGTTCCATAAAAATAAGAGGCTGGATTATACCAACCTCTTATAACTTCTGTTTTTTTTATTTAAGCAATAGTCCAAACACCAAAGTATCTATCAAAGATACATGCGATGCCCATTTCTCTCTGTACTTCGTATGTCATGAAGTCGTCAGCTCTATCAGCCTTTTCAGCAACCTCAACAATTTCTGATTCTCCAACATCTACAAACTTGCAGAACTTATTGTCAACATTAGGAACAATAAGAAGAGTACCAGGCTTGATGAGTTTCTTTGTAACATCATTCTTAACAAATCTCTGTGGGATTTCGACAAGAGTAGTAGTCTCGTATGTACCAAGTCTACCAAGTTTTGCCATATCCTCTTTCTGAGCATCTGTAGCCCAATCAACATCTGTAAATGCATTAAGCTTTTTAAGGTCTGTCTTTAAACCGAATACTGTTACATCAACTCCACCATTAGCAGCAGAAACATCATCAAGTAACTGATCAAAAGATTCCTTGTTAGAAGCAGTAATCTCCTTTGTTACATGGAATACTTCCTGTGCAGGAATTTTATCACCTACAGACATTACCTCTGTAAGCATATCATTCTGAACTTCTTCCTGCATAGCGATTGATACAGCATCAACAAACTTAGACCAATCTTTGCGACCTGTAAGATATACATCAATATCCATACCAACCTTGATTGCGTAGTTGGATGTCTTTACTGAGAAAGATTCACCCTCTGCAAGTTTCTGCATTGATAAGTCATGATGATCCCCAGATACTTTAGCAACAGTAAGAATTACATCCTTATCTGTCCAGAACTCATTTTTATCTCCCTGAGAAATATTCTTTGACTCAACAAACTGATTAAAGAATTCATTTTCCTGTAAACCAGTTGTAACCTTAATATCAAGAGTATCCTCAAGAACCTCCATAAGTTCAAGACCGTTTCTCTTCATTGCTCTTTTAATATCTCTCTTTGAATATTTCTGTGTAGGATCTAATCCTAAAATATCGAAACAAACACTGTTAATTTTTGCGTTTACAGCATTCTTAGGAACTTCGTTTCCATCCTCATCATATACTGTTATACCATGTGTATAATCATAAAAAAGCTTTCTAAAGCCTTCGAAATCATTCTCTGGTTTAGAGAATACTCTTTTTAAATTATCAGAAAATACTAACATATTATTTTAAACCTCCTTCCATAATTAAACTTCAACGGTAAGTTTCTTAGCACTTACGCCTGTAATTGCCTTTCCTACCTCTGGTTTTCCATCGAATCCTTCAGTAGAAAGTTCAAAAGTGTCATATTTGTGTAAACCATAGCAACGAACTCTGTCGCCAGCCAGATTGTAAAGGTTTGACTCTTTCTTCCATGTATTAGTCCAATCTTCAGCCCCAACAGGAACGGAATATACTAAAACTGCATCACCAGGATCAGTAACGAGTACAAGATAATTACCATTACTCATCTGCTGTACGATTTTTCCTGTAAAAGTAGTTACAGCAGCTTCCTTATAAAGATCGAGACTCTTCCAATCTCCGATTGCGATTAAATTACCATTATCGGTATCTGTTGTAAGTTCAACAGAAAACATATGCTCGCCATAATTTGCTGCTAAAACATTGGAAGGATTAGCAGTTGCATGTTTGGCAATTTCATACTTAATTGACATATTTGCCATAATAAAATTCCTCCTTAAATTTTTTTGCATTAAAAAACTCGTTGCAAAAAGCAACGAGCATATTGATTATTGGTTGTATTAAGTTTTTAATTAAACTTTAAATTTCCATAGCGATTATTTTTCTTTTTTGTGCTATTCACATTCGTAAACATCTTAACTGAATTTGTGTTTTTCTTTGTGTTAACAGAAGAGAAGTTCGCATGTGTAGACATATAATCTGAATGCATAACCTTTACCTTTGTTTCAAAGTCTTCTACAGAATAATTATCCATAGTCTTTACTAATTCAGCGAAATCAGCATTTACATAATTTCCTTCTGAATCTTTCTCTGTAAGAACAGAATAATTATCAGCATTTATAATAGCTTCTTTCTGTGCATGAAGTTCATTCTTTTCTGCTGTATCCTTGAACTCTTTAAGTGTAGCGTAGTTTGAACGCATAGATTCAAGTTCAGCCTTCTCACTTGCTGTTAAAAGCTCACGGAATAATTCAATACGTTCACCATCAAATGCAACATTGTCACCATCTTTCGTATAGTTCTGGCGGTAGATTTTATCAGTACACCAACCCTCATATACAAAATAAGAATCAAATACATTTGATATATAATAATAATCGTTATCTGACTCTTCGTATGGTGCTAACAGATTATAAAGTGCATATCTTGTATCTTCGTGAGAAATTTCATATGTACGAACAATCTTTTCAAAAGTCTGACTTCCACCTTCATCGCCTTCTGGATCAGAAGCTCCTTCGCCATCACCTTCTCCATCATTGGAAGGCTCACCAGATTCTCCGCTACCTGAATTGTCTCCTTCTGAATCGTCATCATCGAACATCTCGGCAAATTTTGCTTCAAGTTCCTCATCTGACATTTCTGTATAATCGAATGTTACATCTTTAGCAGTCTTACCATATTTGGCAAGTAACTTTTCAAATTTTGTCATTTTGTTATTTATTCCTCCTTCCTTTGATTGTGTTTGAACAGGAGTCTGTTCTTTATTGAAATTAGAAAGTGTCTTGTTAAGATTTTCTAAGAGTTCAATCATTTTTTCATCTTTGTCAAATTTTACTGAATTGTTATTTACACTAAAATCCGCAATATCGGCACGAGAACCTTCCATACCTTCCTGAATTTCTGTACCATCATTATGACTTCCTAACAAAGTCGAAGCATTTACGTAGAAATCATTCAATTCAAGATACTTCTCCTTGGCGTTGTAAGAAAGTTCATCAATGAAAAGCTCACAACTATTTTTTGAACCTTGTTTTGCACGAATAATTTCACAAGCCTTTGTATATTCTTCACTTATATAAGCATAGGCACATACATAATCTTTATCTAAATCATCATCATGTTCCCAAAATGCAGGTTCAGATGAGAAAGAACCAACTTGAGATTCAATATATCTAAGTTCTTCGTTACCTTTTTCGTCTTTAACAACTTCCATCTCATGACCTTCGAAATCCCAACTGCCATCGTCAAGCTGATGGATTGCAGCCAGTACAGGTCTATCAGCAATTGTATTCATTGCTTTCTCAGCCGCATCCCTTGATACATAACTCTTATTTCTGTTAAGTCCTGTATGAAAAATTCTGAATTTTAGACGCATCATTCCACGATGATTTTCGTCTACAGTATCATCTACCTCGAAAGTAGTAGGTACTTTTAAAGCCAACTGATAGCCAGTATCTTTAGAACTGAATTTCGCAAATTTCTGTTCTTGGCAAAATTTTAGTAAATCATCTTCAGTTAAAATTTTCTTTTTAATAACCTTTGACATCTACTTAGTCTTTTCCTCCTTTCTGACATAATAAAAGTCGCCTAAGGAAGACGACTAAAATGTAAGCATATTTGTATACTTCAATTTATTTATATCTATATTTTCTGAAAACCGAAGAGTATCAGTGTTCAAAAATACATAAATACCATTAGAATTTTGCACCTGCTGATATCCTAATTGAGATAGGAGAGTAGCAGTAGGTACATCTTGTGTCTGTATAAATTTTTGATTCATTCCACCAACTCCTATTTATCATTTAAATCCTCGTCTCTTGTACGAAGTCCAGCATCTGTAAGTTCCGAATCATCCTTCTCTTGACCACCGCCTTTATTATTACCTGTCTGAGTATAAGTGCTAGATAGTGGCTTGAATTTTGAACTAAGCTGCAAACAGTCTTCTTCCAAAAAGTTCATAGATAACGTATCTTTTTCAGATACGCCATTTAATGTGTTATAAAGAATTTTGTTTGGTAATCCATTAGTACATGATTCCAAGATTGATTTTCTAAAATCATCCTTCTGATAAATAGAAACATCAAAGAATTTAACCTTACAAGGTTCAGATATCCAATTAGATAGTAGTCGATTTACAATCGCTTGAATCTGTGGAATAAGAGTTGAAATAGAAAATGTAGAATCTGCAAGTACACCATATTTAAAAGCAGTAGAATTCGATGCAGAGTTTAGGTTTAATATCTGAGCACCACCAGCCGTATTGAGAATTTCTTTTGTAGCTTTTTCAACCTTTGTAACATCACCTGTTGCGTCATCTGGAAAACTTATCTCGTGTAATTCACCAGGAACAATAGCAGCAGAGATATAAGGCGGTAATGCTTCCTCAAGCATACGATTGAAATACTGAATCATTATATCTGGATTTACAGCCCAATCATCTACATCTTTACCCATAGTTTTCATTTCAAGCCATACTAATTTATATATATTAGCTGCCTGTTGAACTGCTTGATAATCAGAAGCATCCATAAGGTCAATCAATGATAAGAATATAGGTGTAAGCACGGGAACGATGGTTTCCCAATCCTCAGACCTAAATTTAATACATACATTATATTCTTCTGGAATTAGCTGATATTTTTCATTTGTGCTCTGATATGTGTTCCACATACTATTGAATGGCTCTCCCCAATATTCAAGAAGTTCCTGATGACTACGGAAATAACTCATATCCATAGCTCCTGCAAATGAACCATCAGGAAACATACCTGCTATTTTCATATAATCTGGATCTAATGGAAGAACAAACATTCCTTGTCCTTCTGTATAATAAGCACATCCATAAAACACATCTTCTCTTAATGTGATAGACGCAGCTTTGCGGAATTCATAATTCAATCCTAGTGTATCAACTATATCAACTGTTTCTTGATATTTCTGTAGTGTGGACTGTATATCATTTTCGCCTGAGATTATAAATGGAGGAACTATATTACGAATTGTAAGATCAATCTGATTTGCATAATATTTACAAAGACGATAATAGATTTCTGAACGATAATAAAGATAACGAGATAAACTTCGTAGATTCTTTTCATTAGAAGAGATATTCTTTATGTATGATTTTACATCTTCCTTTGAGTAATTACTGATTGATGTATATCTGGATGATTTCTGAATATCTCGAAGACTTGTAATTGCACTTGTTGCGTCTTCATAACGTTCAAGTCTGCTTTTATTTTTCTCATACCATTCACGCATTTCATTTGCGGTTGGTTGTTTTGGAGTAGAAGAAGTAGTTTTCTTCTGCGAATTATTTATTTTAGCAGGTGCATTAGAATTTGCATCTACTTTCTTAGGTCTAGGCATATTTGATAATGCACCTCCTTAATTGTATTTTGCTTTACGGATTGTAAGCTTATTGATGAAACTTGTGGCATCTTCAGTTGGTCGCTTTTTATTTGTAATGGCTTTTCTACGTTCACACATGAGAGCGTAAGAAGCCATACATGCCGTGTAAGCCCTATCATCATGGAGCTTGTTTGCCTTTTCTGGTGTAAGTTCAAACGAATCCTTTCCAGAATCACGCTTTTTACGAATCATATTGACAAGTTCTTCTTTTAAAGCGTCAATATTAGCAAGAGCAATTTCATCCTGCCAATCAAGTTTTATAGTTTTTGTATTAACGGATTCAATTTTCTCTAATTCTTCATTAAGCTTATTTTCAAATTCCTTTTCATTAACTTTTTGTTTTCTGAGTTCAGCAGAAATTCGTTCTTTTTCTTTAGCCAATTTTTTCTCATCAACATCAAAAACAGTAAGATAGCCTTTATGGTCATATTGTGCTGTAAAACTGATTTTATCTTGATTCATCAATTCTATCATTGCTTCATACATTTCAGATTTATAACCAGCAGGAGACATAAGATGTACTTTGTCTACCGCATTAGGAAATTTCTTAACATAATCAGCGGAATATTCTTTGTCAATTAAGCCTCTATGAACAATGCCAGCAGAGTCTGTCCAATCTGGCATTAAATAATCAGCTATATTAACACCAGATCCGCCGCTACCTGCATCAATGTATACACCAACAATATTCCCGTATGCGTCAGCTCCACCGTTATAATCAAGAATTACTTTTTTTAAATATTCAATCTGATCTGGTGTCTGCATGGGAGATTTGATTTTTTTACCAACATCAATAAGATTAATACAGTTTACCAATCTCATTCTTGTATCAATACTTCCGTCTACCTGTTCGTATTCATAAATTTCACCAACAAGGATTACTGAATTATCTCGACTTCTAGCAGGATCATATGTGATGACGAATTTTTTATCACCTGTATCGTTATATAGAAGTGGTTTTCTAGTTTCTTCGTTACGTGTAATAACACCTCTACGAATAATTGCGTCAGTACCAGCATCTGTAGTAAAAATACAATAATACTCACGCCTAGCTTTTTCTGGATTTGTTCTCATTTCGGATTCAACCGTATTACGAGATAGAAGAGGAGTGACTAATTCTCCTCTAAGAGTTGGTTTAAATGCTTGTTCACAATCTATATGCAATACACAATAGTCAGGATTTCCCATAATCTGCTGTTTTGAAAAATCTCTATATAATCTCCAAAATTGTGTATCTGTTGACGAAGCAGAACTAATATAATATTTTTGATAAGATAAATCTCTTGGTAAGCATCTTTGACGGATAGGATCAATTGAATTACCATCAACATCTTTACCAGTTTTTAAACTTTTATTTACAACAGCGAATGCACCATATACATTCATCATTTCATCAGACAAGAAACCACTTTCGTCAAAAATTACTGTTCCTCGCATACCTCTTTTTGCATCTATATTTCCGTTCAATGTCCTAGTCATAGATCCGTTATAACATGAATAGGAAAAACCATTGGACGAGTGTGAAAATCCATCACCTGCTGCATTTTTAATTTCAATCTCATTCTTAAATAAAGAACCAGTTGAACCGTAAAATGTATCAATGTTATCATTGGCAAGTCGTTCCAAAGTAGTAAAAGTTTGCTCAGCCTGACCACCTGTACCACTTGCAATATATGTCCATACATTACAAAAACACATATCTTTTGACATTATCTCAAGGTCAATAACTGTACTTTTACCATATCCACGAGTACATACAGCAAGTACATTTGGACAAACCCAACTTCTTTGTACAAGAAGTGCCTGCCCATCTAAAAGCTCTATGTTGAAAAAAAGATCTATAGCTTTTACTGGGTTGCATTGCAGATATTTTTGAATTTCAGCAATTTGAATATAAGACTCAATTTTACGAGATGAGATAGAATACCCATGTGGTTTTACATATATTCCATATTGATTATAAAAATCTTTATCATAATCAAGAATTCCATTCTGATAGTAATTCATAATCATTTGTTTATTCTGATTCATTTTCGACAACCTCCTTTACCTCTTCATTAGGAGATTCTTTTTCTTCGTCAAATTCCGCAAAAACAGAATAAACATCTTTTAAGTCTTTCAACTGTTCTTCATTTAGTAAGTTATTTTCTTTTAATGTATCTCTTAAATCAAGATTTTCTCTCAATAAAATTCTGTTAATTTCTTGGTAAGCATCTTTTTCTTTACGAAGATCAGTATTCACAACACGCATTTCAGAAACCATATCTGACCATTCAGATTCATCAAGAGCTAATTGTTTCATAATAGAAGCATCACTAATTTCCTGAACCTGTTGCATACCTCTACATGTGTCAATGTCGAAACCATTGACTTCACCACTTCGCAAATTAAGACTTTTAATTTTTTTGATTTTACCCGTCCATGTATTTTCACCTTTTTTAGCATTTTTGTTGTGTTTTAATGAAATACAACTGTCTTGTGCAAGACTTGTAATAACAGAAGTAATCTTACCTTTGCTCTCCTGTAGAGATTTAATTGTTGCAGAATTGCGTTCAATATTAGAAATGTCGCACATCAACTTCGATATGGTGTCATCAATCTTAGATTGCTGTAAAAATCCACGAACAATAGAGATAGCAGAAGAAGTACGCATCATATCTTCATTTGCGTCTTCACTAGAATCTAACAATCCTAATAGCTGTGAATATAAGAATGGTTGGTCGGCTATATCTTCTTTTTCAAAAGGATCATAACTGAGTAATCGAATTACATCGTTTTTGTTTTTTAAAAAACTATCATATGTATCCAACCCTGCATGTGATTCAATAAGTTCTTCCTCAGTCGTAAGTTCTTTTACTGATTCATTTTCAGTTTTATCCTTAACAAAATGGTCTGAATCAAAGTATGTTAGTCCTATATAATTTGGCATAGCAATTTGACGTGCATACGCTGTCCACACATTAGATTTAACTTTTCCAGAAGCAAGATTCTCAACTTCCTGAATGCTTGAGTCCCATACCTTTTCGAGGAAAGGTTTCCCCAAATATCTAAGGGCAAGTTGTACTGATTCTCTCGTAGGCTCTTGATCAACACCATTTGTAGTTCTTAATGCTATTTTTTTTGCACAGTCTTTACAAATTGGAGTAAGACCACTTTTACTCATAGGATCTGTACTTACATAAAATTTATCTTTAGCTTTATGTGTATCACACATGTAACACCAAGCACCTTCTTTAAGTGACTTGATTTTCTCTTCCTGTGTTTCAACTTTTTTCTTTAATTGTGCAGCCGTTAATTTTGTGGGCTGTGTCTCTTTTGTCGTAGCCAAACTAACGACCACCTCCTTTTATTCCAATATAAAAAAGAAGCCACTTCATATGAAATGACTTCTCATAATTTTCAATATTAAATTTCCAATGAAAGTGCAATTCACTTAGTACGTCGTGTGAGAGAATCGAACTCCCATATCCTTTCAGAATGCTGGTTTTCAAGACCAGTGCTATACCAATTGAGCCAACACGGCATAAGCGTAGTATATAGGACTCGAACCTATGCACCGAATAAACGATGACCTCTGGTTAGCAATCAGGTGCAATACCAACTCTGCCAATACTACATAATAAAAGAGCCATCTCATGAAGTGACTCTCTGTTACCATACAAAAGAATGTATAGCCTCGCTGTCCATTTAAGTATCAGCTACGTAATGATCTGTAGGAGATTCGGACTCCTGTTGCCGCCGTGAAAGGGCGATGTCCTAGACCGCTAGACGAACAGACCTAATGTGGGAATCTCACCCACTGGATCAGCATAAAGCACTAACTAGCTGATATTGGATTGTACACATCCAGTTATTATTCAGGTACAAACTAAGTACCCTAAGACACACAAGGTATCCATGCTTACTGATTATTCTCTATATATTTTCGGTCTTCGGAGTAAAGATCAATTGATAAGATTTAATGACTCTTATCCGTCAATTAAGGATTCTCATTAACGCAGAGAAGCACGAATATCTTCTCATTTCTAAAGCTGAGATATACCGAAGATCCTAGATGTTAATAGGAAAGAAGTAGGTCTTACAATGCTACATGAATAGCAAATGCCAAGATATGTTACTTATATATTCTCTGTTTGATAGTTGAAAAAATGATGTTAAATAAAAGCTTCATCAGCATCCTCTATAAATCTGAAAGTGACTTTTGTTCAATCTTTTTAATTTCTCCATCAGCAAAATATTTTGCAAATTGCTCATCTGCATCAATGTCCTTGTACACCGCAACCATATCAAGCGAATTCCAACCGACTAGCATTTGAATTACATCATCAGGAAGTCCACTTCGAGAACAAGAAGTTGTAAAGAAATGACGAAGGCTGTGAAAATAGAAGTCTTCTCCTAAATGTTTACTGAATGTATCAGCCCAACTATCAAGTGTCCCTGAATCCATAGGTTCATCTATATACTCTCCATTTACTTTCTTTGGAAATAACCATTCCGATTCAATTCCGTGTTCTTTTCTATAATTCATCCACAAATCAAAATATGGCTTAAACGGTTTTGCAAGTGTATATGCTACTAACATTTTTCCACGAGATCCTCTTCCTTTTGTTTGAATCTTTTCAGGTGTCTTATATAAAGAACCGTATATGATATTTTCGTCATCGAAATAAGATACTTTGAAGCGTGGCAATTCACTCTTACGTCTACCGCTAAATGCAGCTAATGCTAAAATACAAGCCTTGTCATACTTGCCTTTTTCAACCCAATAATCAAGCATTCCCTGTACTTGTTCATCAGATAACACAGTTTTAGTGAATACTTTTTCATTCGCAGGATTCTCAATTTTGCGTATAATCGGTTTAAAGTTCTCATACTCATCATCTAATATAGCTTCGACATAATTTGAAAGCGATGAGAGAGTAGATTTTACTCTACGCATTCTAGCTGGCGACCATTTATATTCAGTAAGGCAAAAACTCTGATAACGAGCAATATCTCTCTTAGATAAATCAATAAAGAATTTGTTGTCACAATGCTGAAGTAAATACACCCAGAAAATGTAAAGGTCACGTCTATATGCATTGATTGTATTTGGAGATCTATCAACTGAACGAAGATAATCCAAAAAGTCATTTCCTAACTCTATATTCTCTTTGTTGCACTGAGTTAATAACTCATCAGTAACAATATTATTGTGTTGTATTTTTCTACCCATTAAATCTCACTTCCTTTCAAACAACAAAAAAGAAGCAGTAGTATCATTAACTAACCGCTTCTTGTCGCATTTTTATATATTCATCATAAATCCCATAATCAGCTATGACACCAATCATGAGCACATATATTTATTCTCTGTTTCCATCATAGAAACATCAAATTAGTGGGCAGGGTTGGACTCGAACCAACGAAGCCGAAGCGCCTGATTTACAGTCAGGTGTAATTGCCGCTATACGACCTACCCATGCAAAAAGAGTGTGCAGTATACACCACACACTCTACTCTAATAATTCTAATTATTAACTAGCCACATATTGCTAATTAACGCCTAAATAAAGCCTTAATACGCAACATATTGCTAATTAAAATCTTAACAAATCATCAAGTTTATAGATTCTTTTAATACTATTATGAATTGCTTCATATTCAGAAAGTATAGAAGAAAAGCTCTTATTCCATTCAGACATTTCATCAATTTTCTCACCTAAATAATCTAACAATTCTTTCTTAGATACCTTTTTACCATTAATCTCATAAGTTCCAGATTTTACATCAAAATAATAAGTATCATTACCACAACAATCGCAATTCTCACAATCGCCATCGTAGTCATCATCAGTATCTTTGATATTATCAATATACACTTCAAATATATTCTCACCATAAACATGCGACATTATCTTAGAATTGCAATTCTCAAGAACATAAACGGCTTCTCCGCATATATCCTTATATCCATTATTATCTTTTGCAGGCTCACAACCAATTTCACCAACAAATAATGTGATAATATATTCATCTGTATATCCATTGACATTAGAATCGCCGAGTTCTTTAATACTTGAAATTTCAAAACCTCTTTCAGCAATAAGAGTTTCGATTAATGTCTTTGCTTCATAATACTTGGCAACAATTGCTATACTGTTTAAATTATCATAAGAAACTACATTATGATACATTGAATTAGCCCAATCAGCTAATTCATGTATATCATTTATAATTATTGTATCTATAGTAATCACGTCCCTTCAGAATTAAAGCTGCTTTGCTGACTTATTCATCTTAAATGTGATTTCCTGATGGGCAGGAGTTATATATTCCTCACCTTTTCTGTCACCTAACATAATCTTGCCTGTTCTCTCAGGTACATCCTTAACCTTAAACTTACCAAGTTTACCTACAGGAACAGATTCTGTAGCATCAGCCTTTAATGTATCTGTAATAACCTCTGCGTATGTATCAAGTATAAGAGCAATATCACCTTTCTTAGCTCCTTCAATTCTTTCTGCGATTGCACTTACTAATTCGTTCTTTACCATTTTTAATTTTCTCCTTTATTTTCCTTAATATTTTTTATAATATAAAAGAGGGTAGCGGCTCAATCGAGTCCACTCCCTCGTACTTACAATTGTGCATTATTCTAAGCCATACACGGGCTATGAAATTCGTAATTCATCAATTCAATGTGACAACTTTAGTTTTATTTTCAATAAGATTACCATCTTTATCTTGACAAATTATAGCAAAACCTTCTTTCTGTGGTTTTGATAATCTACCATCCATATAATTCATCTTATCAACATAGCAAAAAGCACCTTGTTCTATAAGACGTATATATCCTTTTTTAGAATCTCCAACTGAATGAGTATGTGCCATAATAACCGCATCGAAGCCTTCTTTGTCTGTATCTTGCAAATAATCCTTTGCTTTATCACAAGTAGATAAAATTCCCTGTCTAAAGGCTAACGGATGGACAAACCATGTTTTTCCGACCTTACATTTCCAGTCATCTATATACTGAATTTTAATATCTTCAAATACATCTTTTAAAGGCTTGTATTCGATTTTAGTCTTACTTTTCTTATCATAATGCTTAAAACCGTCTACAAAAATTAATTCCAATGAAGTGTCAGGAAGTAATTCAAGTATATCTGTGTCAAGATTTTTTGCAAAATAATTGGCAAAACGGCGGTCATGATTTCCATAATTGCATATAACTTTCTTAGGATGTATATACTCAATTAAATCAATTAAGTATTGTCTACCTTGTATCATTTCTTCCATTGGGGAAATTCTGTACTGTTTAGAGAACTTTGACAATGCCTGGCAATCCACTACATCGCCATTTATCTGTAAAATATCAATCTTACCAACATATTCAGATAAAAGATTTATTGGTAGCTGATAAGGAACATGCATATCACTTACAGATAGAATAGTAGTAGCAACTCCTTCAAATCCATGAATATAATTGTCATATTCTATTAGCCCATAAGCTGTCTTTCTTAAATGATCTGCTGAAACATCAAGTCCCAATGTATCTGCAATTTCAGACCAATCTAAGTCAATATCTTTGTTTAACTTTGCTTTACACAAACGCAGCTTCCATTCAAAAGGTGTTTCATTTTCTAATCTGTTAAAATTATACAATTACTCACCAACTCTCTTATTCTTCAGATTCAGATGGCTCATCAAGTTCATCTTCTTCCTTAATCTTTACATTAAGTTCAACGCCACCGCCATTGAAATCAGCAAATAATGTTGCAAGCTTTTTTACTTCGCCATCTACATCAATTGTCATATTATCTGTATCAATAATTCCTGCAACTTTCATTGCAGTAGTAGTAGTTTTCTTATAACTAAAATTACTCATTCCTTTATTTTCCTTTCTCAATTAAAATAGGAGAGCAGTAAACTCTCCTTATTCATCATCATCTTCATCATAATATTCAACTTCTTCAGGTACATCAAAACCAATACAACTTGTGCCAACTGGCTCAGACTCAGCTTGAATATTTTGAATTTCATTATTAAGTTTCATGACTTCCTTACTTAATTTACCCTTTGGAACTTCCAATGCTACTTGAATTAACTCTGTGACAGAATCAAGTATTGGAAGAAAGCAAACACCAGTGAGAAATCCTAATATATACTTTTTCATAGGCATATACCTCAGAATATTAATCTAATAAGTCTGCCATAGCGGCAGTTTCACTTCGTTCTGTCTTTTGTAACTGAACATAACCAAATTTATCATGACCTGACAATTTCTGAACTGTTGATAATAAACCATTATTGTTCCTAAATAAAGCAGAATCTGTCTGTTTAAAATCACCATTCATCCATAATGAAGAGCCTTCACCAACTCTACCAATTAGAAGTTGAACATGCTCTTTTGTGAGATTTTCTGCTTCACTTACATAAATAATAGTATTTTTAATATCTCTTCCTCGAATATATCCAAGGTGTTCTATTTCAATTGTTCCTGACATTAATTGCATTTCCAAACCAGTTTGACCACCTAAATGATCTGCTAAAGGCATTGCAAATGGTAATAATTTTTCCAATTTAGAACCAGGAATAAAACCAATTTCACTAACATCCTTGACACCAATCGCATTTCTTACATAAATTAACTTTTCAAATTTACCATCTTCAATTAATTTAAGTGCATTGGCAATCATGAGATAGTCTTTTCCACTACCAAATTTTCCAGAAATAATCTTAATTGTTTCTTCTTTATCTTGTAGCATATCAAATGCTAATACTTGCTGAGGATTTTTTGGCTTGATTTTACCCATAAAACGACTGTTGATTTGTTTATATGATAATGGATGATATTCTTCACCATTCCATTTTCTATAATCAACAACTTCACCATCAGATTTACGAATAATTAGATATTCATTAAGAAGAGAATTATATATATTCTCGTTAATATGTAAATAAAAATGACTCATTTCTTCATCAGAAAAAGTAACATCTTTATATCCAGTATATTCATCAATATTTTTTACAATATTTAACTCATTTACACCTTTTGTTGTAAGCTTAAAAATATTCTTTGAAATAAATTTACAATTTAAGTCATCTGTACATACAATAATAGGTGAAATATTATTATATGAATAGGCAGATGCTAAAATAATATTATCTGGTGTTTCATCTAAGGAAAATTCAGATATAATATTTTTAATCTTACTATCATTTGGAATTACTTCGTATTCTCTAAAATGTTCATCAAGCAAGTGAGATACTTGTCTAGCCTTATATTTAACCTCTCCATCTTTATGCAAAGAAGTCTTTATATTTTCAATTTCTTCAAGAGTTTTTTGTGATATTACAAACGACTCTTTAAATGCTTCCTTTTGTAAATTTAAGAGAGCATTAGTATCAAGGAATAATTTATATTCCAATAGGTGACACCACCTTCCTAATATATTTCGTCTTACTTGACGATTTTTGATTTTCTTAATTTCTTTAAATCACGCAATCCTTTTTCGCTTTCTGTAAGGTAATACTTAGGATGTTTTGACTTAGACTTGTGCAATCCCTCATAACCACCAAATGTATACCCCAACTTCTGTAAATCTTCGGATTCTTTCTGTGTAATAAGTATTATAATAATTCATTCCCTTCTTATTTATTTTCTGCAATAAAGCAGAAATAGTTGGAAATGCGAGACTCGAACTCACGACCTCTTGATCCCAAATCAAGCGTTCTACCAAACTGAACTAATTCCCAAAAGTAAAAAATCCCATACCGAAGTATGAGACTCTACTTAATATAGGCTGAGAAATTTGACCTAATACACTGGCATCTATTGTGGTTGGACACAATTTTTCACACTGTCGATTAGACAGTAGCCAGCAACAACACCAATTTTGCGAAAATTGGCAAACTCTTACTTTAGAGTGTTATAGATTTTCTTTCGATACATCGTCCCTTGCGAGGTTCAGAGAGTGCAAATCTCTTACGGTTGCGTCTAATTGTACTTTCTCACATATTGCCTTGCGAGCATTATATGTCACCATATTACAGATGAATAAGTTGTTTATTTCTCTAAAGTCATACACACTTTTGCTTGTTGTTAATTCATATTTTTAATATTTTTGCATTATTAAGAATTTGATTTTCTTTAAAACTTATCAAAAGTATGTACCAAATTGGATGACAGGGTGTACATTCGACCATTTCTACCTTTTGAGTAGAACCCAATCACCGCCATCCTGTATCTCTTGCTATCGAGCTACTTTACTGTTTTGTTCCTTGCTTTCGCATTAAGAAACTTCACAATAATCAAATATCAGCACTATTTCTTGCGGAAATCGCACCAATAAGACAGTAATCATCCCTACATTTCTGTATTTATGTGCAGCGCATTTTTCATTACGCCCATCTTACCATATTTGTCAGCAGTTGCCCTTAAATAGAAGGTAAGATGTAGATTATCTGTATTTTCCGTCAAGCTGTATTACTACAGTCGCAGTTTTGAATACATATCAAGAACCACTTTATACGCATTGCTGCGCTTATTTTGAGTTATAAACTCACGACACGAAATCTGCCGTTCTACCAAAGTAGAAAACTCCCACAACAGGATTCGAACCTGTAACTTACGGATTAACAGTCCGTTGCTCTACCATTGAACTATATGGGAAGAGTATCAGTGATTACACCATTATCAAAATAATGTAACCACCGATATAAGAAAGAGAGGTTAGCTTATGAGATAAACTTTTAATATTATGTAATGCCCCTATAGGGCAGGATATTAAGAAAAGCTGATTTCATTGTTTTCCATATGTGATATATACGAAGCTGAAAACAGTTATAAAGCCTTATTTTACAAGGAAAACTCGGATTTTCTATTTCGCTACTCTATATTTATGAGCAATTTTTCGCTTTCTTTCACGTTCATTTAAAGTCGCACAATCACAACAATACAATCGTTTATTTCCTGTTTTCTCGATAATTCCACCACATCGTTTACAACGAGAATATTTTTTATGATCCCTGATTCCATAATACTGTTTTTGATATTTTCTCATTTCTCCATCAAGTGATCTATTAATATATTTCACATAAAAATTATCCTCAGTGATAAAATCATAATTATTTATAATTTGAGTCTTATCTTCGTATTCCTCAATTAGTTTACAATTATCAAAGCATCTTCTCAGAAATCCTTCAACAACTTTTTTATACTCATTCCAAGATAAAGTCATTTTCTCCATTTGAAAACGTTGTTTAAGTTTTTCTGATTTATCAATTGCATCATCAATTATATCTGTAACGATATTTGCATCCATTTCTGTTCCAGATAACCAATCAAAGTACATTAACTTTGGTTTCTTTAATAAATCCATGTACTCCTTATTGAGAATTACTTCTTTATCAAAATATCTTGTATAAATATTATTAATTTTCTGCCTGATAATAGCGCACCAATTTTCATCTTTAGTCATTGACTTGTAATATCTGTATTCAATTCCTGACCATGTATCAAATACTCGTCCAAGTTCTGTATCAAGTAAATCCTTTCTGACTTTAAAATGAATTGTTTTAATATATGTACGTCTTTTATTATCAGAAGCCCATATTGAGGAGCAGAACGAGCTGAATATCTCGTTCTTTGCCTCATTATTCTCTGCTTCTTTGTAATCTTCTATAATTTCATATAGAAATGTTTCATTACAGTCGTAAATATGTATCACCTACCTCAAATTCATAGTATTTTCCCAAATATTCATATGAATTGTCCGTCTTATAAGGGACTTCTCTTATTGATATATTTCTTTTTGGATTCGTGTTATTCTTGAGATTTTCAATGATATAATCACCATAAGCTGACCATGCAAGAGATTTGCTAATAGAAACAGAAGAGTAGGATGCTTTGATAATATAATTTGCTATAATATTTTCAGGCAATTTAATCTCATTTAGGAGTTCTTCTTTATATTCGTTTACAACTTCATCCATATTAAATTTATGGTCTTCATCGTCCGACTTGTCTCTATGCAGATTCAGATGTTGCTTAATATCAACAGCATACATATTTATAAACTTCCTGCACTTCTTTAAAACTTTTTTATCAGATAAATCCAAATCATTATTAATGATTAAGCACCTAGTATCAACCAAATCAATTTTATTATCCCATAAGATATTTTTCTTTTCCCAAGTTTCAATATAATCACATAACTCATTCATAGGAGAGGGAGAGTGATATGCATTAAGATATTCTTTGTCTTCATCAGACACATCTTTATTTTTCTTGATTATATTCATATAGGATTTCATTTTCTTTGGATAATTATGAAGTAAGAAATATGGAAGTTGTTTGAGATGCTTTCTAAGACCTGAATTCATATGCCATCTAAATCCCGTTTTAAGGAAGTCGATTTCTTTGCCCTGAAAAATTCTTAGAAGAGAAGAGTAGTCGGAATACAATTTTTGAATATCTGGATTGGTCGTATATTTATTTTCTATACTTGTAGCAACATTAGTAATTTCACCAATACGATTATCTCTTGTCATTACTTCATACTCAATAAGATTCTCTTTTGTATATGGTTTTGACTGAGCAGTTACTTTATCTTCAATATCAAGTATGATGTGCTTGTCTATTTTTGAATCAATAATAATAGGATCGTTACTTAAATAGAAAATGTCCCCATCAAAATCTGCACCGCCTTGTTGTGGAGCTGATACATCATACATATTAAACATTACTACATCTTGGTCTTTAAAATAATCAAACCATTTTGTAAGAATATCATTTCGTACAATCTTAATCTTATTTACCTCTGACGGATCAACAAGCGGAGAACGGAATGAACAACAATATCCTGGTTCAAAATTAGCTGTATATAATTCTCTTTCTCCAAGACAGCCAACTGGTTCTTCACCAACGGCATACTGAAGATAGCCAATCATATCACCGACACCTGTATGATAAAAACCCGAGCAGTAAATCTTGCCAACTTTTGCTTCATCAATAGACTTTTTTAGTTTTCTATAAATAAATTGCTTAACGGCAGGATCTTTCAGCATAACATCATTTACTAATGCAGCTTCAAGATATTTACTTTCTGGCTCATAATCTTCTGTGTCGGTAATTCCCATGAATTTATATGTATAAAATTTATCACCTTTAATAATTTTTTCATACATATTAGTGGTATATTTTGCAAGCTTAATGATTTTTCCATCATTCTTAGAATCTAATATGTTGTAGTCCTTTTTTGTTTTATCTGTATAACATTTCACATATTTATTATTCCAAAGATCCAGACATTGTAAATACTGAAAATTCATTCGTGTATATTTATTTAAATGCTTAATATGATGACTGTATTTACTGATTCCAAGTTTAAATTCATACTTTCTGACAGTATTCATATATTCAATCCATGCATTTTCACCATAAGTTGACTTAAAAATCTTGTGTCCTTTAAACATCGAAATATTCCAAATACAATCTATATCATCAACATTATGAACATGACCATAGATATCAGTGATAGTAGTATAACCCCATTCTTTGAGAATTTGTTTAAATGGTACATACACAGAATAGCCTTTAATAAATGGCAAACGCACCTGTGTTCCAATAACTTTATAGTCTAATCCAAGCTGTTCACTCACAGTATTCATAAAGTTTTCTTCATGACAACCACATCCGTCAAAAGGTGATAATCCAATATCTTTTAATCCTTCTTCAATTTCTCTAGTCTTATATTTCTTTTTCTTTCCAGTGGTTTCATCAACAAATTCTTTTTCTCTTTCAACTACATATTTGATAAGCTGATTTTTCAATATTTTTTCATACTCACCGATAATCACAATATTAGGCATATAATCTTTAATAAGAGTACATGAACTGAATGGTAAACATCTCTGAGCTTCATATTTAGAAATAACACATTCATCAATTTTAATATCCATCTGAGTAATCAAATATAACTCATCAAAAATTTCATCACATACAAATGCAGTTATTCCATCTTTACCTTGTGAAGCTGATTTACCAAAACGAGAATAGTGGATTCCATTATATGTGAATCCATCATTTAGAATTTTTCTAAGAGATTCTTCCTGTTTTGGATTTTTCTTTGCTACAACTAACATAAGTTCATTTATATGAGATGATGATTCGCCACGAAGTCTCTGAATCTGATCAAATAAAGGAGAGTCGCCTTGTTTGATCAGATATTCTTTTTTGATTTCTGTGTCTCTATTAATCTGAATGTTAAAATCTCCATCAATAAGTTCTCTTATTGGGATTTTAACTAATGTATATTGTACCTTTTTTATAATGATTCACCACCTTAATCTAAATTTTCCCAAAATTCATTTTCAGAATCATATCCACCATAATCTAAGCTCTCTGCGAATTCATGAGATGATTTTGTAGATGCTTTGCAATAACATTGCTCCAATTCAGAACATTCTTCACATCTGAAATTGCTGTCAAATTCACATTCCGAAAGTTCATCTATGATCAATTCTTTCATTTCTTCAACATTGTCAAAATTATTATTCATATAAATTTACCTCCACTTATATATTCTCCAAATGAAATTTCTATTTACAATTATTCAAACCACACAGGAGCTTTACCTATGTCATATTTCTTGCAAATAAGATACGAACAATATCCGTCTATCAATTCATAATTTCTGTCAATTATAATCTTCCCCAGTTCACCATACTTGATGAATGTATTTTCTTTCTTCCTGAATTTTCTGTAATTGGGTGGAGTAGCAAGAAATTCTTCTCTAATTTTAATCTCATTAATTGGAATCCAATATTCCTTATTTGAACTGTAATCAATATCAAAAAATATTTTCAGTCTATCAATAATTCTCATCTTTATAATCCTCCTCGTCCATTGTTTCGACACGATATCCCAACCAATCTATAAGATAATCAGTACATGGAATACAGTCTCTATGTATATATTGTCCTTCTGAATTTCTCAGATAATCTTGTCCACTTAAAATACCCCCACCACAATAGCAACATAAGTAATTATATTTCTGATGAAAGTTTGGACATCTTATAAGACAAGGATTATTGCCACAAATGTTGCACATACATATAACCTCTCTTTTTAATTTATACATTCATAGGAATATCCATCGTTGCTTGTATAGTAAATATGTTTTATCCCTAAATCTTTAATCGCTGCCATACAACTTGGACATGGACGACACATACCAAATTCTCTGTCTAGTCTCGTTCTAAAAATATATAATTTTACTTTTTGGAAATTTATATCCAGATGACGGATAGAATTAAGACAATTGATTTCAGCATGTAAAGTCGGTTTAATACCATTCTTATTCCATGAATTTCTATATCTGTTATAATATTTTTGTATAGGATGTGTTTTAATTGTATTACAACCAATTCCTATTACATTTCCTTGGTAAACGGCTATACATCCTATATGTGTTTTTTTATAATCCGAGATGGTAGCAGCCATTTTAGCTTTTTTAAAATATCTATAATCTGATTTACTTAACATTTCTCTCTAACTCAAACATAGTAGTTCCTCTATCAATACAATCAAGTTCATACTTATATCTGTCTACATATCTCTGAATAATTCCTCTTTCTATAAGCATTTCAATATATTTCACTAAATCATTCTTGATTGTTTTTATCTCAGAAGAAAACTCTATTTCAATCTGGTCATCCATAAGATCTAAATGGTCAATATCTGTCTGTTTAATGTAGAAAGTGGCTAAATAGCATTCTTTCTCCTTATCCCATTTTGCTAAAGCAACCACTGTGTAATTATTATGCAAGTCTACGTTAATACCAACATTAGCAATAATTTCATATCTAAGCATATACTATTTCCTCCTTTAAATTCTGTCTTTCTTCACAAGCCTTAATCTTTTTATTATAGTCCCTCGTAATACATTCTCTTTTTTTGGTTTCATCAAATTTAAAATCTGCTGCAATACGACTGGCAATATTTAAGTCGCAACCACCAAAATCCGCTTCAGATAACTTAGGATAGCATATAAGCTTATTTTTTCTCTTAAGTTCCATTGTTCTTCTTGCTACATGATTTTCTGTTTCCTTTGTCATAAATATTTGTTCTCCTTGTTAAATATAATTTTTTATTCATATCATCATTCCCTTATATAGTGTGATACGGTTTATGTGTTACTTTTATATATTCCCTTATTGCAAAGGGGTTTTATCAAAAAATAAAATGTGAGGGTTGTTCTAATTCACTGATATGGTATAATCATTAAGATGTGTATATACACTTGTAACTCATTAACTAAAGTCACGACTGATTCTTATATCAGGTACGGAGGTGTGATTATGCACATTAAAAATAGTGAAATCTATAATCTTTCCTATTTTAATAGTGTCTTATTATGAAAGGAGGATTGTAGATATTGCTAATCATTATTCTTACACCAGCTGTTATAATCGCAGTTTTGAATCTTGTTAAATATTGTGTCAAGTGTTTTACACAATATAAAGAATTGAAGCTACTTGTAACTTCAGGAAAAGAACGTGTCGCCATCACGAAAAATGGCATATCATATAAGAAATAGGATATAGTAGGTACGTGAATTACTATTGTATTCATTTCTTATAGTAACTTATTAACTAAAATTCACCAGTGAATTAGAAGCCTCACTGCAAATTGGAGTGTTTAGTGTAACACTCGTTGCGCAAATTTATGGTAAAGAGATATTGTCGTAGGGGGATGATATCTCTTTATGTGCTTAATTTATTGTTCTCCAAAATCTCTATCTGTTTTTTGATTTCCTCACATGAATCATATTTATTATCAATTCTTTGACCATGCTCATCATTTATAAAATGTCTATAATCAGCAAAAACCTTTGGAGTAGTTAAATATTTTTCTTTACCATCTTTAATATATTTTTCTCTCTTCATAGGTTGACATTTTATAATTTTTAATTCTTCCAAAATATCAACTATGCGTCCTATATATCTCTCAGAAAGTCCAATATCTTCTGAAATCGTTTTGAAATACCGATAACAACAGAGCGGTTTATCTTCTATACGATTCAAATTGACACGAATATAAGAGAGTAAGAGTAAGATATAAGCAGATGACATTCTCACAAGGTCTATATCTTTACCTTTTAACTCTTCCTTAAAATTCAATATTTTGTCTAATTCATCAAAATAGATGATTCCAAAATTATCAGGAACATCGAATTTTTCAATATTTAGTTGTACTTGCTGATATTTCACCGAATTGGTGTTTTCTTTTAGACACTTCTCAAAATCAGGACATGATTCAAAATATCCATAATGAGAGAGAAGTAAAAGAACTTCATAATATTTTTGGTTTATTTTCCCATCTCTGTAATTAGGTTTCAGTTTAGACCAGTGGCAAAGTTCTGTTGTAGAAAATGCCACTATGTCATCAAGTGAACGCCTTGCACAAAGATATGAGAAGATAATGACTCGTTTAGATGAGAGATCTTTATCATAAATGATTTCTCGTGGGATTTTTACATAGTTTGGCAAGACGTTTCACCTCACTGTGTTAATCTTCTAATAAAGACATTTTTAATCTTTTGTTCTTATTTAAACCAGAATTGTATTCATTTACATAAATCTTTGCATATTTTAAAGATGGTTTATTTGTATATTTATCATTATCTGCAATTTCTTTAATGATAGATGGGGATTTTTTCCCGACAGAAGTAATAAGTCTCTTATTGTCAAAAATACCTTTATATGTTTCATAAAAGTCAAACATCCCCCTAATATAATTCCACTGCAATGATTTTGAATTTCCATTCCAACAGCCCTTGACTAAATCCATACATTCAATAAAGCCATCTACGTCATTTCTTGACGAATATTCCTTATACACCTCTAATAGTTTTGCAGGACACTTAATTTTATAATCATTTCCTGGTTCTTCTCCAAAAATATCTAACTTAAAGCCAAGTGCTTTTATGCAATTATTAAAATCCTGTTCAATCTTATTCTTTTCATAAGTACCATTAATTTGAGACGTAAGTGTGCGTTTTCTATTCTGTGGCTTTTCTTTTGTATTAGTTATGGTAAACCAATCATTTTCTTCCTCAATAGTTAAACCATAACGAAGTTCACACGGTACAGTCGTCCATCCTCTCATCTTTAAAATTGCAATAGTATGCTGACCATCACATACTTTCATAGAACCATCTTCTCTAACGCTAACCTTTACTTCATCAACCTCATTTTCATCAAAATACTCATCACTACTAAGTCTTTCAACACGCTTCATATCAATATCTCTCTGATAATTAAGCATTGCATCCAATTTATCAATTGGTACTTCCTTATGTGCAATCTTATTGTCTGTTACTTTTGTTCCTTTTACTAAGTCTTTTAATTTCATTATTTAATCCTCCGTTTTTAATGTTGTTTTTTTTGCTAACTCAATAGCAGTTAATAGTTTCGTTATATTATTCTCTGCATTGGCAATACATTCATCTAATTCTGATTTGGTTACACGATTTTCCATATCACTAAGAATACTAACAAACCCATCATAAAATCTTTCAAATCCAATATTCATACATTCGATTATATCAATCTTATAATCCCAAATAGAATCAAGATACTCTTTTGACTTTTCGGTTTTAAGGTCTTCACATATTTGTCTTACTTCTTCGCTGACTTGATTTTTTTGAGAAGGTTGAACAATAGAAGATGATGTAGTTGGTTGCTCAATATTATATTCTTCATTTTGATTATCAGAGAATTGTTCTTTTTTCTTTTCATTCTGTAATTCCTTATAACCAGCACTAATAGAAGTTTCACCTGACAAAACACGATTCTTAAGTTCTTCATTATTTGAATCAAGAACACGTTTTGCTTGTCTATAAGTTTCTTTTCCAACATTTGCAATTTTAGCCAACTTTGAATTGGTTTCATTTTCTGAACGATTATTAGTTTTGTCAGCTTCCACCAGATTTGGTGTAAGCTGTGGATTAGCTCCACCAGTTGAAGTAGCCTGTCTTTCTTTTGCTTGCTTTTCATAAATAGGTCGATACTTTTCAGCCACAGCAATTCTTTGAATAGGAGATAAGTTGCGTCTGCCAAGTTGGATATCCAACATCCATTCCATAACTTCATCCTTCGTCTCATACCCAAGAGTACCAACAACGTACTCAATATTGTGTTTTTTACAGATAGAATAGCGATTGTGTCCATCCACAATGAATCCATGCCATTCCATAATAGGAAAATTTTTATCAAATCCATTTTCTACAATATTTTTTTCGAGCTGTTTGTACTCATCATCAGTAAGTGGTGGTAATAAATCCCTTAATTCAGGATCGATTTTTAATTCTTTTTGTTCCATTTTCTTTCCTTTCTTCTAAAATATAATTTACAGTTACAATTTGTGAGATGAGAGTATTGTAAGTGGTACAATAGTATATTCTCCATCTCGACTTCTAAAAGTCGTGAATTTTTACATTTATGAAATTGTCAAAAATTCATTTGGGTACATGTATGACGTACCCAAAAGTAAAAAATTTCTTCATTTGGGTACATGTCAGGTGTGGATTTGTGTAGGTCAATATCTATATAGACTCATATTATCAAGAGAAGAATATTACGCTTGTATTTCGCTTACGCTTCATACAAGCTCTATAATTTTTTGTTTGATTGTTATTGATTGGTTTAGGTACATGGTGTTTTTGATTAACGTTTTCATTTGGGTACATATGAGATGTACCTATGTGAAATTATTCTATATTTAATTCTTGAATTTCTTCTTCTGACATAGAATCCAATTTCTTTAATGCTCTTTCAATATAAATAAGTTCTAATAATGTAAAGTTATCTATTATTAATTTTGTATCATGGCTATTAATAATATCTATATAAATATGATTAGATAGTTTCTTGGCAACGGATTTTCTTGTTCTTTTAAATAAAATTGATTTTTTCATAATATCATTCTCCTTTTGAATTATTCTCTTTTTCTAAAACAACATAATCAGCAAATGAATCTTCAATAAAAAATATAGGTAACTTATTATGATATCTTTCATATATTTTTTAACCTGATATAGCAATAAGAAAACTATTGTTACCTTGTCTTGATTTTTCTAATTGCTCTAATTCAGCTTTAAATTTTCCATTCTTAACTGAACCTATTTTTCCACAGATGGAACAATATCCATATAACTTTGTGTTTATGAATGTTTTCCCTGTAAATGCAATCGGAAATTGAATTAAACATTCTTTATATTGATGTTTGTGCTTTGATTTGCGATTGCTCTTTGAAATATTGCTTTCTTTTTGTTTAAGATATTTTGATATATCATCTTGTATCATAGATTACTCCTTTGATATATTATTCTCTTCAATTGTCTATCCCACAGATGTTCTTTTCTTGCTAACGCTGCGAAAAGACCGCCCTTATCAAAGGGCTACATCTTGTGCTTACGCACATACTATCTTTTTGAGCTTGTATATAGTTTTCTCATACCCCCTATCTGTGGAGTAAATTAACGATTTTGAGGGTGAATTTCAATTTTTATGTCTTAGGTGATAACTTATAAGGGTATGAGATAAAAGTGGCTAATTTTTTCTGTGAGGTGTGATTTTTTCTCCCTAAATAGATTGAGAAGTGATTTAATATGCTAATTCATCAAATATATTTCTATAAAAGTTACATGGTAAGTTGTTAAATGTTTCTGTTGTAATTAATTTTAAGTTACCCATATAGAATCCTCCTTTAAATTTATTTTTTTTATTTGGTAAGAGTGGTGTAATGATTATTTACAATAGATTGTTCTCTTAAAGAGATTTAAGTTTTTAAGAATTATTAAATAGAATAGTGAAGAATAATATAAATTTATGCAATAAAAAAAACAGACAGCTTAATTACCGCCTGTTAATTTTTTATGTTTATTTGATTTATATTGATAACCAGTTAGATTCTGGTTTTGCAATAAGACGAGCATTATTATATGCCATATCAAGTGTTAAACATGTGTGACCTTGATAATAATTTCCTACTTTAGTTACGGTTAAAGCTAATGATGGAGTAGTATCATCCTCTAAGCATAATGGAAGTAACAACTGAATCTTATTTTCATAATATTGTGGTATTGCCAATTTATAATTAGCTGATACTCGCTTCTTCATAGTTTCTATTGAACCATTGAGATTGTTAAGAATATTTTTGCTATCTTTAAGCTTTTCGGGAATTCTTTCAATATTATTAATATCTTTCAATATATGTTTATAATTAATGTTTATTTCGTAGTGCCAATCAAATAATAAGAGAGATGGATCATCAAAATAATTTGCTCTTGGTGGGCGATCAGAAATATTCATATTTCCTAAATCATATGATGTAAGAAACTTTAATCCATTTTTGCTTTTATCTTGATATGCGTATATTGGTTGATAGAATTCGGTAAAAAGTCCTGTGTTAAATAGTGCATATTCATTATTAATAATTACGTTCTTTTCAGAAGATAATTTTTTATATGTGTGAACCATATAATTTGTAAGAATTTTATTATTAGGATATGTATCATTAGACCAATTTTCTTTATCTGCTATTTTAATTATATCTTCTATATAATCATTCCAGTTTACATTGAAATATGCCATATATTCTGCTCCTTCTGTATTTTTAAATGCTTCTGCAAGTATATCATATTTTCTTGATTCATGGAATGGAAAAATAGTTGTATCATCTGGCTTGTACAATTTAAATGGATATGATTCATATTCTTGTGATTCAAGTGGTTTATATTCTCCTTGTAATTTCGTACATGCTTTTATATAAGCTTCTTGTGGTGTATCAGCATAAACAAAATAAATGTAATCATATGGTTCATAACAATATGCTGCCGTTGTTGGTATTAAATATGTATTCATTTGTAAACCCTCCTTAGAAATGTGATTTATACAATTTTATATTCTCTTTTTTAAATTTGCTCTGATATAAAATTCTTTACATGGAATATAAGGAGAAAAATGTATGATTTTGAGTCTATTTTGGATTTTTATATGTCAGGTGGCTAGTTGTTAGGGTAGAGGGTAAAAATTGAAATTTGAGCTATGAGAATTGATTTTTATATAAGTGTGAGAATTGATAATATTATTTATAGTAAATGTGCATGAATATATATAGATAGTTAATGTGATTTTGGGTGATGTAAAAAATTGACCTTGTATTTTGAGCATTTAGGTGGGTAAAAATGATTTTAGGTGTTATTGGTAGGGTAAAATAAAAATACTGTATATGGGCATGATAGAGGGCTTAGATGAGAGATGGAATTTTTGAGTATTGCTATAGTAGGATTTTTTTATGGTTTGTATTGGATTTTTTTGGCTGTTTTTGTGATGTATATAGGTAATTTTAGATTTTTTGATGTGGTTTTTATGTACCCCCTGTGTATTGTAGATTAGAGATTTATGATTTATGTAATTGATTATAATGATGGATTCTGGATTAAAAATGGTTATCGGTAAAAGTGCTTATAAATAAGGATAATTTTGGATTTGTGAGTGAATTTTTGATGAAATGAAAGTTTGATTTTTGGATTGTAAGATGGGTGAAAGTGGCTTGGTTAGTAGGTTTGAGCGATATGGGGTACGATAAGGGATTTGAGATGGGAAAATTGGGATTTTGCTTGATTTTATTGGGGATTTAATGGATTGAGAATAAGATAATTTATTTTTAATAAAAAATTTTTTGACTTGGTGTGTAAATAAACCTGCTATACCTGGTTTTACATTTCATAAGGGTTTAATCCGTTTTTGCCACCCCCATTCTCGCCATACTCAAAACCACGAAAAATAAGCATTTTTGGAAGTTTTGCACCGAAACAAGCAGAATTTTTTTGTGATAAGGTGTAGCCAAGCTGAACGGCTGACGAGCAGTTCAGTGAACAAAAAATATTTTTTTAAGTCTCTAAGATGAGACAGAAAGGTTGGTAATTATGAAAGAATTAAAGAATGCAGTTATCGTTAATGGAGTAGCTTATCAGATTAACGCTACAGAAGCACAGAAAATCGCTAAACTCTTAGGACTTGGAGCAGTTGAACAGCCTAAGACAGAGACACCTAAAGACACAACACCTAAGTCAGAGCCTAAGACAGCATCTAAGAAGTCTACACGGATTGTCGGCTCTCTTGAGTGCGATGGCAAGTTCGTCCGTACAATCAAGGGTGCATTTCTGTCAAGCAAGGCTAGGTTTGCCATCAAGATGTCTGCGACCGAAGACTTTGGTGCAACTAAGCTTGGCAAGGGCAACAAGACATATGACGCACTTGCAAAGGATGACAAGTATGTGCAGATTTACGAGTTCAAGTCTGCTGAAGATGCTACAAAATTCATGGATAATCAGCAGAGCCGTATGGTTAAATAACTCGACTAGGCGAGTATAAACCGTGTCAAGCCTAGTGCGTTACCCACTCTTTGAGTGGGTAGGTCACAAAATCTACATCATCATTTTGTGATGGGTTCTCCATCATCAACCCTATTTTTGACTTACATTTTCGTCAAGATAGGGTTCTTTTTTACTCAACCCATAAGTCAATAAAAATACATAACATTAAACACAATACAAATAAAACCGTGATAAGCCGTAGAAGTACGACAGTTCTTCCCAAACGGTCTATTAAAGTCACCCAAAATTTAAAGACGCAATGCATAAAGGTTACTGTATGTGTATTCTAGTGTGATTAACCTACACACGACATCAATACACTTACACAAAATACAACCTAGTTAGGAGGTGTGCGTTAATAAGTAGGTGACGATAGACTTCAGGTTTTGTGGACAAGTAGATGTTCTGCTCTAAACTATCAGCACAACACTACAAGAATACATATGATTGAACGGTCAAGGGTGTGGTTTGCGAGAACCATAAACGAGGAGATGTCGTATAGGGCTGACAAGGGTGTTACGGAGCACTCCCAAGTGGCTAGGTCAGCGAATATAAACTCTATATTCGGGAAAACTTGGTGAACAGCGCATGAAAAGTGGTGGCTGGTGGCAAGTACATAATACATAGTGTGTAAACACTATCACATAGCATCTTGGTACAAATATAGTGAGTGATTGACACAATTCACTATCATAAAAATTAACAATGATTCGATAGCTCAGTATATAGTTAGCGACTGGCGTTTCGGTAAAACGATGAAAACTTATGCTTGGTTATTTGAAAAGTTGCTAGTGGAACAATACACAAGAATTAGTGGTAACACTAATGTTGAATGTATCTATCTACATTCGTGTATGAGGTATGAGCAGTACAATCCCTGCCTATAAATCCTACTGTCTAGTGTAACTAGGTTGATAGTATATTCTGTAATCAGTTCGAGAATAATGTCACTGATAAAACCGTATGTCTTGCAATCGGTTTGTATAAAACAGTGTAAGGTATTCGTAACAGTTGGAGCGAATTAAAATAATAAACTGTTGACTGCATAAGGGTTAGTCACCTGATGATAAGTAATAAGTGAATATACCATTTAATGTTTGAGGTCTACCTAATAGGAAATAAGTGAATATATAACAGAGGATGTGAGGGCTACTTATCTTATTTGTGCTTATATGTGGTGAATAATATAATGCTAACAACATTATACTTATCAGTAGGTTCGATTCCTACAAGCACATTGACATTTAATGTCGAAAATAAAATATAAATTATATAGGAGGGTTAATACTATGAACAAAGAAGAACTTAAAAGGCAGTATTCAGTAAATGCCGAAAAGGTGGCATGGAAAGAATGTGAAAACGAAGGCTATAAATGGAAAACATCAAAAGTAAACAAAGATGGATTCTATATCAATGAAGAGAAAGGGAAATATACTGTTGTAGACAGTAAAACCAATAGTCGAACAAGATTCAGACATAATCTTGCAGACTTAGAAGAATTATAATATTCAAGAAAGCACCCAAAGCAAACTGCAAAGACAGAAGATTGGATCAAGGGAGATATCTGCTCATTAATAATGTACGACAATTATACAGATATCATCTATGACGACACAATTATTAAAGCTCAATATTCGGGTTTTGTAAAATAAAGAAGGGAGAATATAACTATGTCAAAAGAAACCTACAATTACAAGAGAACGACAATTACAACAGCAAGAGATTTGTGTTATTCGGATGAAGTGATAATGCAGATTCATAACGCAAAAACAGAAAACGAAATCTCACGGATTATGCGTGATGCAAGATTAAAGGAGGTATAAAAAATGGAAGCATTTAATTTTAGAATCATTAAGGCAAACGGAGCTGAAATAATAGATAGTACTCTATCAACTCCATACAACTCATTAACACCACTACAGATGATGGATTATATCAATGTAGAAAACAGCCTATATTTTTCAGAAAGGCAAAAGAGATGGCAGAAGGCAGTCGAGCCAACAATCATTGACAAGGTAAAGAATTTTGCAAGGAGGATAATACATGAAGGGATATTATAACGGATTTGCTTATATGGGATTTGTGCCAAGTATATGCAAATATCAGCAGTTTGAAAGCGAAGTTGAATACAGAAATTATCTAAAAGAAAGAGGTGAAGTGTAATGTATATCACATATGAAGAACCACTTAAATGCAAAACATTTACAGAAAAGCAAATGCATGAAGTCTACAGAAATATGGTAGACAAAACAGAATATCCAGATTTTGAGTGTTGGAAAACAGATATGCTCATGTCAGGAGTGTTTGAAAAGTCTAGTAACTAAACGGCAAGCGAAAGCGAGCCGTTATTTTTTACTTAAAATACATATCAAAAATATTAAAAGAAAAGAGGTAGTTAATTATGTGCAAAATGTTTGAAGTAGTAACAGGAAGAAAGTCAAAGGGAAGTGTTGACAAGTTAGAAGGTCTTACAAAGGCATACACTGATATACATGAAGACATTGCAATTATTAGAATACCTGTTGAGTTAATGGAAGTTGATTCACGGTATCAGACAGACGAAAGAACGGAAAGGGATTTAAAATATCTAACTAATAATTGGGATGAAAGAAAGCTCATGCCTTTACTTGGTGTACCACATTGGGAAGAAGGCAAAGTGTATATAGTTGATGGTTATGGAAGATGGATTGCAAGTCAGATTGTAGATAAGGATAAATATAAGGATTTAAAGGTGCAACTAATTTTAAATGCACCAACGGAAGATTCTGAAAGAGTTGCATTTGAAGCTGAATTATATGCATTTCAGGGTGTATCAGTTAGAAAGGTAACGCCAATTCAGAAGCATGGTGCAATGCTTGTATTACATGATCCAGCAACGGAAACACTTGAAAAAATGAAAAATATCTATGGCTTTGAGTATAGAGAAAATGCAGGTAATAGAGGAAGTGGAGTTCTTGGTTCATATACAGAAGCATTGAGTCTCTGTTCAATCGACAATGGAGCTTGTGCAGAATATGTATATGACATAATAAGAGATTCTGGATTTGATAGAAAACATAGCGGATATGTAAGTTATATAACTCGTGCATTAAGAGATATGTATAAGTTATATGCACAGGATAGAAGCGAAACAAAGAGTTTTTTATCAAATGAGTTTAGAAAAATTACACCAGAAAATTTAAAGGCAAATGCTTGTGCAAAATATCCTATTTTAGATTTTAGAACAGCGGTATCTCTTTATGTTGAGGATATGATTGTAGAAGGACTTGGACTTGAACAGTCAAGAGTGATTGAAGGTACAAAGGTTATATTTATCAAGAAGAGAACAGCATAAGAGAGAACATATACATATAAAGCTGCACTATCAGGCTATACGGGTAACAGAAAGGAGTGAGATTTATGCACAATTTTAGAAAGTCAAAGCGAATGCGTGACTTTGATATGATATTACGGAAGAATGGATATACGCCGACAAGGTGCAAGGGAAGTCATTTCGTATATATCAACAGAAATACGCATAGGATAATGCCTGTTAATAAAGATTTAAACGACATGGTAAGACAGAGATTAATTAAAGAGTATAACTTGGAGGTGTGATATGAAAGAAAATCATAGAGAAATATTAGTGGTATCAAACACAAAAGGCAAAAAGTTCTCTCTTATTGAAACAAGTGATAATTATATTGTTGCTTGCGGTTATGATTCATCCCAAAGATGGGGTAGACAGTGGGAATATGGTGTGTATTACATGTTTTCAAACGACAAAGAGAAATTAGTTGCACTTAATAAAGCAACTGAAAAGCTGTTTGAAAAAGTAAATAAGAATTATATTTCACGGACAAGATTGGAAGAACTTGCAACACTTTTTAAAGATGGACTTATTTCTGATGATAGAGAAAATGCGTTTGAATTTTTCGAAAATTGTTGTGAGATGACAGATAAAGAGAAAGAGTGGTTCGGTATTGAAGAAGATAGTCCAATAGCAAACACAAAGTTCGAGAATCCTATGTACAATAAGGGATATGATGATGGGTTCTCTGATGGTGCAAACAGCATAGAAAGTGAGAAAGAATGAAGGAGAATGATTATGAAATATAATTTAGAATTTAGCGGAAAAGATTGCAATGATGAAAAATATACTATGTTAGGAACAGTGGAAATAAGTGAAAGCAAGTGTTTTCAGTATGGAAATGGCAAGGTAATAAAATTCAATGTTACTGAAAAAGAGAAGGGATATTCAAACACTAATTCATATGATATTAGATACGACACAAGATATAAAAATGATAAGGAAATAGAATACATAAGGAAGTTCATAAAAGATAATTTTTCACAGGTTGTTGAAACTTCGATTGTTATTTATAAGATAAATGAAAATATGGATATGTCAACATTTATCAAAGTAGGAAACAGAAGAGAAGCCTATAAAGATTATTGTGAGTTTGAGAGTGACTTTGATGATAACTGTAGAACGGAGTTATCTTATGAAGAGTTTTGTAAGGAACTTAATAAAGGTTATGGAAATTCAGACTGTATACAAATTGCCAGATTATATGAAGATGCGAAAGGAGCTGTTTGGTATAACAATGAGTATGTGTAAAAACATAGGAAAGATTGGAGAAAATAAAATGAAATATGATGATTTCACGAGCGGAGAATATGTGAAAAAAGAAGATGTAATGACATATTTAAGAGTGTTTGATTGGACTATGACAAGAGAAGAGTTAATTGAGAAATTTAAAGGCATTTCATCTATTACTCTTAACGACCAGGACATAAACAAAGTAAAAATAAATAAAGTGTTAAATGGTGAATGGAACAATGATTAATTAGAAATGGATATTTCTTTTGGAACGTGAGGAAAATAATGGTAAGAGAATGTTATAAGGAAATTTATAAATTGCGGAATTTACTTGATGTAGCAGGAATTCCGTATGTTTTTGAAAATGGATTTTTAAATGGAGCTGCATTAGCATATCCAAATAGAAATGAAGGAGAGTTTGTTTGTTCTGTAATTGAGCATGATGGAAGTTACGGAAGAAACGATGACAAGTTAGAACTTATGGGACTACTTACAAATGAAGAAAGTGAATGTGATGACGTTGTAGGATGGCTTACAGCAGAAGATGTGTTTAACAGAATTTCTAAACATTATAATGCACAATAAATGCGTGTTTTCTTGGATTAGAAAGGAAGGTAAGAAGAATGAAATTAGTACAAGAAATTAAAAGGAATGAGTTATTAGGAAGTAGTTGGGGAATCTACGAATTAAACACCAACGAGAAAAAGAAATACGGAAATAATTACGCATTGTCTCAGGGTGTGTTTTCTGAATATGCAATAAAAGAATTTGGTGCAGATGAACTGTTATCTAATCTTAAAGACTTTGCTTATGAAGGCTTTTTTGAAACACAAAAAGAAGCATATATGCAGGTAAAGTTAGTGGAAATGAAGAGTAAGATTGAAAGAATGGAACTTACCATGAAGGACGTATTGAAATTACAAACACCAGAATGGTAACAAAAATGTGTATTTTATTAGAGTTGGAGAAATAGAAAATGAATAGAATTGATGAAATTATTTATAAAGAGACACAGAAGGCAGCTTATGAGGAACAGTGTGAACAGGGATTTGTTCATCAGGAACAGCCAAACGAAGATTATTTTGAAGGCTTAAATGATTATTTGGATGGAACAATGAGTATTTGAAATTCGCATTTCTTTAAAAGATTGGAGGAAATATATGTTTGAATATAATGGATATCATTTTGAGTCAGTAAGAAAACTAAAAGAATCAGAAAAGAAGGATATATGCACATTCTCTAAACATATCAGAAGCGATAGAGAACTTGGGATATGTGATTATGATGTTGATTGGAAAAAACATGATTATAGTTGGAAAGATTTTTATTCAGCAAGTAATGACAGTCAATTAGACATATTCTTATGCAAAGAAAATGGAAAATTATATGTTCCTTGTGAACATGAATTATTTCAGTTTGAAGAAAAAGAACATAAACTACCTACTGCAAAGAAAATAAAGCGTTGAAACTAACATTTACAAAGATTGGAGTAATTAAAATGATAACAGAAAATGTACGGAAACAGTTAGCAGATTATAGAAAGCATGGTAAAAAGTTAAAATATCTCATCAATTATCTTATGGGATTAATTGATGATGAGGATGATTTTGAAAATATCATCATAAGGGAAATGAAAGCACTTGCATTTAATGAAGATGAAATTGTTGAATGTTTGGAGTATCATTTTGGGTTTGACATGAGTTGGCATCCAATGAGTGTGAATTATAGAAAGGATGAGAATAATGGCTAAAGGAAAACCACGGTGGAAAGACTTACCATTTTATGAACGCTTTGCAAAACAGTTAAAACAGCATGGCGTTTCGGATGAAATGTGTGAGCATATTAGAGAAAGAGGAAAGAAAAAGGAAGAACAGAATAACAAGTAACCGCAAAGGCAGTTAGGAGAATAAATACCTAGCTGCCTATTTTATTACAAGGAGGAATACAGAATGTTGAAGGTAAATGACAAAGTAAAAGTGCACATGTATGACACATGTAACAGAGAGATTAAGACACGGAACTATGGAACTATATTTACAGTTCATGAAGATAATGGAAAGCTTGGTATTGATTGGAATACAGAGAAGTCACCGACAACTTGCAACGGAGAAGTGTTCACACCATTTGAAACATTTTCATATTCAGTAATCTTTGAGAATGTGGAGAATGGAAAGAAGTACCATTGGAGTAACGCAAAAAACGGAATTGTAGAGGAGGTTTAATATGAGTAGATGGTTATATGATCCTGAAACGGATTCACGGAATGGAAAAGAGTTTACTTATAACTCACCAATACATGAGAATGACACATTATTTAATGGCTTTTCGTATAGAGAAGTTATGGATGTTGTGATTGCAAATTATGGTCATGACATTACAGAAAAACAGTTTGATAAGGCACTTAAAGAATTTATGGATATGCGAATTGAAGATATGAAAGAAAATCTGATATTGTGTAAGGCAAATATGTTAAAGGAAATTAGAAAGGCAGGTTGATTAGTATGAGAGAAATTAAAGTTCAGTTATATAGAGGCGAAGATGACAATTATGTAGAACTTTGGAAAACAGTTGAAGAAATTGAAGGAAAACATAGATATTACGGAAGATATACATATGGAAATGAGGGAACTTGGTATTCAGTATGCGATCCGCTTGGTTACTGTGAATTAAATGCACCAATGGCAGATGATGTAATGTTTATCTGTTGTGATGAAAATGGAAATGAAGTAATCAGATATTCAAATGCGGATGGAAATAAACTTCCAAAATTTGAAACGATAATCAAAAGAGAATGGAACAAGGTAAAGGAAAAGCTTCAGTATAATGTGGAAGACTTGACTAAGAACTTTTGGGCTGAGTGTTGGAACGGAGATACCACAATGAAAATAAATCAGTGGTTGTTATCTTATAAAGATCCAGATTTATATCCTGAAAAGGCAAAAGATTATGACGAAAATTGGACAGGATGTTGGGCAGAAAAGGAAATTGAATATGAACCTATTCCAGATACAGAATTTGAGTATTTAGGTCATAAATATCAGTTCACGAAGGTAAAACATAAACATGAATATTGTGGTGTTGAGTGGTACGAGTTTGTATGTACTGATTCACCTTATGTAATGCAGGATACACCTTGGGTAAAGGATAGAGCATGGATTCAGTCTTATATGTATCTTGGAAATTGGTTTGATGATAAGACTTATGGAACAATGTATGATCAAAGAACTGCAAGAGAAAAGGTGGTTGCAGCACTTATCAAAAAGTTTCCTATGAAAGAGAAATGGGATAAGTTACTTTATGTAAAGAAGAGAACAGGAAATGAATTTTATAATTGTGATTGCTGTTATGAAAAATCATATTCTGATATGGCAGATGTGCTTATTAACAGAAATTATCACAGAAAGGATGTTGACCATCTTTGTAAGTTCATCAACAAGGAAACGGAAGATATAGTGTTTGCAAGTAACAGAGGCAATAAATATACAATTAGACAGACTTATCCAGATATTTATGATTATGATAATTGTCTGATATAAGAATTGAGGTGATTAATATGCAAATTCTTGATAAAGCAATTACACCAGATGGAATTGAAATTGAGTTACACGATTTAAGTAGAGAACACAAATTACCCGATTACAACGGAATGATAATTACATTTTGTACAGTTGCTAAAAATACTTTTCCGGAAGGTAAAGGGTGGTATTCACAAAAAGGGAAAGAATTTCGGTCATCTATTTATAGTTGGGGAGAATATACAAAAGACATGATAAAGGCAGATTATGAAGCGTTGAAGAATGGGACAAAAACTCTTGCAGATTTAAAAGCACATCTTTGGAATCATCAGAGAGATTGTTTTGTACTTGGATTATAGGAGAAAACGCAAATGGCAGCACAGAAATTTGAATTATTTATGGGTTGTATGGGTAATGGAACTACTGTATGTAATAAAGCAGTATATGAACATGGAGATTATAAAACTATTGCACATATTTCTAATCATGGGGTAATTAAGTTTTATGTTCCTGAAGATTATATTCCAGCCGATGCAATGGAAAAGATAAAGAAAACAGCAGAACGAAGCAAGGCAGAATTTTTAGAGAAATGGAATCAGAAAACTACAAGACAGAAGTGTGAATATATGTTAGATATTCCTAGTATTGGCTATGGTGGAGTTATGAATCCATTTTATGTAATATGGGACAACAATAGAGATTTACCATTTGAAGAAAGAGTTAAGTTGATGGAAGAGAAATTCTTTCAGACACACATGTAAAGGAGTGATACTATGGCACAGCAAATATATTATTTACATAGCTGTAATGAATGGAAAGAGTATTCTAGTATGCGACTTCTTTTCATTGGAACATCACAACAAAAGTTAAAAATGAAAATCTCAAAGGAAATTGAAGAAGGTAACATGGAATATAAACCAGTTACTACTTATCATGATTGGGATGGAGAACATATTATATGTAAAGAAAAAGAGAATACTCCGAAACAACAAGCGAAATTATTTAGACAGGATTGGGAAACGGAAACAAGAGACAATATTAATTCTGAATTAAAATATGGAGATTTTGATTATACATACAATAACGAAGAAATGTAGTCTTAGGAAATTGTAATTTACAGTGAAAATTTAGAAAGGTAAAAGGTGGCAATTATGGCTAAAATGAGAGTAATGGTAGTTAAATATGGATATGCAGTTGTAGAAGCTGAGACAGAAAATGAAGCTATTGAAAAAGCAGAGAATATGAGCGATGGAGAATTTGATTGGTCAGATCCTGATGATACACAGGTCGTAGATAATGATGTAGATTTTGAATAAGTAATACAGAGAATAATAAGGCAGACGCAAACAAATGTGTCTGTCTTATTTATTAGAAAGGAGAATGAAATGACTGATTATGATAATGCAGAAAGATTACGGAAACACTATTTATTAGACACAACAAAACATAAAACAAAAAATATTTGTAGAGCAAAGCCAAATTGGAATGGTTGCGATTATTGTGATGTCTATGCAGGAAGTGGTGAAGAATGTTGGAATCAGAAAAGTGATTTCAAATGTTGTCACTGTGAAAGAATCGAGGTGATTAAATGAAAACATTACGAAAAGGTACAAAAGTAAAATTACTTAATCCTGATGAAACATGGGGAAAATATTTTACAGTACATAAAAAGAAAAAAGATTTTGTATATCTTGTTTCTGATAACAAACCAGATTTTGGTATATGTATGACGATTTCAATCAACAAAGTAAAGTTAATATAAGAAAGGTTGGTAGATAACTATGATGAAATTTACAATGAATGCAAAGGATTTAAAGGTAATGATGGAGAAGGGAATGGCTGCAATTAATAAAAAAGCACCTCTTTCTACATTGACAAGATTGTATTTCCAGATAGATGAAAATGGAATTCTCAAAGTTTGGGGAACTGATATAGAGCATTGGGCAGAAGTCAGAACAGATAATGTTTATGATGCTCACCCAGGAGTTCTTGGAATTGATGTGGATGATATTAAAATCATTTCAAAAATGAGTGGTGAAATTACATTAGAGGATGTAACCACAGAAGATATGGAAGTAGGTAAAATCAATATTAAGTGTGGAAAGAAAATTGTTACAATCCCACGTTATCAGAACACAGATATTTTCCTTCCGTCAATGGATGAAAGTGAAAAGAAAATTATGTCTATAAAGGGAAATTGGTTACTTGAAACGGTTGTTAATCTTAATACATATACAGCAGATGATGACAACCGAAAGATGATGCAGGTATTTAATTTTAATACAAAGTCAAAGAGAATTGAAGCTCTTGATGGTCATAGAATTGGAATGAGAACACTTGAAAATCAGACCATTTATGAGACAACGGAAAGTCCATTTGATACAGTAAAAATTCATAACAAGTGTGTTCCTGTATTTAAGAAGCTGATGGATAAGAAATCTGAAAAGGAAATTGAAATCTATCAGGATAAGAAATATATCAAGGTTGAAGGAAATGATTTTACATACATTATCCGTAGAATTGACGGAGAGTATTTCAAAGTAGATTCAATGCTTGATATGTCTGATGATTATAGATTTGTACCTGATAGAAAACAGATTCTTGATGCAATGAAGTATGACACAGAATTAAGAAAAACATCTGGTGCAGATAAGAAACCAGTCGTATTACATAGTGAGAATGGAAATTTATATTCATACATTGCAGCAGGTAAATATGAGGCATTTGATGAATTTGAGACAAGCGAAAATAACATGAAGGACAACTTCTATATTGGTTTTGATCCGCAGTTTCTAACAGATGCATTTAACATTGTTGATTCTGATAACCCTTTATGTTTTGGTACAGGTAACAAAGCACCATTACTTATCAATGGAGATGAGTATAAGATTTTAGTATTACCTGTAAACATTGGGAGTGAAGATTATAGTGCAGAATTTACAAAGAGAATTAGAGGTGAGGTGGCATAAGCCACCTTACTTTTGGAAGGAGTGGTTATATGTTGGAAAGTTATGTTATGGAAAGTGCAGATTATGCAAAGATTAAGAAATTAAGGACACTACACAATATGGAAACATTTTGGGATGACGTTAGAAAATTTACAGAAAATGTGAGATCGGATCATAGTTTAGGAAGATGGCAGATATTAGCAGAAGCGAGATATGGTGAACTGATGCAGGCAAAACGTAGTTTTTATGAAGATTAAAACCAAAAGAAAGAACTGTTTACAAAGAATAGGAGACAATAATTATGAAAGAAAAAGATATTAGAATTTGTCCAGTATGTAATAAGGAAGTAGAAAGAAATGATATGAATTTCACAAGAGACTGTCATGGAATCACTTTTAGATTAGTGTGTAATGATTGTTGGGAAAAATTAATGGAAAAAGGATATGACGGTCAATATTATAGTGAAGCAGATGAATGTATTGATGAAAATTATTAGGAGGTAGCGTAATATGACATACTACGAAACAAAAATAGGAAAGATTATTGAGGAAGAGTTCGATTCACGAATGGGAAATGCAGTTATTTCTTACATTATGGATAAAGGTATGAGTAACGTAAAAGAGGTTACTGACGAGCAGATTGAAAAGCTCGAAGGTAACGGACTTATGACACAGGATTTTGTTCAGTCATTAGTAAGGTGTGCAAGACGGATATGTAATGAATGCGAATGGATTGAACTAATAGAGTTCATTAGATTGCATTTATGGTGTACTCCAATAGTACATGATGTGTATTTATATAAGGAAGATTTTACTGATGAATCGTTTGCAGAATTGCTTGATAATCTGGATCTTGATGAAAGCGAAGCCGGTGAAGAGATTAAGTTATTTGCAGTAGTTGATAGTGATTGTTTAAAGGAGTGATTTATATGATGACAGAAGAGAGATTTAAAGAGACAAATTATAAAATGAGTTACGAGGAATACAAAAAGTGCGATTGTACTGAATGTGATCAGGAAGATTGTATTCACAGAAACGCTTATAGAAGAGTGCCAGAGATTGATGGTGGACTTGGTTTATGTCCTAATCTGAAAGGAGAGTGATTGAAATGGTACAACCTACAAGCGGATTTCATGTCTATTCAGATTTGAATACATGGATTGATTTTATGATTGTAATTGATATATACGAAAATTTTTCAAAAGCAGAAAAAATTATAAGGGAAGCAGAAGAAACTTATTGGACGGATGAGGATGCTTATAGCGAAACAATGGCAGATTGGATTGGTAGTAAATTAGAAGATAACAATATTTCGTTTGAGATTTTCTTTAAAGATGAAGATGAGGAGAGTGATTAAAATGTACAAACTACGAATATATAAGTTGTCTGGTGCAGATAAAGGAAACTTAGATCACGAAGAATTGTTTAATACCAAAGAGCAGATGGACAAAAGATATGACGAGTTATTCAAAAAGGATTTGTATGGCTTAAATCCGACTGCATGGGAACAGAAAAATGGTGGATGGAAACGATTGGAAGGATATTAATGTTTAAGTATATTATCAGCTATAATGGCGGTCAATTAAGAGATAATGGAGAATAACTTAATAGTGATAGTTAAAGCAGAGATTTAATTATCTCTGCTTTTTCTATAAATACATATGAGGAGGTGTTAGAGTGATTAAACCTTACAAAATGTACGGCGACTTCTATGTACCAGGTTGTCCAAATGCTTTTCCAACTGAAGAAGAAGCATGGGAATACATAGAAGAGAATTGCTAACACAAGAGGCATCGGCTGGTGACACAGCCGTGTAAGTCCTCGCTCCTATATTAGTATTATAACACAAAATGGAAAGGAATAGTAATGTTTTTGTATTTATCTAAATTGAAGAGGTGAGAAGATGACAAGCACAATAGAAAGAGACTTTGTAGTAAAAAATGATGTAGCAAGTTTCCCAATGAAAGAATATCCAAACTATTGCGGAATTGAAGATATTGGATATATTTCACACGGAGAATGGTCAGATGCAGAACTTGAATACAAGGGAAAATTATTCAATGAAAATGTGGTGTCAGATGCAATGTGGGAAAGATTTATTGAAGAATTTCCTGATAAAGATGGAGATTACGAAGCGTTTAATCAGTATATGTACGACAATAAGGATGAAGTGTATGAGTTATTAGAAGATTGGAGTAATTAATATGGTAGATCAGTGGACAGGTAAATGGACGGAAGAAAAAGATTATAGTACATATCCAAAAGAGAAATGGTGTGACTATGATTGTATGGCTGCATGGATCAGAGAACAGAAATATGAGCCAAAAACATCAATGGAAAACTTGATCACGAATATTTTCTTACATTATGATTGTGAAATTGAAGAAGAGTCAAGTAGTTATAATGCAGAGAATGGAAACTTTGATGGAACATATGTGGAAGCTGTACAGGCATATGTAACTGATACAGGATTAAGCGAATTTGATTATGAAGCATAGAGTGGAGTGATGGAAATGAAAATTACACAGACAAGAGTAAAACAATATAACAGTACATACAAAACAGTTATTGCAATTGATGGTGTTCCTGTATGTATTACACGGAGTAATAAGAGAGCAAGTGACATTGTTTCTTATCTATCAGGATACGAGGTTGAAATTAACGATGGAAAATTAAAGAAGCAGTTGGATAAGATTAGAGATAAGAAATAGCAATTTCATTTTAAGATTGGAGGAACAGAATATGTTAGATTATACAAAAATTACATTCAATGAGTTAGATGACACAGACAAGCCATTAAAGGCATTTTATAATTATGATTTAAAAGAAAGCGAAATTGATATCTTTTTGGAAGAGTATGTAACAGTTGAAGAAGTTCCAGAAGGTGTATCTATCAAGAAAGTAGAATTATGCTTAACAATTTACGCACAGCATGATTTCAAATTAGAAGCTTGTTGTACAGATACAAATAACGAACAGTATTGGGTTGAAATCAATAAACAGTTTACAAATGCAGATGAATTTATTCAGATGATTCCCGATTATGGAAAGATAAAATTATAAAGAGGTGATGATTATGCTAGATATTACAAACTTATATGCATACAGAATTGAAGAATTGGCTGTTGGAATTGTAAAGGCAGAGTCATATGAAGATGCAAGAGAAAAGGTGAAAGTAGCTTATTTGAAACACAACGATTGCTTTGATTCTGAAAGAGATTTTATTGAGTTAAAGGAAATTGCAGAGAATGATTCATGGTTTAGTGATAATCCTGATGTAGTTGAAGTTGATGAATTAATATAGAAGTGGAGTGATGAGATATGAATTATACTTATTTTGGAAACAGAATTGAAAGAAGCCCATTAGGGAATATGGGGTTACAGTTATTAGAAGCTCAAGAGAAATTAGTTTCTCAAGAATATGAAGTTGAGAATCTTAGAATTAAAGCAGCTATGTATAAAGCATATTTCTTTCGTAACTCCATATTAGCAGAAAAATTACAAAAACAAAGTGAAGAAAACAGAGATGCACTTATCGGAGAGTTTGATGGTTTTTCATATGCAAGTTGGAGAGCTAATGCTGTATATAGAACGCTTGAAAATATGTGCGATGAAGGACTATTAACTGAAAAAGAATATAGAGAATGCAAAGTATGAAACAAGAGTTTCTTTGGATGATTGGAGGAATTAATATGTTAGATTTACATGATTTATACACGATGGAATATGCAAAAGAAAATGATGAGAATTATGGTAGATGTGAAACTTGCAAGCATTATGGAAATTGCAATTATTGTTCTGATTGCGATGAAGGCTCTGAATATAAATTTGATTTAATTTATTATCAAAGAGAACATGATGAAGAAATTGCAAAATGGATTGAACAAAATAGATAATACGAAATGAGGATTTACTGTGAAGAATGGAGGTATATATTATGAGTAACTATGTTGACGAATTGAGAAGAATTCAAAATTTAACAAACGAAGAAATAAACGAAGGAAAGAAAAATAAATTGGCAACAGAAATTGTCGAATTATTTGAAGAACTTTTAGATAAAAAAGGAATTGAAATTCCTTGTGAGGATGCGACTGAGCAAAAAGAAAGATACGATGGAAATAATGTCGCCAAACTATACGGAATGGAATATTTTGATTTAGTATCAAATGTTCAGAGCTTATTATAAAGGAGAGATGCATTATGGTAAGAATTAAAGATGGAAATTATATAGCAATATTCCACGATAGAATGATTGAAGTAAAAGCAGATTCAAAAAGAGATGCTTATAATAAAGCAAAAAGATATTTTGAATCCAGAGAACATAGAGAATTATTTGATGGTGAGCTAAAAGTGTGTCAAATACCATCTATGATAGGTATTCTTGATGAGTAAATGAAACGATGATTTACAAGGAAATTAGAAAGGTTAAAATGGTGATAATATGGGACAGAGAAGCCAAATTTATATAAGATATAATGTAAACTATGTGTATGGTTCGGCAACGGATCATCCAAAAACGCAGAACTTTAAAGGTTTAATCGCAAGATATTTCCAGTGGAATTACGGTGAGAGAATGATTAGTCGTGCAAGATACATTATAGAGGAAATTAAAGATGAATTTATGGAATATAAATACTGTTTCAATGACAATGAAAAGCTTGAAAAGCTAAAACGTTTCTGTGAAACGAATTTTGACATGAAGGATATTGTATTTAGTTCTGATATTCTTAAAGAAGTTGAAGAATTTGACGGAGACTTACAGCTTTTATTTGGACAACCAAATAATGATGGACAGCTTTTTATTGATATAACAGATGCTGGAATTAAATATTGCTTTATGAAATATTATAATGAAGGCGAGCCTATGAATGGCGAGAATTACATGAAATGGAATTGTGAAAATAAAGATCATCCAGATTGGCATATTCCTTATGAGTATATGAATAAGAAAACAATCTCATATACCGAAAGGAATATTAAAAAGATTGATAAAATGGCTACACTTATGACACCTGAAGAAATTAAATCGTTTGTAGAAGATGATTATTCTTATTTATTTGCACCATTATTCTAAAAGCAACGAAACGGAAATTTCAGAAGGAGTTATTAAATGAAAATAAAATTTAAAGACTTATATATGGATGGAGAAGTCGTAATACTTGACGTAAGCGATATAAGAATGATGACAGGCGATCAGGATGAAACAATATTGATTGAGAATGTCGATGGAGTATTTTATAGGGCAATTGTCATTGAATTTGTTTAAGGAAAGGTAGAAAAGTTATGGATAGGAAAGAATATTTATTAAGACAGGTACTAAAGTTATTTAAGCAACAGAAAGAAAGCCGTTATGTTTTAAATGTTGAAGAGATGACTGTTATGTATGATGGAGCTGAATGCGATGGAAGTTGTCTTTGTGAAGATATTATGGATGAGTTAGGAATTGACAGCTTAGAAGATATTGAGGATGAGAAATTATAATAATTGAATAATTTAGAGAACATATAAGAGATTGAAAATATCCAGTCTCTTATTTTTTTATGGAAAGGAATGGATAATTTACAGTGAAAGGTTGTGATGAATATGTTTGATTACAAAGAATTTAAGAAGGAAATGGCTAAGAGAGGTCATGAAGTACATAAGAAAGGAAAATATCTTACAATTATTCCTAATAATAATTACGAGGGATACAGTAAAGGATTTTTGTTTGCAACCGATGTAATAAAGGGATTTGAGGATGTATTAAAATTCATTACTATGGATCATTTTAATACTTGGATATATAGTGCAAAATTTAAAATCATATGATAGAATTAGAATAGTAATAATGAGATGTGAATAGTTAAATAGGAGGATATGGATTATGGGTACAGCTATAAGTATAATAATATTAATGTTTGCAATCGCAATATTTATAGATAATAAAAAAGAAGAAAAAAATAATGCAGAAAGAAATGCAGAAGAATTTATGAAAAAAAATTTTGGTGAAGATTATAAAGATAGAATTAATCATAGATAAGAAAGGCGGTTAATTATATGAGTTTATTCGGATTATTTTATACAATATTTGGAATTGGTTGTAAAGGTGTCAATGATGTAAAAAATGCTATAGAAGATAATGATCATAAGACGAGATACAGAAACAATGAAACTAACACTTATTTAGATCATAATATGAACAAAAGAGACCTGTCTACCAATCATATTATGGTAACTGAGAGAGATTATAATGGTGATGTTTGGCTTAAAGATGCACAAACTGGTAGATATACTCAAAATATTACAGCCAGTAGAGTTGAACAAAAATATCAAGAAGAAAGGGCGAAAGCATTCCGTGGTGAAAGTGATAGAACGCACATTAAATATGGTGATAATGAACATAGAAAAGATGAATTCCCTGGAATTAGATATAAGGATTTTAAAGCAGGAAAATTATATGTTGAGAGATCTATGATTTTTACTGAAGAACATTATAAAATGTTACATTTGTGGTCTGGCTATGGAATTTGTCAACAAACATTTTCCGTATTATTTGATCCTGAAACAAAGAAAATTATTCGACTATCAGATGGAACAATTGAACAAATGCTAGGTCAAGGTGCTTTAATGAATGATATAAATAAATTCTTCCATAAATATGTAAAAGAATATTATGAACATATGGCTGAACCATATAGTACATGGTATAAACAAAAATTATATTACGAAACAACTTTACGCCCAATGGCTGACTCTTTAAAAGATAAATTTATAGAAGAAGGGGAAGCAAGAGTAAAATATAGACGAAGTGAAAAATAAAGGAGATAAAATAATGAAAGAATGGTATTATATTGCAAGTGATAAACCAGAGGAAAAAAATTATTTTGACAGCTATGATGATACGCAATTTGCTATTTTATGTATATTTAGATTTAAAGCGCCTATAAATGAAGTACCTGATTACGAGATTTATCATAATGGAAAATTATTTGAAACAGTTCCAGGTGATATGTTGTTTAATATGTATATTGAAAATGGTGGTCATGTTTTTGAAGACTGCTTAAATAAGGAAACTGATAAAAAAGAAAATGAAGATGTAGAAGATTTATCTAAAACAATTGAAGACACTACAAATAGTTTGAAAAAATTATTAGATAGCATTGAAAAATTAAATAATATGCTATAAAGGATGGTGATAAAAATGAAAGGTAGATTAGAGCATTCATTACAAATTGAAAAAAATATAAAAGAAATATTATCTACATTACCACAATATGTAACTGAATATTATTATGAGTTCAAATCAGGAAGGCAACCAACAGCATGTAGAGAATATATAAGAAAAATAGCAAAATTTTTATATTTTATTGATTCGAGTGATATTAGACATATTAAAGCTACAGAAGTAACAAAGTTTGATATTACTCGTTTTTTGGATTCAATAGAATATATAACAGATAACAATGGAAATAAAAAACAATCTTCATTATCTTATAGGAAGTGTTATCATAGTGTACTAAAAAGTTTTTTTGATTTCTTAATAGAGAATGATTATATAACTGAAAATCCTATGAATAAAATAAAAAGGGTTCGTGGAGAAGATTTTGTTAATAGAAAATTCTTAGACGAAGATGATTTAAAAGAAGTACTATTGGCTGTAGAATGTGGAGCAGGAAATAGAAGGTCAGTTGCTATGCAATATAAATGGAAATCGAGAGACAGAGCAATTATGATGCTATTTATGCAAACTGGAATACGTGAAACAGCATTAAGCGAAATAAATATTGAAGATATCGACTTTGAGAATCATTCTATTAAAAGTGTTATAGAGAAAGGACATAAAGAAAAAACATTTTCTATGAGTTCTCAATTAGAAAATGCAGTCTCAGAATGGATAAGTGATCGAAAAAGAATTATAGATAAAAATGAAGATGCATTATTCATTTCAAAATCAAAAACTCGTATGACACAAAGATCATTGTCGGATATTGTAATAAAATACACAAAGGAAGCTCTTGGATATTCGGTAACGCCCCATAAGTTAAGAGCATCATTTGCTAATATTATGTTGGAAAAGACAGATGAAAATATATATGTGGTTCAGCAGTTATTAGGACATGCTAGAACAGAAACAACAAAAATATATTTGAAAAATAATTTAAATCAGTATAATGATATGGCTGCTGATATAATTGCTAAATCTATTTTTTAAAGGAGAATAACATAATGGAAATTAAAAGATATATTACGTTTAGAAATAAGAAAAATAATTTTCCAATTTTAAAAGAAAAAGAAAAAATACAATGGAATTCAGATTTTTCAACATACGATAAAATTATTGATTTTTTAAATAAAACGTTTGAGATGGAATATTTAGAAGAGGAATATGTTTATATTATATCATTTAATTGTCAAATGATTCCGCAAGGAGTGTTTGAACTATCACATGGAACAGCAGATACTTCTATAATAAAAATGAGAGAGCTTGCAATATTTCTATTATTGTCTGGTGCGAATAAATTTATTGTAGCTCATAATCATCCAAATGGTTCAAAAGATGCAAGTGTAAATGATATTAATATCACAAGAAAAATTCAAGAAATGGCGAATTTTATTGAAGTTGATTTTCTTCAACATTTTACAATAGGAAATGATGGTTATGATACTTGTATTGATAATGGAGAAGATGACGATATTTTTAAGAAAAATGGTGAAGAGGACGAAGACTATATGCCATTCAATTAAACGTAATGAAGTAATTGAGTTGTCTAATGATATCATGTAGAATAGAAACAAGTAAATTTAACTTTCTTTAGTTTGGAGGTAATGATATGACAAAAAGTCAAATAGAAAAATTTGCAGTAGGTTATTCTTCTTATCCTACAGACTGTGTGGAAAAAGTATTAAAAGTTACTAATTTCGATGAAGATGTGGCGAGAGAAATTTTAGATGACAAAGAGAAAACATTAGCAATTTGGCAGAATGGAACAATAATGATTGATGGAATAACACTTTGTTGTGGATATGATTTCGCAGAAGATGCTTTTAGCAAAAAGATAAAGATTGGTTATTGCCCGATTTGTGGAAGAAAAATTGTAATTAAGAAGCCAATGAATGAATGATTTACTCGGAAGATTGGAAGAGGTGATATAGTGAAAGAATTTAGAAATACTGACGAGATTACAAAAGAAGACCTTGAGAAAATGTATAACGCAATCGTTAAATTTGATAATTATATTTCATCAGCAACAAGGAAGCCAACAGATGAAAACATTGGACTATATGAACATTGGATTGATTGCAGGTATGATATAGAAAATTTAATTGTAACTGAAAGATAAGAGGTGATACATATGTCAAAAACAATGAATAACCCCAATAAGGTAAAAGCAAAACTTATTGTAGAAGTTGAAGGAGAATTCTATGATGATGAGTCATCAGAAGAAACATTGAGATATTGTGTTGAACAGGATTTAGAAGATGCTGGATTAAATGTTATTGATGTGTCAGTAATGAAGTGAGGTGTGATTGATGGAAAGATATATGGAGTGTTCTAAATGTGGTAAGTCATTACTTGAAAATTCAATTATTGTTGTAAGAACTGGGTTTACAGATAAATATTGTTCATATGGTTGTGCAGCAATTGATAGTGGACTTTTTAAAAATATAAAATTAACTGATGAAATTGTCCAAGAACACAAATCTTGTGATGGAAGAGATTGGTTAATAGGAAATTGAGGTGATATAAATGTATGAAGAAGAAATAAATGCGGCATTGATATCCATACAACAATTTAAAATCGCATATAGTAATGAAAATGGAGTTATTGCAGTTGGTGATATTGAAGATTTAATGGCTAATATTGATACCATAGAAGAATGTGTAAGAAAACAAAAGAGATTTCCAACAAATAATAAAAGAGAATTTAGCTTATTTGGAAAATCAACAATTGTACATCAGTGCGGTATTTGTGGTAGTAATGTATATTCTACAAATACATATTGTCCTCAATGTGGGCAAAAATTTTGTATGTGAAGTATTGGATTTGATTAATGAGCAGAAGAAACGAGGTGATATAATGATAAATATGACACTAAAAGAGTTGATAGAATATGAAAGAGAATTGTGCAGCTTACAACAAGAATATGAGGGTAAACTGACTAAGATATATGGAGAGACTGATTCCTCAAGTGAAAAGAGGAGACTAACAATTGTTTTGAATCTTATTATTGAAGAAAGACAGAAAGTAAATCGTCAAAAATATAAACCAGTGTAGTAAATGACGATTTCAAGTGAAAATAAAAACAATATATAGTGGTTTGGACGATGTACAAACACAATATATAGTGGAAAGTGAGGACGATATTATGGGAATGATCAAAATTGTTGATAATAGAAATGAAAAGTTTGGAAACCATATTTATGATACTGTTTATGATGCCCAAGCAGCCATAGATGAAATAGTGGAAGTTTGCAAAAAGAATAATATTCCTTATGATTACGATGTTGCAGATATTCCAACAACAGGTATGACATATAACGATTACCAAGATTATCTTAGTGGAAAATTAAAATTTCCAAATGACAAAGAAAAACTTGATAATGCAAATAATAATATTATTGAACTAATCGACACTGTTATTAGTTATGAGGAATCAGACACAAGAACAAATTGCCCTAAACCTCATTCATATGGAAAATTTGAATGTCCAAAAGATAATGAAGGAAATAAAGTAAGTTGTGGTGAATGCAAGGAAATATATATAGAACAACTAAGGGAGAGAATGATTAAAAAATATGTTGTTGAACAATAACCAATGAAAGAATTGTTTCAAAAGAAAGGATATGATATTATGGTTAAGTTAAAAGTTGGAAGAAATATATTAGACATAAGTGAAAATGATTTGATACTTGATAATGGAGCTTGTTATCAAATTGTAACACAAAAAATTGGACATGGATTCAACAAAGTAACTCCTAGAATGAGCAAGAAATTATTTAGCGATTTAAAAAACACAGGGTTAATTTTTACAAATGATGAGTTAAGACAGGCTGCTATAAAGAGATATGGAAATATTGTTGAAACATATTGGAAATTTAATATAGAAAGTATGAAAAAATTGGGATATTAAACCTAAAGAAAAATTGCTTTCTTATTGAAAACAAATCAAATATAGAAACAAGTATTAGAAGCAGAAATACCTGCTTCTTTTTTATTGCGGAAATGAGGTGAATAATTTTTGAGTAGATATAAGAATGGAAATCCAAAACATGCAAGCAGATTCATATGTATGAAATGTATGAATGAAAATATGTTAGCCAGTGGAATTCAGAGACAGAGACAAAGAGAACGAAAACATATTAAAGATTTGTATTGTTTGAAGTGCGGAGAGGTAACGAAGTGTATCGAAGTAAGATTTTGTGATTCATATGAAGAAATTTTTGAGGCTGCAAAGATAAAAAGAGAGAATTATTACATAGACGAATATGAAAGTGAGGTTGATGAATATGTGTTACAAAATAGAAGTACAAAACAAAAATGCTGAAAAGCTTAATAGGAAGTTGGATGAGTTAAATTTTCCTATATATATGAGAAAATATTTCACTGTTAAAATTGAAAGTAAAGCAGGTGCTTTAAATTATCTTGGAGTTATTGTAGATTTGCTCAATTGGTTTATTGAAGAGAAACTTATTGATAAAACAAATATTTCAGATATTGAGCCATCAGATTTTACTGACATTATGGCAGAAGATATCACGTTATATTTAAAGACTAAAGAACAGAATGGAATGTCACCTACGACATTAGAAACTAGAAAACATATAATAAGTAGTTTTTGGGATTATATGAGTAGAGTGAAGGGAACTGAAATTAAAGATGGATTCTTTAAAGATGTAACTTATAAAGGGATTCCATCTGGAAACAATTTAACTAAAAAACTTCCAACAGAAAAGCAACTTAATGATATGGAAGAAAAAATAATGTGGAAAAAGGATATTTCAGTAAGAAATAGAAATATTGCTATTTTTCGAGTATTAAGAGGAACTGGAATAAGAGAATCTGAACTTGCTGGTTTGGATTTATCTAATTTGCATTTAGATGAAGAAATGCCTTATATTACTATTCTTGGTAAAGGTGTGTACAGAGAAATGCAAAATAGAATGGTATATCTTAGCGGATCTGCTTTAAAAGCTATAAGAGAGTGGTTAGAATACAGAAGCACATTAAGTAACATTATTGATACAGAAGCTGTGTTTGTAAATAAAAATGGAACTCGTACAACAGAAAGAAATATCAAACAGATATTTGAGAATTATGGAAATGGTATAACACCACATATGATGCGTCATTATTATGCTAGTATAATGAACAGAAATGGAAATCTTGCATTTGTACAGCAGCAGTTAGGACATAGTAATGTAAATACAACAGTTAATAATTATGCAAATGGTGCAGTGGGGATGAAAGATGTGTTAAACAATATGTAAAGGATGATACAAAGTTATTTTGTATCGTCCTTAATAAATAATTCGCATGGTGTACATTCTAATGCTTCACACAATTTATTAATTGTATCAAGTCTAATATTGATTGTTTCTCCATTATAGATTTTGCTTACATTATTTGCGGATATCCCTGTTTGTTTAGAAAGCCAATATTGTGTTTTACCTTTTGCATCTAAAAGATTTTTTACATTAAGCTTGTACATATAGCACCTCTTCATATATTATTTATTTGTATTATAGTAAAAAATAATATATTAATCAATAATATATGTTGACATATATTATAATATGATGTATTATATAAAATATCAAAAGGGACAAACAGAGAAAGGAGGGCTAACATAATGGAAATTAAACGTGGTGAAATATATTTCGCTGATATAACTAAATACGATTCTAAAGGCTCAGAACAGAGTGGTAAAAGACCGGTACTAATATTGCAAAACAATATTGGCAATAAGTTTAGCCCTACCACTATAATTGCCATTATAACAACCAAGTCTAAAAGAGAATTGCCAACGCATGTCGAGTTACATAAAGATGAAGTTAATAAATTAAAACATGATTCTGTTGTAGCTCTTGAGCAAATTACTACAATTGATAAAGATAGGTTGAAATTTAAAATTGGTGAATTATCTGAAAAAGATAGTATTCGTGTTATGGAAGCAATGAAAATAAGTTTGGCTATGATGTAAGAGAGGAGAAAAATTGTATGAAAACGGAAACTTATGATTATACCTCAATTGACGAAGCAATTGAAAGATTACAAAAGCTGAAAGCTGAAGGTAAAAATCCTAGAAATGTTGTTATATTAACAATGGATTTTGACAACAATGTTTCATCAAAAAAACTTGCCACACCTGATGATGGGTGCTTACTGGTAAGAAAATCGAAAACAATTATAATGAATGAAGACGAATATATTCCTCATATGCAGCTATTTAATACAGAACAAGATATAAAGAATATAATTAAGAGGGGGATTATGCATGATATTTTATTGAAATGATAGTCGAATATTTGTTCTGATTTACTCCGATTTGTGTTGACACAAACACATGTTCGGAGTAATATAATGGAAAAGGAAATAAATAAAAAAGCTTGACTAGAAAGTTGGAAGCCGCCTAGTCAAGCACATACAAAATCTATTTCTTGGGGGAAATATCTAGTATGCATCCAAATTATACATAGTAATACTTATAAAAGTCAATTGCATATCAGCAAATTTTTCCAAATTTTAACAATTTAATAGCATTTTAATTTTTCTTTGGTATACCCAAGGCTTATTAAAGTGCGTCAAAAATCAGAGAGGAGTGATGTTTTTTGTTTATTCTAACAGATGGAAAAAATTATGTTATGGAGAATCCTATGAAGTCAGGTGAGTATATGATAACGACTTCGAGTTCTATGGCAAAGGAGTTTACTTACAAACAAGCGAGGTCATTAGTACAGAACAGCAGAAAGAAGTATTCATGGATTAAGAAATATAATCTTATTGATGTGGATACGGGGCAGAAGTCTGATAAATCTCTTTATTATAGAGGAAATGCAGATATCTATATAGGAGATAAAAATAATTTTGATTATGCCTTATTAGATAAGATTGAATCAGAAGCTAATTCTATCTTAGGTTTAGCAGGTTGGGACGACAACCAACTTATTACATATAAGAATTTATTAAATACAGAATTATCAAAGTGTGATAGTGCAGAAAGTGATATTAATCATGCTTTGGAAAAATATAAGAAAATACATAATGGTAAGAAACCACAAGCTCATAAGGTAGCAAAGATAGGATATTTACTTGATGACATACGAGATAAACATAAACGAATAAAGCAGTGTATAAGGTATGTTCAAGTTATGCAAGATGCAATATCTAAAGGATATAACATTGAAAAGATAAAATTAGAACTTAGTAAGGTTACTAGCGATGATTACAAAGGAAGAACGGAATATTGGAAAATGGCTAATGATATATTGGAGGATTAATTATGGTGATATGTAGAAACTGTTTAATTCCTATGGTAGAGACTATGAGTTTTCAACCAGGAGAAAGAAATCGACATGATAGATATTGTAAGTGTCCAAAATGTAAAAGAGAAACTAAGCATATTAAAATTATGAATTCTGAATTGTCTTTCGGGGAATATATGAATAAAGAAATTCAAAAGGCGGGTAGAAGAAATGATTAATGAAGAGATGATGAGGGTTATTAACAATAATCCTGAAATGATGAAAATTATTAATGATTATTCAGACAATGAAAACAAAAAATTGAAAAGAATATGTCATAAGATTTGGCATGGAAAAGTTGAAGTTAGTGAATACGATGATTTATATGAGGTGGCAATGGATTGTCTTATGGAAGCAGTAGTCTCATTTGATCAAAATAAATCTCGATTTGAAACTTTTCTGACGGGTAATATTGCAAGAAAGACAAGCACATGGATGAGAGATAATAAATATAGATTAAAGCGTCAGAATCTTTTAAGGGATGAAAATGGAAAATTGATTCTTGACGATGAAGGTAAACCGCAAATTATTATGAATATCTCATTGGATGTTAATACAGATGAGGTAAAAAATATTAAAGATAATTTACCTTCAAGAGAGAATGTAGAGAAAGAGATATTTACAGAAGAATATACTGACAAAGTTGAATTATATTTACAGCAATTACCACGAAAACAGGAAAGAGTGGCAAGATTGTTATCTCAGCAATATACAAAAGATGAGATATTAGAAATATTACATATAACTGCAAGCGAATACAATAATTGTTTAGCAGGATTAAGAAAGTATGAATACATATCAATTTTATTTTAATTAGGAGGAAGCAAGTTATGACAATGGTAGGAAGAGACAAAGTAAAAAAAGATCAGATGATGTTAGGAACATTACTTAACCAGTTTAAAAGAGGTCAAATTAATAAGAATCATCCTTTGCAGAGAAAGCCTGATCAATGGACAGATGAGGCAAAGTCAGGGCTTGCTGCCACTATAATTAAAGGTGAAGATATTGATTCTATTAAGATATGCGAACAGATTGTAAGCTCAACAGAGTTCATTCTTTGGCTTATTGATGGATTGCAGAGATTAACTGTTCTTGAATCATTTAAGAATAATGCTTTTGAAATTAAGAAGAGTCTTGAAATGCCAATTATGTACTATCAGGGAGTTGATGAGAATGGAAAAGTTGGAATTATCAAATATGATCTTAGAGGTAAAAAATACAAAGATTTACCAGATGAATTAAAGGAAAAATTCGATAGTTACGCTGTTGATATAGTTAAACATCTTGACTGCACAGATGAAGAAATAGCTTATCACATTGCTAGATATAACAGACAGACAAGTATGAATGTAAATCAGAAGAATATTTTGGTTGCTTGGAAGATAGCACCTGAAATTAAAAAACTTGTCAGCAATCGTTTCTTCATGGATTGCGGAAATTACAATCCGAAAGAAGACACAAAGGAAGTATTTAACAGAATTGTATGTGAATCTATTATGACTATGTTCCATCTTGATAGCTGGAAAAAATCTAAGCAGATGAGTTTATATCTTAACGAAAATGCAACAAAAGAAGAATTTGAGGTATTTGAAAATGAACTTAATAGATTGTACAAGATTATAGACCAGGATACAGTTGGTAAGTTATTTAATTCTAAGAATTCATTTATATGGTTCGCTGCTTTTCATACATTTACACAGTTTGGAATTGAAGATATTAAATTTATTGATTTTCTTGAAGAATTTCAGAAAACATTACATAGCAAGACATTTGCAAAATATGAGAATAAGAGTTTCGATACTTATGATGATGGTAAGGGAACTAAAGATAAGAAAGTTGTTAAGGTAAAACTTAACATGCTCGAACAGCTTATGAAGGAATATTTACATATAAAAGAAGATAAAAATGAAATTGTATCTAATATAGAAGAAACTAATTCAGAAACAGAGAATAATAATACGAATGAGTCTGATACAAAGTCGTGTGAATCAGATTCAACACTTGAATTTATTCAGAATAATGTTTCAAAGGATGTATCTAATGAAGATATTGAAGAATATCAGGATTTTATGGATTCATATGTAAACATTGATTCTGAATTATACAAGCAGTGCTCTATAGCATTAATGGCTTTAACTGCTTATGCTTACAAATGCGATAGAGATGTTGAATTAGGAAAATGGATTGAAAATTGTCAGTCAAGAAAGTGGCAGAATCTCAGTCCTTCGCAGGAAGTCAATTTCAAATATATGAAGAGAAGTTTTGATAATTTTATTAATGCAAACGGAGGAGTTGCTTAATGGATATAACTATGTGTACAAGTTCAACTTGCCAGAATAGAGAACAGTGTTATAGGGCTATGGCAAAGCCAGATAAATATCAGTCATATGCTGATTTTACAAAATTATGTGCTGAGAAAGATTATCAGTGTATGTGGGTAATTAAAGATGGAGATGTTCTTATAAATAATGTAGATAATATTATGGTGAGGTGCTAAAAATGGTCGAATTAAAGAGATTGAAAAATATGATTAATGATTGTATTGCGGTAGGAGAAGATAGTATGAAAGTACGCCATTCTCAAGATAATGAATTAATAATGAAAGGACAGTTAATGGCATATAACCAAGTTTTAGGACTTATTAATTTATTAATTAGCGAAGAAAAACGAAAGGCAAGTTTTAATGTTAATAAAGAAATGGAGTTAACAGAGAATAATGAATAAAGAAGAATTAAGAGAAGAATTACAGAATTATTCTAAACCAAAGCTTGTTGAGATGTGTATTAAGTTATTAGAAGAGAAGGAAAAGAGTTTGTCTGATAAATCTGCCACATATGACGAGTTATTAGAAATGGATTGGAATGATAAATAAAAGGAGAATAATTAAATGGAAGTATTTTTTATATTAATTGCAGTTGGATTAATAATTATATGGTTTCTACTGTCAAGATTTTTTCAAAAAATAGGGAATTCTACTATTAATAAAATAAAAGATCTTGTAACAGATGAAATAAATAACGAAGAAGAAAAGGAGACAAAACAACAATGAAGAAAGTTGTAGGTGGCGTTGTATCTGCCATAGTGATACTATTTTTAGCAATAATTTTATTTAAGTCAACAGTTCGTGTTCCAGCGGGATATGTTGCAATCCAGTACAGTATGTCGGGTGGAATCAAAGGTGATGTATTAACACAGGGATGGCATTTCAAGTCACCCACAGTAAAGACTACATTATATTCTGTAAGCTTAGAACAGTCATATCTTACAGCAGGTAAGGACGGAGACTCTAAAGATGATGATAGTTTTTCAGCTAGTTCATCTGAAGGTAAGGCTATGACATTAGATTTAACATTTACATATCAGTACAACACTGAAAAGGTCGCTGATTTATTTACAAGGTTTAGAGGACAATCTGGTAAGGAAGTAAGAGATAGTTTTATTAAGCCTAATATCATTTCTTGGACAAAAGAAGTCGTGGCGCAGTATAAGGTATCTGATATTCTCGGTTCTGAAAGAGCAAATGTTAATGCAGCATTAACAGATTATCTTAATAATAGATTTTCTACATATGGAATTAATATTACAAATGTATCTCTTATTAATATTACTGTAGATGAAAATACGATGGAAGCGATTAATGCTAAGATTACCGCACAGCAGGCTGCGGAAACACAGGAAATTAATAATCAAACAGCTATTAATAAGGCAAAAGCAGATGCAGAAGTAACTAAGGCAGAAGCGCAGGCTAAAGCTGATGCACAGCTCATAGAAGCTCAAGCACAGGCAGAAGCTAACAATAAGTTAAGTTCTTCTATCACCGATGAACTTATTAGAATGAAGGAAGCAGAAGCAAGAAATAAGTTTGGTTGGGTTACAATTTCAGGAACAAATAATACAGTTGTAACTGATAAGTAATTAGAGAATATATAGGTGTGGTGAAATTCCACACCTGATAATGGGCTGTGGTGAAGTGGTCAACACAACAGATTTTGATTCTGTCATTCGTGGGTTCGAATCCCACCAGCCTAGTTATGTGCCATTAGCTCAGTTGGGAGAGCACTCGACTTTTAATCGAGTTGTCACGAGTTCAAACCTCGTATGGCACATTATGTCACGATAATTATATAAAAACCGAGACAAATATAATCAAAGTAAGAAGGAGAAAAAAGGATGTTTAGAAGAAAAACAAAACTTGAGAAAGTACTAGACAAGAGAATAAATTATGTAACATTTAGAGATTTTCTAAAATCGTTATCACACAAGGAGTTACATATCTTGGCAGAAGAAATTATTTGGAAAGAATACGATGGATATAATGGTTCATCTTGTCGTATGGAACAAAATCATTATGACTTAATGGATAGGTGGCATAAAGAATTTTATATAGAGCAAAGGAGTTATTTATTGTCACAGTAAAGTTCGATTTCTTTAGAAGAGAGGTGAATATAAATGGCATGTAATTATTGTGCGTATCGTTATTCTTATGATTGTGATGATGGTTGGAATCAGCATAAAAATTGTGAAAGTTTTAAGTTGGATTGGGATAGTTTATCTGATAAAGATAAGAAAACTATTCAGAAGATTTTAGATAGAAGAGGAGGCTAAGTTATGGAACAGATTCAGGAAAATGAACAGTGGAAATTGAATGGCAACTGTGAAAAATGTAGAAGGAATAATTATTGTTCAAAAACATGTACTCGTCATAATAGGCGAATAAGAGCAGAATTTAAAGGTCTTGTTGCAGATACAATGAATAAAATGACTGGTGGTGTAATGAGGGAAGCTATTGATAAGACGGTAAATGGAATTTTTTGGTAAATTAGAAAGGAGATTTACATGAAAGGCTATACAGATTTTGCAATGGGATTTTTGGGAGCAAGTGTAGTAGCAATAAAACCTATTGGTGCAATGAAATTTATGGATTGGAACAAAGTTAAAGAGGTTGTAGAAAGTCATCCTAATTCAATAATTTACGCTGGACTTATGGAAGATTGGAATAATACGAGTGGTCTTATTTATGCAAAAGGCAAGTATTATAACGGATATGTCTATGGTTGTTCAAATTGGGCTACACCAATTGTAGATGTAGATGGTGTGGTTACAAAGGTATGGTAGATAGTCAAGGAAATTTATTTTAGGAGAATAATACAATGTCAAACTTATATGTATATTTAATTCGTTCTCGAAATAAAGACAATAAGGATATTCCAAGTTTTAAGGGGCGAGCCGAAACAATCCTTGAATATAAAGAGAACGAAGATAAAGTAATTGAAGCTTTTAAGAATTTTGCAGCTAAAGGAGTTCCTGGTGAACAGACAAGATTATATAGATCAGTTAATTCTAGGAATGAAGAGAAAATCAGAGAAGAATTTATTATCCGTCTGTTGAGAGATAAGCCAAGTGTGACACAGCTTAATCGCACATTGGCATCCGTTGCACTACAGGTACAAAATCGTGATGAGAGTAAGTGGCTGTTTGATTTTGATGTGGATGACAAAGAATTACTTGGTCAATTTAGAACAGATTTGGGATTATTAGGTATTCACAATGACTGCCATAAAACTCCTCATGGCTATGCGATAATTGCAGAGCATGGATTTGATATAAGAGAACTGATGGAAAAATGGAAAGATTATGATATTACATTGAAGAAAGATGAGTTGTTGTTTTTGGATATGATTACGAATAAGTGAGGTGAAATAAATGACATACAGTGAAGAGAATAAAGACTTGTTTACAGTTTCAGAAGATTACAATTTAGCACATTGTATCAGTGCAGATTTTGGAATGGGTAAAGGAATTGTAGTTGAATTCAATAAAAGATTTGATATGAAACGAAAATTACAGACAAAATATCCAGATTATATTAACCAGTATACTCATAAGAAAATTGGTGGTGACTGTCTATTAGAGGGTAGAGTATTTAATCTTATTACAAAAGAGAGATATTTTCACAAGCCAACAATTATCACAATGAAATTTGCACTTGAAAAGATGAAACAGATTTGTTTGGATAATAATATCAAAAAGATTGCAATGCCTGTAATTGGTTGTGGTTTAGATAGGCTGAATTGGAACGATGTCTCAGAACAGATTAAAAGCATTTTTGCGGATACGGATGTTGAGATTTTAGTATGTAAGAGGTGAAAAAGTGAAATTAAAGGACAAAATACGAGATAAATTAAGACATTGGTTATTGGAGGATGATTTGTTTCAAGTGGAAGCAGCCAAGAAATCATATAAAGATGCAATAGAAAAATGCAAAGATGCAGAGGAAAGATATAGATATGCCAATATTCAATTATCTGACGCAACCGTTACATATAAAAATTCTTATAAATTAATTGATGATTGTCACAAAATGATGAACTCGATGATAGATGTTGGAACGGATATTGGTTTTTATTCTGATGATCATTCTTGGGCAGTTGTGTGTATTAAAGGACATCCTGAATATGTGAAGTTTATCCCATTATCACATAGAGATGCACATGAGGTACTTGAGTTTCTAAAACATTTCAAATATTCAGATAGAGTAATTGATTCCCCTTTTGCATTTAGAGATATGGTTAATAATTGTATCATGGATAAGCCATTTGAAAAGTAGAGAATAATCTAATATAGAAGTAATTCTATTCACGGCTGATCAGCCAAATTTTTCTATTAATAAATAAGAGAGGTGAAATGAATGAGTAAAAAGTATATTCCACAAATAGGAGATGTTGTTTTGGATAATAATATCCCTATGGTTGTAGTGACTATGAAAAGTTATGAGGATGTTGGAAGTTGCGGTTATGATAGAAAATATTTTCTATGTGAAGAGGAATATTTTCATAAGTTAAGCGGATGTATGACAACAATAGAAGCAATGAGAGGACATGGCAGATGGGTTCAGGTTAGAGGAACAGAATTTCCTAATATTAAACAAGTTATGGATATTGCACCATATGAAATTATTCCAATTCAAGGATTTCATGTAAGACAAAAAGAGGCAAAAACAGTAACAATTTATGAGTAAATAATCAAATATAGAAATTTCTATCTTGGCGATTCAGCCAAATTTTCCAAATAAAAGTAACAAGAAATATTTTTTTCATTTGAAAATTAAATAACACAAAAAAGGAGGAAAAGAGTTTTGTGCGCACAGAAAAACTATAGTTTACTCCTGATAAAAATTGAAGAAATTAAACGTATTAAGTCTGTTTGATGGTATATCTTGTGGAAGACTGGCACTTGAAAGAACTGGTATTCCAATCGAAAAATATTATGCCAGTGAAATTTGTGACTATTCAATAAAAATTGCAAAAAAGAATTTCCCACAAATAATTGAAGTTGGAGATGTTAGAGATGTCAAAGGAGAGAATTTTGAAAATATTGATATTGTAATAGGTGGAAGTCCATGTCAATCATTTTCATTCGCAGGGAAAATGGATGGAATGGCTACCAAAGATGAAAAGATTGATATTACTTCACTTGAACAATATTTAGATTTAAAGAACAAGGGATTTGAATTTGAAGGATATTCTTATTTATTTTGGGAATATGTAAGAATTTTAAAGGAAGTTAAACCTAAATATTTTCTTTTGGAAAATGTAAAAATGGCTGAAAAATGGAAGAAGGTTATTACCGATGCTCTTGGAGTAGAACCAATAATGATAAATAGTGAATTGGTATCAGCACAGTCAAGAGAAAGATTGTATTGGTCGAATATTCCGAACATTGAGCAACCAGAAGATAAACATATTTATATTGATGATATTGTTCAAAATGATATAGAACATACATATTTACCTGAGACAAGGTTGGATTATACAAACTATGATAAATCGAAAGTTGACAAGAGTGTGTTTAAAAATACACCAACACAGATTGGAAATAGTAGAAAATTTGGCAATGCAGTAAGAAGTAATGGAAAAGCATTCACATTAAGAAGAATTAATCCAAATGGTATTATTGATGAAAATTATCGTATTCGTCATTTTACTCCAATTGAAGTAGAAAGACTACAGACATTACCTGATGATTATACATTGATTGATGGTATTAAAACAGGAGAAAGATATGAGGCTTGTGGTAATGGATGGACGGTAGATGTAATTGCACATATTTTTAAAGGATTAAAGGAGAATAATTAAACATCCGATTAGGCAGACGTGTCTATTTTCGAGTGATTTTACAACAAAATAATTAAGAAGAAAGGATTTAACAGTAAATTCTAGGATAAATGATTGCGCAATCTCTGTAGATTAAAGGATTTTGACAGAGAATAAAGAAAAAAATAATTATTGTGAGAAGAACTGGAAGTTAGTGAACTTCTGTGAGTTCGATAAATATGCAACAAATTCTTATTGTGCTATTCACAATGAGGATGGAAGTAAAAATCTTGGTGATATTACTAAGGTTGATGAAACAAAACTTGAACCATTTAACATGATTTGCGGAGGATCGCCATGTCAGGATTTTTCTGTTGCAGGTAAGCAGAAAGGTTCTGTATGGACTTGTAAAGATTGTGGACATGAGTATAACCCACTGACAGTTCATTGGTCAGAAAGAGATAAGTGTCCATGCTGCGGAAGTAATAACATTGAGAAGACTCGTTCATCTCTTTTGGTAGAGTATCTGAGAGTTATCAGAGCAAATAAACCGAATTTCGGTATGTACGAGAATGTAAAGAATATTGTGGGAAAGCAGTTTAAAGATACATTCAAGATGTTTACAAATGAATTGGACGAGTATGGATACAATGTGTACTGGAAAGTCCTCAATGCAAAAGATTATGGTATTCCTCAGAATCGAGAGCGTGTCTATCTGATTTTTATTAAGAAAGAATTGGATAACGGTAAGTTTACATATCCTGAACCATTTGATAACGGAATGAGATTAAAAGATATTCTTGAAGAGAATGTTGATGAGAAGTTCTATATCTCAAATGATAAAGTGCAGAAGTTTATTCAGACATTACATATTGATAAATCAGATGAGGGATCTAACACCCCTAAGTTTGTCGGAAATGTAAATAGACCTGATTTCGGAACTGGTTATGCAGGTGGCGTGTGGGATACCAATAATATTTCACCAACATTGACTACTATGCAAGGTGGTGGCAGACAACCTCATATTATGCAGGGTATTGACAAATCATATAACAATACAAAACAGATTGAAATCGAAAATTGTCTTACTGCGAAAGAAGATAGAGGAATCTCAAATAGAAAGTCTGAAGGAACTGCTGTTCTTGAAGTTGGAAGAACAGATAATCATCAAAAAGGTGGCGTATATTCTATAGATGGCATAAGTCCAACATTATTAGCAACATCATATAAGCAGCCAGTACAAATTAAAGTAGATAATATTGGAAATATAAATCCATCTGGCAAAGGTATGAATGGCAATGTGTTTGACGAGAATGGATTAGCACCGACTCTTACAACAAATAAGGGTGAGGGTAATAAGATTGCAATTCGCCAGGCAACTAAGAAAGGATATATTGAATGTGAACTTGGTGGTGTAGCTGATTTATCATATCCAGAGTCCAAAACAAGAAGAGGGAGAGTTCAGGAAAATGGTCAGATTTGTCCAACAATTACTGCAACTGAGACAGGTGTTTGTAGAATTGAATCGCCTATTAGAATCAGAAAACTTACTCCAAAGGAATGTTTTAGACTTATGGGATTCTCAGATGAAAATTTTGAAGCTGCTGAGAAGATGGTAAGTAACAGTCAGTTGTACAAGCAAGCAGGAAACTCCATCGTAGTAGATGTTTTATATTACATATTAGTTGAATTGTATAAGGCTATGCCATATCTTTTTGAGGATTTAAGATTAAGTAGTTTTTTCTCTGGGATTGGTGCATTTGAGATAGCATTAAACAGATTATATGAAGGAATCAACTCTGGAAATTTTACAAACCCACAAGCAGATTAAGTTCTGCTTGTGGTGATAAGCCACAAAATACACCAAATGAATTGATTTTTGTTGGTGGTATAGATAGTAACTTATGGTTGGATAATGGCAAACAGTTATCTAGGAACTTTAAACAAGGATACAGAGTTTACAGTAGTGAAGGGATTGCCTGCTCTATGACGACAAATGGTGGAGGTTTAGGCGGTTGCACTGGACTCTATCTTATAGAAACGGAGAATAATGAATAAAGACATACAATTTGAATTAACTTCAAGCAATTATGTTAATAAAAAATATACTGAATTTTACAAGAAACATGGATATATTCCAAAGATGTTCAATCCATATAATTGCAGTGAAATTACAGATATTGCACCAACTATTACTACTCAATGCGGAAGTATGACGAGTAGTAGTTCTATCTGTGTTATTGAAGAAATTCCACAAGAAAAGGATGTGTATGGAAAATAATACAATAGGTAGTTGGAAATAAGACAGGATATACAATATATAGTATTAAAATGTTGCAATAAATACTATATATTGTATAAAAATCAAGACCGAAAGAAAGCGGAATTTCTTCTGAGTTTCAGAGAATAAATACATATAAAAATAAAGAAAAGAGGTAGCAAAATGAGAGAAACATTAATTGTTGTAGATATGCAGAATGATTTTATTGATGGAACACTTGGTACAAAGGAAGCACAGGCGATTGTATCAAATGTAGCAAAGAAAATTAAGGAGTACAAGGATGCTGGTAAACAGATAATCTTTACAAGAGACACACACCCTGAGAATTATTTAGAGACATATGAAGGTGTACATCTTCCTGTTATTCACTGTGTAAAGAATACTGTTGGTTGGCAGATTTCAGATAAGTTAGATTTTGATATTGATAATGACATTCTGATTGACAAAATTACTTTTGGATGGACTCATTGGGATGATTTTAAATTTGAAAGTGTTGAGATCTGCGGATTATGTACCGACATCTGTGTGGTTTCAAATGCACTTATTATTAGAGCAAATTATCCTGAAATTGGTATTACAGTAGACGCAAGTTGTTGTGCGGGTGTCACACCTAATACTCATAAGGCTGCATTAGCAACTATGAAGATGTGTCAGATCGAAGTGATTGGAGAGAATAATGAAGTATAAGAATTATATCATTAATACTTTTAGACATTTTAAGAAAGTCTGTACGCATAAACATTGGGTGTTCTACTATTGCTGTAAAGTGGGAATTCCATTTCAAGGATTAGTACATGATTTATCTAAATTTTCTCCAACAGAATTTTGGGAGAGTGTTAAGTATTATCAAGGTACTTCAAGTCCAATAGATGCTTGTAAGAAAGAGAATGGTTGGTCAGCAGCTTGGATGCACCATAAAGGAAGAAACAAGCACCATTACGAATATTGGCAGGACAATTTTGATAATGGTGGGAATCCTATTGAAATGCCAACGAAGTATAAAAAAGAAATGCTTTGTGATTATCTTGGAGCAGGTAGAGCATATTATGGTAAATCGTTTAATTTTGAGAAGGAATTAAAATGGTGGAAATCTAAGAAAAGTAAGCCAATTGCAATGCATCCAAATGACATAGCTTTTATTGATAAGTATATTAATCTGTTTTATGAGTACGAAAACAGAGAATATGATATTAAAACAATATTTAATCAAATCAAGAAAGAAGGAAAATAATATGAAACAGATTATTACAAGTTTATTGGAGACAGATGCCTACAAATTGTCAATGGGACAGGCTATTTATCATCAGTTTAGTGATTATAAAACCACTTGGAGTTTTAAGTGTCGTAATAAGGATGTTCATTTTACACCAGAAATGGTAGAAGAGATTCGCAGACAGATTAAATTATATTGTAGTCTGAGATTCACAGAAGATGAACTTACTTATATTGATAATATCAAATGGATGAAAGGTTCGTATGTTGATTTTCTGAGATTGTGGCAGCCAAGATATGAAGATTTTGAGATTACAACAGATTCAGATTGCGGTCTTTCTATCGAAACATTTGGTACATGGCTTAATACATCTATGTATGAGATTCCTACACTTGCGATTGTAAACGAAGTATATTTCAGAATGGCATATAACTATGAGGAATTGCTTAATAATTTCAAAAAGAGATTAAATGAAAAGTATGAAAATCTCAGAAGCGGTCATTGGTATGCTGGTACATTTTCTGAATTTGGTCTTAGAAGAAGACTTTCTGCTGAAGCACAGGAATTAGCTGTTGAGAAGTTTTCACATTTAAATGATACATTACACAGTTCATCTAAATTTGTTGGTACATCTAATGTATATCTTGCAAAGAAATATAACCTTACACCTGTTGGAACTATGGCTCATGAATGGATTATGTGTTCTGGTCAGGGTAATCATAAGCACAATCCCGCATATTCCAACTGGTATGCCCTTGATGCATGGGTTAGAGAGTATGGTGTGTTAAATGGTATTGCACTCACAGATACAATTACAACTGATTGTTTCTTGAAGGATTTTCAGTTGACATATGCAACATTATTCAGTGGTGTAAGACATGATAGTGGCGATCCAATTGAATGGGGTGAAAAGATGATTAATCATTATGAGTCACTTGGTATCAATCCTAAGACAAAGACACTTCTGTTTAGTGACAGTCTTGATTTTGAAAGAGCTGATAAGTTATTCAGACACTTCCATGATAGAGTGAATGTTGCATTTGGAATTGGTACTTATTTGAGTAATGACACAGATGTTCCTGCTTTAAATATTGTAATGAAAACCACTAAATGTAACGGCATGGATGTTGCAAAAGTGTCTGATGTAGAAGGTAAAGGTATGTGCAAAAACCCTGATTATGTTGATTATCTAAAGAGATGTATTAATTGGAGAATGAATCATGAATAAAATTTTGCTTATACCAGGAAGTTTTAATCCAATTACCAACGCCCATGTTGATATTGCATTGACTGCGAAAAAAGCGGTTAATGCTGATGCTATATTGTTTATACCTGCACATGATACATATGTTGCAAAGAAAAAGACTTTGATACCTGGATATTGTCGAGTATCACTGATTAATTCAATACCAAATTGTGATGAAAATAATATGTGGGCATCCGAAGTTGAAACAACCAGCTTCTTTCCACAGAGGACATATAATACTATTACTCAGATAAGAGATATGAATGAAAAAGATTATATCTTCAACGAATACTATATTTGTTTGGGGATGGATAATATTGAAACACTTACAACTTGGTATAATTGGAAACCGCTTGTTGAGGAATATAATTTTGTAGCATGTGTGAGAGAAGGTCAGAATCTTGAGACTGCTTTAAGAGAAGCAAATCTTATGGCATATAAAAATCACTTCACAGAAATTCAGATACCAGAAAATCATACTTCTTCAAGTTTGGTTAGAGATTTATGTGAAAAGGGTGAATTTGAAAAGGTAAAAGAATTAGTTCCTAGAAATGTATATGAGTATTTAATTCGGTTCTATGATGTGATGAATCGAATGTAGGAAGGAGAATATATAAATGTTTGATGCTAAGAAAGTAAAAAATGAAATCGTAGAGTGGATCAGAAATTGGTTTGAACAGAATGGTAAAGATTGTATGGCAGTAGTGGGAATTTCTGGTGGTAAAGATTCAAGTGTTGTAGCTGCATTATGTGTAGAAGCTCTTGGCAAGGATAGAGTTTTTGGTGTGATGATGCCACAGGGAAGACAAAGAGATATCGAATATAGTCGTAAACTTTGCAGTTTTTTAGACATTCCACGTACTATTATTCCAGTCGGAACAATTGTGAATGTTACTGAATATGAAATTAAAACATCATTAGATGAAGAATTATCAATTCAGACAACAACAAATCTTCCTGCTCGTATTCGTATGACTACGCTTTATGCAGTATCACAGACAGTAAATGGTCGAGTTGCAAATACGTGTAATCTTTCAGAAGATTGGGTGGGTTACGCCACAAGATATGGTGACGCTGCTGGTGATTTCAGTCCGTTATCTCAGCTTACAGTAACAGAGGTTAAAGCTATTGGTCGTGAGTTGGGGCTTCCGTCAGAATTAGTTGATAAGACACCTACCGATGGTCTTTGCGGAAAGACTGATGAAGATAACCTTGGATTTACTTATGCTGAATTAGATGCATATATCAGAGATGGAATTGAGCCAAATGAGGAAGTAAAAGCTAAGATTGATTCAATGCATGAGAAAAATCTGTTTAAATTACAGCCAATGCCAAGTTTTATGTATCAGGCGTAAATGAAATACTATATATAGTGTTTATAGAAAATATAGACACTATATATAGTAATATTTTTACCAAGAAACATAGATTTCTTGAGGATTTTTAGGAGGTAAATTATGGCAGGGTTTGTATCAAAACAACCAAATGGATTATATTGTAGATTTTCGAGTGTCACGGATTGTCCTACGGCATGGAACATGACACGAGAAGATTATATCAATATGAAAATGCAGGAAGCAAAAGAAGATGCAGAGGATGTATTGGATAATTATTTGAAACCGTTTGATATGGTGGTAGATATGTATTATCCAAATAATATGACAAAAGAGGAATTTGATAAATTCCTTGAAGAGACTGGATATGATAAGAAATCTGAATTAAGCAGAGAATAAAACAACAGGAGGTGCAAATAAATGCAGAATATTAGTATTAAAGGAGTTTGCGATTGTGTAGACTTAGATAGAAATATCAAATTAACAAATGGTGCAGTCGTAGTGCAGAAAGAAAATAACAATGTAATAGGTGTTTATTTAGTGATTTCGTTCAGAGATAATAAAAACAAATATGGTAGCGATAGTACATCAACATACTGTAGTTTGGTAAATCTCGACAATGGACAATTAGCTTTTGAAGAAAGATGTAGTCGTGCTACAACAGAGAGACGTGTTCTTAGACATCTAACAAGAGCAGGTTTTAGTTATCCTTATAATCCAAATTCTCATGAGCAGGATAGTAAGTTTTACAATATGAGAGTTCAGGTTTATAACAATGGAAATTACAAAATGAATCTTGAACTTGGTGATGAATACATTATGTATGGTAGATAGGAGAATAAATCATATGAAGAAGAAAATTTTAGCAGTTGTATTAGGATTGACATTGTGTTTTGGAATGACTGGATGTACTAATGTTGTAAATATTGATAAGACAATTAAGAGTCCAAATTCGAAATTATGTGATTTTGAGGTTGTTGAAACAAATTTTTATGGAGCAATTTTAGTAGATAAAAACACAAATGTTTTGTATTACTGGATTCAGGGCGATAGTATGACACCTATCTATAATTCAGATGGAACAGTTAAATTATATGACGGAGAATAATATGATAGATAACAAATTATGTCATCAATATAGACAGGCTGTTGGCAATTTTAAAATAGAATTTGAGAAAACTTGTTTGTATAGATTGTGCGAAGAAGTTGTGAAGAAGTTGAATAAGATTTTGAATTAATAAGGGAAAATAATATGGCAGATTATAAGATTGGTCAGATTTTGACATCAACAGAAGAAGTAGAAATTGAAAAAGCATTATCAGGAGAAAAGGTAAAGATTCCAAAGGGCAATAAAGTAATCATTGGTGCAGATAAATTGGCACATCATATCAGAAATGGTTTTATTCAGCCATTGGCAGAAGGTTCAATAGTAGAAGGATATGATACTGCTGGCATTGCAGAATATCTTTATATTGTACTTAGAAATCACTTACCTATTGATGAAATGATGGAAGGATATGAAATCACCAAGCAGGAAGTTATTGATGAAATTGAATGTGCTTTAGATGAAATTTTGTAGTTCACAGTAATCTGAAGGAAACTTCGGAGAATAATACATTGAAAGAAATCTTTCATTCGGTCAGAAGGTAAAATTAAATGAAAACGAAATCAGAAATGACAATAATTAAGAACATACATAAATTTATAGGTTATTACAAATTTCCAAAAGAGGAATCGGTTATATTGGATTCGATTGGCGTTTACCATATGATTGATGAAGTAATGCATTGTGAATGTGATTTTGAAATTAAAAAAGATGGCGAAGATTATATTCTAATTCCAGATGTTAAAAATGTTGATCTTATGCATAGTATGAACTTTGTCATTATGTATGATAGAAAAGTCTACGCTGAGAAAATTGAAATCAAATCAAGTGACTGTTGGATTAATGGTTTTAGTGATTTCTGTATTAGATTATAGAGGAGAATAATTAAATGGCTGATAAATTAATTAATAAGCAATTGGTAGACATTGACGAATTATTGCAGTTTTTATCAGATAACGGATTTGATATTGATGATGGAGTTTGGAATAAACACGAAATGTCTTTAAGAGAAGTATTTGATGAGTATAAAGAATACTATTCCAGATGTAGAAATTGGACAGACAGTATGGGTTATTAGCAGAGATTACCACGATATATATTCAATTAAAGAATGTCATGTACATAAGAAACAGATTAGAGCAAGATATACATTTTCTGTGAGAGGTAGACATTATTATTGTGGAACTTTTACGAAAAACAGTATCGGCAAAACTGTATTCTTTTCAAAAGAAGCTGCTATTGAGTCACTAAATGGCAAAGAATATAAGTTGGAAGAGTGGACTTGAAACTCGCATTTCACAAGGAGGCAAAATATTGAGGATTGGTGACAAAGAAAATGTTAATGAAATCACACTCAGACATAAGGGCAGAGATATTAAATTTGAATGTTTTATCAAACCATTTCCTTACGCAGAAAGATTGGATTTAAAAGAAAAAGATCCAGTTGAGATTCTTTTTGATGATTTGACAGAAGTAGATGCATTAATTGATATGTTAAAAAGATTCAAACAGGAGTCACAGGAATATATAGGCGTTTGGAAGAGGAGTGGAAATTAAATGGATATTTATAATACAAAACGAAGAAAAATTAAATGTGTTAGAAACGATGATGACGTATGGGGTGGTGGCGGTGAAAATCATCACTTATTGGAAGTTGGTAAAGAATATACATTGGAAGATATTGTAGTTCATTCTTGGCACACAATTGTATATATAAAAGAGTTTCCAGATGTGGAATTCAATAGTGTTGCATTTGAAGAAATTGAATAGGAGGGAAATCATGTATCAGAATTGTTGTAAAAAGTGTGGAAGTGTTGCACTTCATACAGAAGTAAAAGGTAATAATACAGGATTGTATTGTGATGATTGTGGTGCTTGGGTGAAATGGCTTGGCAAGGATGAACTGAGAGCATTTGAATATTCTCAGAAATCAAAGTTACCAAAGACAAGTTGTAACATTCCAATGCCAAAAGTGGCTGTTGTTGGTGCTCCTGGTATTATTGCAAAAATCAAATTATGTGGTGGTGCTTTTACAATTAATGTAGACGAAACAATGCAGTGGAAGAAACCAACTGATGAACAGATTAAGAATTTGCATGATATGTTATGTATTGATGTGGAAATGTTAGGAGAATAACCATATGGAAGATTCAGTGAGATTTATGCTGTTTTACGCCTCAATACTATTATCTTGTAAGGATGAAGAATTAGCTGATTTTATTGATAATACAGCAAGTGTTAATTATGTTGGTGGAATTCCAATTGATTTACATGAATGTTCTATTGAAGAATTAAGTGGTATTAGAGAAGGATTTGTGAGGCAAGTTCTGAGTCAAGCAAAAGATGAACTGGATAAATTGGCAACAGTGCAGCCATTAAGATACAAACCTGTATATGATGGACAAATTGATATGTGGGATGAATTTTATAGGATAAATGGAATGGTAAGGATGGAAGATGCTATTGTTAGATTGGTTAAAGAAGGAGAATAATCATATGGGACAATTAATTGATAAAGCAGTATTACGAAAAGAATTGTCCAAGCTACCATCTGAAATGGGCTTTGTAAGAAAGTCAGATGTGATGCAAATTCTTGGTAGTCAAAAATGTGTATCAGATTACATTCAATGGAAGAATTGGTTAGATAAATGGAAAATCAAGTACGAAGAGAAAACATGGAATCCTAATGTAAAAGAATTAATTATTGGTGGTACTTATTGTCAAGCAGCTATTGTATTTGATTTGAATGATAATTTTATAGAAATGACAGCATATGAATAATAAAAATTTGACAAGAATCCTGTCTTTCATTGCTTTATAACAGAGAATAATTAAAGGAGGAAACTGATTGAAAAGTAGTATTTTTATTCCCAAAACGATTAATGTTGGTTATCAGAATCGTTCAGGGACGTATACAGGAAAACTTGCTTATGTAATCTACTATGATGAAAAAGGTAAGTTGCGAAAAGAGACTTCATGGAATAGTTGGCGAGATAAGAATATTCCAAATAATGAATATGATAATGTACCAACTGAAGGATTTGTGCTTAATAAAAAAGCAGGTGATTATTCTACAGGTTGGGATCACAGACATGCTTATTGTAGAGTATACGATCCACGAGGATTTGAATTTGAGATTACCATTGAGAATTTATTATACATTCTTGAGAACACAAATTGTATCAAGGGTAAGGGGCTTGAAGGAGAATTTGTATATGGATGGGACGGCAAAGATTTAGTTCTTATGCCAGTTGAGTCACCTGATTATAAACAGATTGCAGCTTATAATAAGATTGTACATAATAATGAATCTATTAAGACAAAAGATTTGATTATTGGTGCAACATATCTTACAAAAGAAAATATTGAATGTATTTATATGGGACGTTTTGAAACATATGGATATGGTTATGAATTTATGCAGGATGGTAAAATTGTAAGAATAAAATCTTATAAAGATATTCCAACCGAACCAACTCGTTTTGGATATACAAAAATTTCTTATAAAGGAATTAACAACCTTCCATATAGTAAAATGCATTGGTTCGCAAGATTAAGCGATGCAAAGTATGAATTTGAGCAATTCAAAAGTGTTCCTAAAAACAAACTTATTAGTTGTCTCGATGATAAGTGCACATCTAAATATTCTGAAATTTATGATTCAATGGAATCATCTTATCAATTCTCCCCTATAGACGATAGCAAGGATAAAATTGTAAATATCTCATTTGAAGATTTTTATGAAAAAGCAATTAATACATATGTCGATGATGATATAACAAAAAAATATGTCGATGTTCGTTTTATGGTTAACAACAATGGAGAATATATTAAATATGAAATGACAACGCCACATAGGTCAGAAGATAACGGCAAATATACTGTTTATAAATATAGTACCAAGAATATCTATCATGGAGATAAGGAAGCAATTGATATTTTCCCGACAGAAGAAAGAGAAGTGGAAGTACGTTATGGTCAAAAAGAAATTCAGACGCATATGATCCCAGTTTCTATTGAAACAGTTTTTGAAAAGTTAAAACCAGTATGTAAGCAGAAATATTTAGCAAATGGTAGAGAATATGAAAAGGAGTACGAGTTTAATGAGTAAAAATGATGACAGAATTTTAGAATTAAAGAAACAGATTGAAACAAAGAAGAAATCAATTTCTGAGAAGAAGGTTAGGTTTATTCCTGAAACAAATTGTGTTCTTAATATGGATGGTATGACAATTAATCTTAATGTATGTTCAGATGATGCGTTGTTGTTACTTTTGATTAGATTGAATTCATATTTGATGTCTGCCAAGGATCTCAATATGGCTGATTTTGAAATTTCAGGATACAGTGTGACAGCATGGATTAAAGATATTAAGAGTAAGTTAGAGGTATCTGGTCTGAAGAAAGAAGAGTCTGATTTGAAGAAAATGGAGAGTAAGTTGGACAAATTACTTTCTGATGATAAGAAAACAGAACTGGAAATTGATGAGATTGCAAATTTATTGAAGTAATGAATCCGACATTTCATGCAGTTTATAATATATAAGAGGCACTTCATAAGTGCCTCTTATATATAAATATTATTCAATTGGTGAAGTATGTAATTCGTGGTAATTATATGCACCTTCTGGATATTCCCATACAGAACCAGAAACACTAAATAATTTGTGACATTCTGGACACTCAAACTCGTCACATTCAATGGAATGTTCAGTTTCAGTTCCCATTCCACGATCTTCATCAACCACATCAGAACTTATAATATATTCAGACCAGTTATGTGTGACAGATTTCCCACAATGAGGACATTTTACAGAATGAGTAAACATTCTACATCAACTCCTTTTTAAAATATTTTGTGAGAATATATTATATTAAATTTAGTAGCATAAGTCAATAAAGGTAAAAAGAAATTTTGGTTTCTTGGCTTGTCACGAAAACTATACAATATTCAGGACAAACAAGAGAATATAACAATGTAATTACAATTAAAGAAAGGAAAAACGTTCACATGTGAGTAAAGCTGCGCAGCTACTATTGGTGAACAAATTTGAGTAGTACAAATAGAAGTAATGCAAGAGATGAACATATTGCAGATTATTATGTCACTCCTATTAGTGATATTGAATTATTTTTAAAATCATTTCAAAAAGTTGTTCCGTTAAACTGGAACAATTCTATTATCGTTGATCCAACTTCAGGTGGTAATCCCAAAACAGACAAAGATGCATATCACCCTATGAGCTATCCAACAGCCATTAAGAATATTTATGGGGATTGTGAAATACATACATATGATTTACGAGAAGATAGTTTTGCTGAAAATAAGTGTGATTATTTAAAGGAAAAGTTACCTTACAAACCTAATATCATTATTACAAATCCACCGTTTGCTATTGCAACGGATATTATAGAAAAAGCGTTACAGGATGTAGACGATGATGGATATGTGATTATGTTACTTCGACTTAATTTCTTTGGTAGTCAATCAAGAGAATGGTTCTTTGAAAAATATATGCCTGAATGGGCTTTTGTACATCATATCAGAATTGGTTTTACAGATAAGAAAGATAAAGATGGATATACGATTTTTGATAAAGATGGAGTACCTAAACGTGGTAGTACAGATTCTATTGAATATATGCACGCTGTTTGGCACAAGAGTAATCTAAAGCCCAATTATACAAAGCTTGTATTGATTTAGGAGGGCGAATATACAGTAAATTAAAATTTCAATCTCTGAAATGCTCTAAAATCAAGGCTTCCAGAGGTTGAAAATCACAGTAAAACCACGTTTCTTATGGTTGTGAAAATAGGTGAGAAAAATATATTGGGGTTTAAATATTGAAGAATGGGAGTTTAAAAATAATTATGAAGACATCTATTTTCTGCTTCATTGTTTATACAATGCAAAAACTGAGTTATATGACAGAACTCTTACTGATATGAGAAGTAGGTATGATCCGACTGAAGCATTTATAGAGGGCTGGAATAGAAGTAGATCGAATTGGTATTCCAAGAAATTATACGATAAATGTGTGAAATGCATTGAGTTAAAAACAAGAGGTCATTTTGTACACAGACATTGGAAAGAATGCGTTTGGAAGTACGAAGGTCTTTCAGCACAAGGATGGATAAATTTATATCAGCAGTTGATCAAAGAAAATAAATACGACAGTTGGATATTGGAATATATAGAAATTGGAGAATAACAATATGAACAAGAGACAGAGAAAGAAATTATTTAAACAGACACTTATTAAGGTTAGAAAACTGCATCCACAGAAGGGTGATGTGATTTGTTTTCAGCCAGATTTAAATTGGATTGATGTCGAGACTATGTGTCAGTTTATGAATTTATACGCTGACAATAAAGTTTTTGGTGAAGCAATATTGACTTTTGTACCTGCTGATATTAAGCAGCTTAGACATAAAAAGGATGCTCAGATATATGTTGATAAATTACAAAGCATTGTAGATCAGATGGGAGAATAAATGATTAGTCAAGTTGAGTCAGAAAGTATAGATGTTGGTGAAAAGAAATATTATCTTGTAACTCCTGAAGGTCTAATATTTCATGAAATTCCATTTGAAGAAATACACAACTTAACAAGAGAAGTATGGGTATCAACCTGCCCTTGTTGTAGTGGAATTCAAGGATATTATTATTCAAAAAATGAAGCCAAACGAAATAGCAAATTTTGTATTCAATGTAGGTGTACTCATTTGTTTTTAGTAAAGAAATACAAAGGATATTATAAACAGAATGTGAATTTTAGATTATTAACAAAGGGTTATAAGGAATATAAAGGAGTTAAATATCTTTATATGAATATTCATGGTTAGAGGAAAGAAGCATTTTCTTTGGAGTTTTGGAAAAATAAGAGAGAATACATAGGTGACGACATTAAATTATAAGGAGATATGTTTTATGCGAAGAAAAGATAAAAAATTTAAAATCCAATACAAAGTCGATGATAAGGTATTGTCTTTGAGGTTTGAGACAATACGGGATTTTTTAGAAACCGATTTCCCTAAGAATAATAATCCAATGTCACCTACAAACGATACGGAATTATTATCCGTAACTTGGCACAAGCAACCGCTATTTGAAAAATGTTTTAAATTAGGTGAAGTAAAAACGCTTTTAAAAGATTTTAATCCTACAAAATTACTTAGGAAAGAAATCTATTCAATAGAAGAAGTCAGAGATAAAGTAAAGGATGTTTTATTTGAGAAAGATAAAAAACTTGCAAAAGTTGATTTTGATGGAGATTTGATTAAGGGCAATAGCCAAAGATACCAAACATTTTTTACTAAAGGTTGTAAATGCGTAGTTTGTGGAATTGAAGGAAAATATTTTGCAAAAGAAAGACATTTACAGGATAAAAGTTATCATCTAAATTTGTATGCAGTTGATGATAATGGTGATGAAATTTTAATGACAAAAGATCATATTATGCCACGCTCAAAAGGTGGTATTGATGATATTAGTAACTATCAAACAATGTGTAAGCTTTGTAATGAAGTAAAAGGTAACAAATTAGAAGATTAAAGAAGAAAGGAAAAATAGAAAAGTTCCTATAGGATAAAGTGCGCACTACTTACTAAGGTAAGAGGAACTTATGTATTGTGCTTATATCACAACATTAAAAGGATTAAGAAAACATAGTAACGCTGATAGGTTACAGTGTGTAGAGGTATTTGGACAGAATGTAATTGTAGATTTGAATTATCAGGAAGGACAGAAAGTAGTATTCTTCCCATCTGACGGTCAGTTATCACTTGAGTATGCAGCAGATAATAACCTTGTCAGAAAGAAAGATGAGAATGGAAACAACATTGGTGGTTATATGGATGCTGAGAAGAGAAATGTAACCGCTATTAGACTTAGAGGTGAGAAGTCAGAAGGACTTGTATTACCTGTTGAAACACTTTCTAAGTATACAGATATTTCAAAATTAAAAGATGGCGATCAGATTACAGTTCTTGGTGGTCATGAGATTTGTCAGAAATATATTCCAAGAGGAAAGAATCGTTCAAGAGGTAATGGAAATAATTCAAATAAGAGAAATAAGTTTCGGAAAGAAACAGTATTATATCCATTTTTTGAGGAGCATAAAGATACAGCACAGCTTGCATATAATATGTCAGCATTTAAGCCAGGAGATACAATTTATATTACTCGTAAGCTCCACGGAACATCGGCTCGTACTATGAAGACTGTTAAGGTTACAAAGAAGAATAGTAAGCTGAGAAAGTTTTTACATATAAAGCCAAAGGTTATAAGAGAAGTTTCTGTTGTATCTGGTAGCAGAAGAGTTGTGTTAAAGGATATGACAAAGAATGATGGATATTATGCTGATAATGGATTTAGAAAGAAGTACCACGATTTATTAAAAGATAAGCTTCCTGAAGGGGCTGAAATTTTCTATGAAATTGTTGGTTATGTAAATGAAACAACACCTATTATGGGTTCTGTGTCTAATAAAGGTGTTAAAGAAAAGAAATTTACAAAGAAGTTTGGCGACACTACAACATTCTCATATGGTTGTGAACCAGGTGAAAATGAGATGTATGTATATCGAATGACAATGACAACAGCAGATGGAACAGTTGTTGAAGTACCTTGGGAGACTGTAGAAGTATGGTGTGACAAGTTAGGTGTTAAGCATGTACCTGATTTAGAGAAGTTTATCTATACTACACCAGAAGATTTGAAAGAAAGAGTAAATAAATATCTTGATGGTATGCCAGCAGATGAAATCGGCAAGACACATGTTGCCGAAGGTATAGTTGTTCGTATTGATAACAGAGCAACATTCACGGCTTATAAGGATAAGGTGTTTGAATTTAAGGTAATTGAGGGAATCGCCAAAGATACATCTGATGTACCTGATATGGAAGAAGCTGAAGAATTATTTGAGGAGACATTAAATGAATAAACCTACATTATGGGTTATGTGTGGTTTGAGTGGTAGTGGCAAATCAACCATTGCCACTCAGATTGCTAATGAAAATCCAAATACAATAATCGTATCATCAGATGCAATTCGTGAAGAATTAACTGGTAATTACGAAGACCAAGAACATAATGAAGAAGTGTTTAAAATTTTTCACAATAGAATCCGTAAGAATTTGGAGAATAAAAAGAATGTAATTGCAGATGCAACTAATCTGACTATGAAATCTCGTAGAGCAATTATGATGAAAGTAAATGGTTTAAATGTTAGAAAAGTGTGTGTGATTATTCCAAAGCCATTTGAACAGTGTAAGATTGATAATAAAAATCGTGAGCATCCTGTTCCTAATGAAGTATTGGATAAACAGATTAGAAGATTTCAGATCCCATTTTACGAAGAAAAATTTGATGAGATTCAGATAAATGTATTTCATAAAGAGAATCGTTTAACTCTTGGAGAAATGTTTTCTATGATGGAAGGGTTTGATCAGAAAAACCCTCATCATACTATGGATTTATATAATCACTCATTTCATACATATGAGTTATTTAGTAGTAAATGCTATCCAGCAAAATATAATATAGCTGCATTATTACACGATTTTGGAAAAATGTATTGTCAAACATTTGATGAGAATGGCATAGCTCATTACTATGAACATCATGCAATCGGTTCTTATTTAATTTTAGAGAACCTATCAGGTATATTTTACGAAAATATTGGTGACATATGTTTTCTTATCAACTATCATATGATGCCTTTTAGTTGGGATACTGATAAAGCAAAGCAGCGTTGGAAAGAAAGATTTGGAGAATATAAATATAAGATGCTTTTAGATTTTAACGAATGTGATAGAGCGAGGTAAGTGTATGTGTAATCGTTGTGATTATGACTCACCAGACAATCAGATATATGTAGATCCATTAACAAATGAATATTATTTGAATATTGAAACATCTGAATGGGATGAGTATGATGACGGATTTGTTCATCAGAAAGAGTATATTGCGTATTGTCCTTGGTGTGGTAGGAAGTTAGGAGGATAAAGATATGAAGATAGAATTAATTAGATTAAAATTTAATAATACTCATTCGTACAAGTACAAGTTATTTACACATTGCTGCAATAAAATTCAGAATGATAAAGCTATTATATTTACAGGTGAAGATTTAATTCATAGCGATGATTGTTTGGATGACGAAAGATATGTTCCACAGTTTTGTACTTCGCATACAGAAGTTATTACTTCATATGAAGACGAGTGGGAGCAGACAAACAATTATCCAATCCAGTTTTGTCCTCATTGTGGAAAAAAGATTGATATTGCAGTTGTAGATGAGATTGATGTATCTGATAAGTACAAAGAATTATCTAAGCAACGTGATGAATTATGGAGGAAATGTCAGAGAACAGATAGCAAGAAGAAAGAATCTGAATTAAGAGAGCAAGTTAGAAAGCTGGATGACCAGATAAACGATTTCTATGAATTGTGTGAGTGGAAAGGAGAATATTAAAATAGCAAATAGATTATTATTTGAGAGTGAAGTGATTAAAACAGTAGATAAACATACAAACGATGAGAATCAGTTAGATAATGACATTAGCTGTATTCTTGAAGAAGCAAAGACAGCCACAGTAGAACTTCCACCTATTTTATTAGAGAACAAAGTAGAGAATAAACCAGTAAAAAAAACAGAAACGAGTTCAGTTATTCGAAAATGAAGATGTTGTATTAGAGCAACGTGGCAACAGATATTATTTGTCTTTGTATGATAAGGAAGGAAAATTTCAAAGAGAAGTTACTATTGATGTTAAGGATGATTACAAGGTTGGACTTGGGAATTGCAAGTAAATTCAGGTTTCATTTGGTTACAAAGAGAGAATATAAAAACAAGGAGGTAAACAAAATTGAAAAGACAGATTCGTAGAGGTGTTTTCGAGACAAATTCATCAAGTCAGCATTCACTTTGTATCATGAAAAACGATGAACATTATACGCCAGACGAGATTGCTAAGGATTTTTATTTGTGGGATGACAAAAAAACTGGTGAAAAAGATTGTGAATGGCATATTTGGGATCATGATATGGAGTTTGGCAGAAGTCCATTTAGAGCATTAGGTAATTTTCATGACAAGTGGTTATATGCTTGTGCTTCATTAGTACATGAGTATAATGATGAGAATTATAAGAAGCTTGAAACACTTGCATTAAAATATGTTCCTGGTCTTAAAAAGATTGTCATCCCTATGATTTCAGATTCAATCGCTGATAAAAATCATCCAAAGAATAAAGATAGTGAATATGCGAAAAAGTATGGTAAGACAGAGGATGAGCTTAATGAGTGGCTTGAACAGAAAGAAAAAGATTGGAAAATTGATACAATCGAATATTGGGAAGGCGATAATGGATATTTTCATTTTGATAAGCCGTATACAGGGTATGTTGATGAAGATATGCTTAGTGGATTCCTCAAAAAAGAGAATATATCATTAGAAGAATATCTGATAAATAAGAAGTATGTTGTTATTCAGGATGGTGACGAATATTGTTATTGGTCAGATATGAAGAAAGCAGGATTAGTAAATATGGATGCTATTGACCATGAGTATCCAAGAGCATATGGAACGGAGGATTAATTTATGAAGAGACAAATTAGACGAGGGGTGTTTGAATCCAATAGCAGTTCTGTACACAGCCTAACAATGTGTATGGAATCAGATTATGACAGATGGGAGAAAGATAATTTATATCTTTTTACTGGTTCAGGTTGGTGTTACCCAGATGACAATAAACCCGAAAAGAATCATTTCTATACTAGAGAAGAAGCAATCGCCTTTGAGAAAACTGATAAGTATGTTAGAGAAGATGTTGATTGGTCAAATGAAGAAGAAGTAAATGAAATTCTTCATGAAAACGAATTCTATGATTATGAATATTTCTGGAATGAATATTGCGAATATTATGAGACTTTTGAAGAAACAATAACCACACCAAATGGTGAACGAGTTGTGGCTTTTGGATATTACGGTCATGATTAAATAAAAATTAGGAGGATTTTAAGAATGGAATTATTAGGAAGATACATAAATGGAAACTTTAGAACCACAATTTTGAGCGATGGAACAAAGATCAGAGAAACAGAAGATGATGAGTTTATTCCAGATCATGTAGAAAATATGGATATAAAAATAACGAATTATTGTGATATGGGATGTCCATTTTGTCATGAGGGTAGTACAGCAAATGGTAAGTTTGGAGATATTCTGAATGAGAAATTCATTGATACTTTACATCCTTATCAAGAAGTTGCCATTGGAGGTGGTGATGCTACAAGTCATCCTGATTTAATTCCATTCTTAGAAAAACTCAAAGAGAAGAAAGTCATTGCAAATATGACTGTAAATCAGATTCATTTTGAGAAGAAACAGGATTTAATCAGAAAGCTTGTTGATGAAAAACTTATCTATGGTCTTGGCGTATCGCTTGTAAATCCAACAAAGAATTTTATTGAACTCATTAAGCAATATCCAAATGCAGTTATTCATGTAATCAATGGGGTATTAAAGCCATCGGATGTGGAAGCTTTAGAGAATAATAATCTAAAGATGCTGATTCTTGGTTATAAACATTTAAGACGTGGTGATGATTTTTATTCAGAAGATCATGAAAACATTGTTGTAAAGCAGAATTGGCTATATGAAAATCTTGCAGATATTATTGAGAAATTTAAGGTAGTTAGCTTTGATAATCTTGCCATTGACCAGTTGAATGTTAGAAGATTGATGTCTGATGATGAATGGAATGAGTTCTATATGGGCGATGATGGCAATTTCACTTATTTTATAGACATGGTAGAGCGTAAATTTGCAAGAAGTTCAACGGCAGCATTTGATAAGAGATATGACGTATTGGATTCAGTAGATGATATGTTCCAGAAAATCATATCTGAGTAACTTCACAGGAAAGCAACATATCATTGGATTATAGAAAAGAGGTATCAAATGGATGATTATAAAAAGCTAATTGATTCAACCGAATTACAGAAAACAGTATTGAATTTCATTGGGTCTGAAGAATTTAACAAGATGGTCAATTGTTCAATATTCAAGGATAATCAAGAGTGTAAATCTGCCATTATTTACGGAATGTCAATCGCATCAATATTGGTCTGTGATTGTACTCCATTTTATATTAAATTTAATGAAGAAACTGATGAAGACGATAACAGACCACAATGCTGTATAGATCACGATAAGTATTTTTCAACATGTGACACTTGTGAGTTTGGAGAATAACAAAAAATTATAAAGGAGAATATTAAACATGGAAACAATTTTAAGATTATTAGCAGAGAACCCAGAAAGTTTAGGAGAGGTAGTAAAGACATACATTACAAAGTATAAAGAGCCTGTATATGATGTCCTGAAGGAGCTCATGATTATTGCAAAGGATTATTCTGAGAATACTGAATATCCTGCAATTCAGGCGAGAACCAAGAAGAATATGTTTGATGCATATGTAAATGTTGGTTTTACAGAGGATCAGGCGTTAGCACTTATGATTAACGATAATATTCAGCTTATGAAGAACATTCAGAAATCAGTTAATAATACTTCTGTAAAGAAGAGCAAGTAGTGGTTTCGAAGCAAACCAATCTTTCTTTGGAAAATTTTTAATCGTATCTAAGCCATTCGGCTATGGGAATCCCAACAAATAAGAGAATATTACAGTGTAACTAATAAAAATATTACATATAAAGGAGATTTTAAATGAAGAACACAAATTGGAAAGTGCCAGTAATTATTGGCGTAGGAGTATTAGCGGTTATTTTGATGATTGTATTTGGTGTACAGAGTTCGCAGAATAAAGCTATTGCACTTGAGGAGCAGGTAAATACAGCATCATCAGATATTAAAGTACAGGAAAAGCGAAGAGTTGACCTTGTGTATAACCTTGCTGATTGCGTAAAACAGTATGACAAACATGAAGCTGATACATTGACAGCAGTTGCGGATGGTCGTGGATCAACAGGAGATATTGAGAATGTAACAACAGCTATTACGGCAGTTGCAGAAGCATATCCTGAGCTGAAGTCCAATGAGAATTATAAGACTCTTATGAATGAATTATCTATGACAGAGAATATGATTGCAGAGTATCGCAGCAATTACAATAAACAGATTAAGGAATACAAACGATATGTGAGAAAGTTCCCTACAAGACAGTTTCTTGGATTGCTTGGATACGAAGTGCAGGAATATGAGTATCTGGATTACAATGCGCCAGTTGATGCTCCACAGGATTTGTTTAAAGAGGATTAGTATATGAGATATGGTTTTGATTTTGGCGATTTTGAAATAACAAAACGTGAAATCTTGGCTAGTATTTCTATCATTGCAGTTATGATTCTGTTTGGTATTCTGATTTCTTCTAAGATTTCAGAACACCAAATGGATAAAAATGAAATTTATAACAAAGCTGTTAAGATAGAAAGTCAAGAAATGTTCCAATATGGAATGGATACAAATGTTGGTAATGCATTTGTATATGGTGATTTGAAAGCAGTAGATGCAGTTACATATCCTGAAATTAGTGGAGAATATATGTATGTAGAAAAAGTCAAAGAGCGATACACAATGCATACAAGACAAGTAGCTCATACAAGAACTGTTAATGGCAAATCACAAACTTATTATACAACAGAAACATATTGGACTTGGGATAGAGTCGGAAGTGAAAATATTAAGTGTAAAGAAGTATCATTTTGTGGAGTAAATTTCACAAGTAATAAAATTAATTTACCTGGTACTGATTATATTGACACAATTAAAGAGTCGAGTCATGTAAGATATAAATATTATGGTGTTGGTACTGAATATAAAGGAACAATTTTTACAGATTTGAGAGATAAAACCATTTCTGATAACACATCATTTTATAATAATTCGACTATTGACGAGACGATAGAAAGATTAGAATCTGATTTTCCAATTATTATTTTCTGGTTCTTTTGGGTTATTTTAATCGGTGGAATGGTATTTGGGTTCTACTATTTGGATAACAGGTGGTTAGATTAAGGATAAGAAAGGAGAACAAATGAGTAGCAGTGGCATTTATGGAATAAGAAAAGATTATACAGGAGAAGAGATATTTGAATATAAAAACTCATGGTGGTTTTCTCCTATAATTTGGAGTGTCTTACCAGATAAATATATTCATGATTACATTCAAACACCATTTGGTTTTAAAAAGGGAATTATTGGAATGGATGGGAACGATGTATGGACAAGAACTAACAAATCCATTAATGAGTGCGATAACACACCTGATAGGGTTTGTTGGGAGATGTCGAATCAACAGATTTTTCATACATCTGACAAACAAATTATTTCAGATTCTATTATGCAATTCTTAAAACAAAATGATACTTATGATGTATCAGAAGAAGATAATGTTCCCGTTTTAAAAAGAGAACATATCATTGAGAGATTTACAGAAATAGCAAATGATATTTTATCAATTGATGAAAATGAATTTCCATATTTTGTATTTAAAAATACAACAGTGGATGATGGTGTTGAGAGATGGTTTGAAAAATATGACGAGGAATCTGATGAATATGTTTCGTGTGCAATGTCAGAAAATACAGATGATTTTTATGCAGAATTTGTATTTTTCAAAGATGGAAAAATTAACAAATTTGTAAGTAACAAAGATTATCAGTTTGAATCATAGAAAGAAATTTTTCTTTCTTGGGAGGTGATTAATATATTTCGTATAGAGAAAACTGAAGTTGTAAATGGATGTGATTGTTGGGGAAGACCAGAATATGATGATGTATATGAAGTTTATTGTAATGATGAATTTGTATGTCGTATGTCAAGTGATCCAACAATATTAGTTGATAAGATAAATGATGTTTTAAATAGTTATAGGAGAATAATTATATAGGACAGCTAATTAATAAAACAGTATTATGAAAAATCGGAGGAAAAAGAATGAAAAGAGGAGATATTATTGAATTAATTGAGGATACAACATTTTATAAAAAAGGTAAGAAGGCTTATTTTATTGGTAGATCAAATTTTAATCCTAATAAAATTGAAATTGTTTGGGTTGGTGAAGAACAGGCTTATAAAGATGGCGATATAGACGAATTTCCAGCTAGATTGTTTAAGCAGGTTGAACATGGCGATAGGTGATGGAAGAAGAACATATTCAGATAGTACATTAAAGTCTATGACAAAAGATGAGCTGATTGATATTATTCGCTGCTTAGAAAGTAATCTTAGAAATGCACATGAGACAAATGATATTCAGTATGAGAATTGTAAGAGGTTGCTAAGTGAAAATGGGATAATTCAAGGTGGATATAAGAAGAAAATTGATGAACAGACAGAGGCTTGGATTAAAGCAGGATTGACATTATCAGAAGCAGACAAAGAAGAATTGATGAGAATGTCGCAGTTAAGAGAATAAGTAATTGTAAACAATAATTTTATATCATAGGAGGAAATAAATATGATGAACAATTTTTTAAATGGCATGTTTGGTAAGGTAGGAAGTGGAATGTGTAGACTTTCTATGAATGGTGGAATTGCAGTTAAGACAAATGGTGGTTATAAGACATATAACATCAAGACTGGCAAGCTCACAAACTGTAGTAACTTTGTATTTGATATTGGAGAGGAATTCTTCTTTATTATTCCAACTAATAAGGTAGAGAAGGGTGACATCATTCTTGTAAATGGTAAGCCAAGATGTGTTATTGAAGCCGATAAGACAAAGATTACAGTAATCAATTATGAGGACTCAACAATTGAAACCGTGCTTCCTGAAAGACATGTATTTATGGGCAATACATATTTTTATGGAAAGATTGTTTCGATGTTTGGAAGTGATGTTATTAAAGGTAAGAAAGGTACAAATAATATCTTTAAGTACATGATGCTTTCTCAGATGATGAAAAGTGATAATGGTTCTGCTGGCATGATGAATGGCAATGGTGGAATGAGTTCTATGTTACCACTTATGATGATGGGTGGAAATATGGGTGATATGTTTGACGGAATGTTCGACTTTGATATGAGTAGCAATGATGACGATGATACAGAAGTAGATGAAGAGGAGGAGGCATAATATGGGATGCGGTTCATGGACAAGAGATAGTTATGTAAGTTATTCAACAACAAAGGGTATGAGTGTTTCAACGGATGGTATGATTAGAGGTTCTTATTCTAATCAGGACATGTTTAAGGCAAGAAATATTGATTCTGCACTTGATCCTAAGAATGTTATTAGAGAGTGTTGCGATACAGAGGAACATCCAAACACAATTCCTGTTATTCTTGCACTTGATGTAACTGGTTCTATGGGACAGGCTGCCGTTGAAGTGGCAAAGAAGTTAAATGTAATTATGACTAAGTTATATGAAAAGGTTACAGATGTTGAGTTCCTTATCATGGGTATTGGTGATTTAGCTTGTGATAGCTATCCAATTCAGGCTTCACAGTTTGAGTCAGATATTCGTATTGCTGAACAGCTTGACAAGATTTATTTTGAATTTGGCGGTGGTGGAAATAGTTATGAATCCTACACAGCAGCATGGTATTTCGGTTCTCGTCACACAAAGCTTGATTGCTTAAACCGTGGAAGAAAAGGAATTATTATTACAATGGGTGATGAGCAGTTAAATCCATATCTTCCATTTAAGAGTAGAGGTCATGGCTTATCAGAGGTGACAGGTGATAACCTTCAGTCTGATGTAGAGACTAAGGATTTATACGAAGAGGCTTCTCAGAAGTTTAACATTTATCATTTAGATGTAAATCACGGTCACAGATGGGATGAAGAAGAAATTGAGAAGTCCTACAAGAAGTATCTTGATGATACACACTTTAGAAGAGTAACTATGGATAGTATTACAAATGAGATTGTAGATATTATTGTTAGTGAAGCAGAGAATAATGTTACAGATACAGTTACTACACCTTCTAACTCAGAAGGAATTACTTGGTAGGATAGGAGATTTAAGAGATGAAAGACATTAAGATTGTAATAGGTGCTAACTTTGGAGATTGTGGAAAGGGATTAATGACAGATTATTTCTCACAGAAACCTAATAGTATTGTTGTTTGTTCAAATGGTGGTGCTCAGAGAGGACATACCGTAACAACGCCTGATGGAATCAGACATGTCTTTCATCATTTTGGATCTGGAACATTCAATCATGCAAGTACATATTTATCTGAGGATTTTATTGTTAATCCAATTATCTTTAAGCAGGAATATGATGAATTGATGAAATTAGGATATATTACGAATGTTTATATCAATCAAAATTGTATGTTGACTACACCTTTTGATATGATGGCAAATCAGATTATAGAAGAAAATCGTGGAAAAAATAAACATGGTAGTTGTGGCTTGGGAATTTTTGAAACTATCAAAAGATATAAAGCTGGCATAACTGATGTAGATAATCATATCAGGGAATACTACTTAGAACAATTTGAAAGAGAGAATATTATATTAACAGATGAATGGTCAAAAATATTCCTTGATAATGGTATATTTGAACACTTTTTAGATGATTGGGATTTTATGAATAATCACTCATTGGCTATATCAGATAATTATTTCTTAAATCAATTTGACAATATTGTATTTGAAGCTGCACAAGGTTTATTGCTTGATCAGAACAACACAGAATATTTTCCACATCTAACACCGTCTAATACAGGTATTAAAAATCCCAAGAGAATAATTGAAAATGTTGAATGGAATGATGAGATAAATATTGAAACTTGTTATGTATCTCGTACTTATTTAACAAGACATGGTGCTGGTAAATTCCCATCTGAATGTAATAAGAGATTTATCAACGAATATATGTTTGATAAAACAAATGTGCCAAATCCATTCCAGGATACATTGAGATATGGAACACTGGATTTAGGAGAATTATATAGTAGATGCTCTAATGATATAGGAAACTTTGGAGATAAAAAATCAATCACCATTACACATTGTAATGAATATGATTGGGATAATGATAAATTGATTGAGTTATTCAAGGATTGGAATATTTATTACTCAGATGGTGAAACACATAATGATGTGAACTGAGAACAAGAAAGATTCGTTCTTTTGGAAATATGGAGGTAAAAAATGGAGAAATTTTATATTGTAACAAATGAAGATTTTTTAAAAGGGTTACATCGTGATGAAGTAATAGAAAAAAACAGAAGAGAATTTATCAAAGATTTTTTCAATCGCATAGGAATAAGTGGAAATCATTATTATATGCGTGGAGATGGTAATGTTAATGTTGCGTTTAAGGAAAACACAAAAAGTAATATTGAATTGTATATTGATGATGTGCAGGAAAATAGTGAAAAATTTGGTAATCAATTAAACAAACCTAAAATGTTTGAAGGTCAAAGTATGAGAAAGTTTAAAAAAGGTTGCAAAATATTAAAGCAATTTCAAGATGAATGTATTAAAAAGGAGATAGTTATTAATGCTTATCCTTTGAGGTGTGGAGACTACTTCGAAGAAACGGAAATGGGTGGCTATTCAAGAACAAGTTTTGAATACAATGGAAAACAATACTTACGTATGAGTACTAATCGCTATAATTCATTAACTCCTTATGAAAATGGTTTTGAAGAGATAAAAGGCAGTGAGTTTTATAAAGCATTTGAAGAATTTGAATCAAAAAATAAGTAATATCGGTTTCGTGTGGAGGTGAAACGAATGATAACACCATCAGTAATGCAAGGATTAACAAATGAAAATACAATGCTGTCAAGTGTTTCTATAGAAGATTTAGAAGAGTATAAGAAAAATGCTTGTAAAATTCTTAGAAGTCAGACGCAGTGTGCTACTGCAAAAATCGTAGAAGAATTGATTGATCAGGAAATTATGAATAGAAGAATTATTGAAGAGTGGAATAAAATCTATGAAAAATTTCCTGAATATGTTGGAATGTAGGAGGTGATACCAATAGAATTAGAGAATAATTCAAAACAGATTGAAGAAAATCTTAAAACTATACTTACATTAGAATATATGGGAATTCATATTGAAGACACAAAAGAGCAAGATTTTAAGCAGTTATATTATTTTTCTGTACCAGAAAAATCAACAATAGAAACAAATGATTTTCTAAATGATCAAATCAAGACATCAGACGGATTAATACAGGTTGCAAAAGATTTTTTAGCTGTGATGATTATTAGTTCATGTAAATCTGAATTTGATGATAGTGAAGAGGACGAAAAATTTTACGAAGATGTGGAAAATAATATTTCAGAATATGCTTTATTCTTTGCAAGGGTTAGACAAGGTGAAATATGGAATAAAGAAATGGGCAAGGTTGCTGTTAATAAGGTATTAGGAAAGCTCCAAAATCAGTTATATAAACAGGTTTAAAAGGAGGATGAATAAATGACTTGTAAGTACCCAATAACTAGCAGAAGTTATAAATTTTGTATAGGCTGTAGCGATATAGATTGTTGTAAAGATGCAGTTACTCCAATCATTTCTATGCCAAAATTTCAGTCACCAAAGAATGTTATTCCGTCTGCATCAGAAGCAAATAAAATGACAAATAATGCAATTGATAATTGCACTACACAGCAATTAGCAGAGTTATCAAAATTGATTAGAGATGCGATTGCAGATGGCAAATTTTCAATCAGTGAAGATGGTTGTTTAAAACCTGAAACACGAAAGAAATTAGAGGAATTTGGTTATAAAGTTGAAACTGGGAATCAATACAATGAATCGTATTACAGTATCAGTTGGAGAGAAACGAAATAAATTTCGATTTTATATGAGGAGGTAAAGATAATGGCATATAAAAATACAAATTATAGAGAACAAATAGACAAAGAAGCATATCAGTATGGTGATTTAGCTGATTATGAATTTGATGATAGGGAAGAATTTATTCCCAAAAGTGTTGTTATTCAAATAATTGACGAAATTGAATCTGATATAAATGATATCAATCACAAGTTAGAACATATAAATGGTTTAACAGAAGTGGATGAAATTAAAAAACAAGTTTCTGAATTAAGTACGAAATTATATTAGTAAGAGAGAATATAAAAGTAAAGAAAGAGAGGTACATATATGCCAGTACATGATGATTTAGGCGTTAGGATGAAGACATTTTATGAGCAGATTCCAAAGACAAAACTGATGAGAAGGTGTCCAGTTGCTATCAGAATTGATGGAAAAGCGTTCCACACATTCACAAGAGGATTTCAGAAGCCTTTTGATGAAGTTTTGATTAAATCAATGCAGGAAACAATGAGATACTTATGCGAGAATATTCAGGGCTGTGTTCTTGGTTACACGCAGTCAGATGAGATTACACTTATTCTTGTTGATTATAAGAAACTTACATCTTCAGCATGGTTTGATTATGAAGTTCAGAAGATTTGTAGTATTGCAGCAAGTATGGCTACTATGGCATTTAATAGGGCTTTTGCTAATAATGTAGGAGATTATTGTACATATACTTACGAATGTATGGATAATACTCATGAAAACTATGAACATATTTTATCTTTAGCAGTTGATAAAGGTGCAATGTTCGATGCTCGTTGTTTCAATATTCCAAAAGAAGAAGTAACAAATCTCGTATATTGGCGACAACTTGATGCTTCTCGTAATTCAATTCAGATGGTAGGTCAAGCCAATTTCTCACACAAGGAATTACAGAATAAGTCATGTAATGATATTCAGGATATGCTTATGACTCAGAAAGGCATCAACTGGAATGATTTGCCGACTTATCAAAAGCGTGGAAGTTGCTGTGTAAGAAATAAGATTATTATTGAATCTGATGGTGTCATGGCAACTGCACATTTAAGAGATTTTTCTAAATCAGAAAATGAGTGGATTATTGATACAGATATTCCTATTTTCAAGGGTGAAGGTAGAGAATATATTGATAGATTGGTATTTATTGGTGAAGAGTAAATAACATACCATATATAGTGAGCGTAAAGCATAACAAACACTATATATGGTATGAAAATCAAGACCGAATGAAACTGACATTTCTTTGGCTTTATGAACCTAGTGTTTACAAGGGTTTTAGAGGTCAAAAATTTCAAAAATGCTCAAATCGAGCAAAAAATCCATAATTTTCAATGATTTTTATAGAATAACAAAAATGTGGTGCTGAAAACCCTTATAAATCAATGGTTTTACAGTATTAATATCAAGAAACAGAGAATATAAGAATAACAAGAAATCACTGTTTCATTCGGATTTCGAGGAGGTGAATATCAATGCAGAAAGATAGCAAAGATGCAGAAATTATTTTTACATATAGATTAGTTGATGGCACAAAATATGGACTATCAACTGGTACAAAACGTGGGATTTGCACAAAAGAGTTTTATGATTTTGATAGTGTAGAAGAAATTGAAACTCTTATGCTTGGATTGGCTGATATGCTTAATAAAATCAGATTAGAACATAATGGAAAATTCCCAAGATGGTAAGAGAATAACATTTTGAGGAGGTGAGAAAGATAGAGGATCTTATAAACTTATCAGATATTATTCTTGATAAATTAGAGAATATACATATAGATGCAAAAGGTACTGTCTTAGGAGAGCCTAAAAGCATAAACATTGGAATTGATATTTCAGATTTAAATAATGCAGAAATGGAAATTACATGTTGGGACGAAAGAAATCCTATAACTGGGAAAATGGAGCGTAAGAAAAAAGCAACAATTAGTTTTACAGATTATGAAATGGACTATAAATTTCAAGATAAAAACAAAACTAATATATTGGAATGTTTATGGGAAGCGAGTAAAAAATAAGAAAAGAATGTACAAGTGGAGGTGAGAAAGTGGCAGATTTTAAATTTAATGAAGACTTTGCAAATAATTGGAAGTCAGGTCAGATAGTTACTTGTGAAGAAAAAGAGGATGGTTATTTAATTAATAAAGTTGCACTTATTGAAAAGGACGAACTTTTAAAACATGGTGAATTTATCACAATGAATGTTGAGATATTAGGACATATGCAATCAAATGGTGTAGATGATTTATTCATGTATGATAGAGATTTTCAATCAGGAGACACAGTACAACATTTCAAAGGTGATTTCTATAAGATTGTTGCCATTGGAACTAATACAGAAACAGAAGAAAAGATGGTTGTATATCAGAGCTTAAAGGATCAGAGAGTATGGACTAGACCATATGATATGTTTATCAGTAAAGTGGATAGAGAGAAATATCCAAATGCTTATCAGCCATATAGATTTATCAAAGTAAAGATTACTGCTTAGTAATTAGTCTTGAACAAGTCAGTTCAAAAAATTCCAAAACAAGATGTCTCGAAAATTATATAAAAATCGAGACAAAGCAAGAGAACAAATAAATGCAGAAAACATTTGTAGGGGTGGAAGAACAGCATACCCTTGGGTTTTTATGCTCAAAAATCACTGTTGAAGATAGATTTTTACATAAATTTAACTTCTGTGTTCCGTCCATTTGGGCGTTTAGATAGATTGTTTTATTAACAATATTTATATATTTTTTTAATTTTAAGGAGGACAAGTAATTTGGCAAAGACAAAGGAGAGAAAAGCATTAAAAAAAGGTAAGGCAGCATTTAATCTTATTGGTCGTGTAAAAGTAACAGACAAGACATTCAATCTTGACAATAGTTATGATTCTGGTTGGACAGATAACAGTATGTATGTAGGTGTTGATTGCGGAAACGGTAATATAGTATATGCAGAGATGAGAAGTGGTTTCTTCCCTGATAAGGATAATGTAATTCGTGCTTACAGTAAGGATGAGAAAGACGATGCAGGAAAGAGCAAGTCAGTAGAGATTGCGTGGGAGGATCGTCTTGATGAGTCTCTGTATGATAGCATTTCAGATTCTTCATTCTTAACAGTTGGTGTTGAGAAAGATGTAAAGGATAAGACTGTATATAAGAAGTTCCTCACAGCTTATGATGCAGTAGAGTATCTAAATGAGCATCTTGAGGACGGAATGATTGTAAATGTAAAGGGTACAATCGGTTACAATGAGTATGAAGGTAATGTTTCCACAAAGAAGGAGATTACATCTATTGTACTTTCAAAAATTGACGATGAGGCAGATTTCAAGGCTACATTCTCACAGACAATTCTTGTTGATTCAAAGAGCATCGGAAAGAAAAATGATGATAAAGGTACTATGGAACTGGCAGCATATGTTGTTGACTATGTTGGAAAGCCTAAGATTGACGGAGAGAAGATTGAAGTTAAGAAGAATGTTACATACCCTAAGACATTTGAAGTTGCTATCAATGAGAATCCAGAGATTACAGCTAAGATGCTTCAGAGATTTTTCAAGCCTAAGAAGGGTAAAATTACTGAGATTACAGTTACAGGTAATTTAGTAGAGGGTGGATCTACTGTGAATATTACAGAAGATGATATTCCTGATGATATTAAGGAACTTATTGAAATGGGACTGTATTCAGAAGAGGAAGCAGAGAAGAAGATTGCAGTAGGTAATGGCAATCGTGAGAGAAGAATGATTATTGTAAAGCCTGACATTACATATGTGGGAACTGGTGACGATAGAAAGCCTACTGTAGCATTTGAAGATGGTAAATATGATGAGGATGACCTTTATTTCTATGAGCAGGCATTACTTGATGCTGGTGCAGAACCAAGTTCAGATGATGATACAGATTCAGAGAATGAGGAAACTTCGTCAGAAGATGATGACCTTCTTGCAATGCTTGAAAGCATGAACTAAAAAATACGCTTGCCCCGTTTAATACAGGGTGAGCATTTTATCAAAAGAATATATATATTTTAGGAGGACAAAAAATTGGCATTTAGAAAAGCAAGAGAAGCAAAGATTGGTGGAAAATTTTTAGCATATGGTTATGAGGGTTCTGGTAAGTCATGGTTTGCTCTTACATTCCCAAAGGTTGCATGTATCGACTCAGAGACAGGTATTGCTCACTATGAGGGTAAGGATATTACATTAGCAAATGGTAAGACTTACAACAATCTTATTTTAGTAGACGACACATCAGATCTTGATGATTTAGAGGATGATATTGACGAAGCAGTAGATTCGGATGAGATTCAGACACTTGACATCGACTCAGAAACTAAGTTTTATGCAACAATGCAGGTTGGAGCTACAGAAGTTGAAGAGAAGAAAGCTCGTAGAAAGGGTGGGGATGTTGACGATACAGTAGTTTCTCAGAGACAGTGGGGACGTATCAAAATTATCAACATGAAGCTTCAGCAGGCTAAGATTGATCTCTCTGCAAAGGGTAAGCATGTAGTGTCAGTTGCACAGGCAACAGAAGTATATGAAGGAACAGGCGATAACCGTAAGTTAGTTGGTATTAAGCCTGATATGCATAAGTCAGTTAAATTTGATTATGATACAATCCTTGAGTTCTATAAGGAAGAGAATGGTGAGGATGTTCGTTATTTTGCAAAGGTTAAGAAGGACAGAACAAATGTAACTAAGGTTGGACAGATTATTGAGAACCCATCTTATGATATTTGGAAGGATTATTTTGAGTCAATGCATGATCTTGAGACAAATGAGACATCATACAAGAATGACTTAAAGACTTCTACAGATTCTATGGTTGACAAAGCGGAGAAAGCAGAAGAGTTAGCTGCTGAATTTAAAGATGTATTAAAGTCACTCAAGGATAATAAAGATGCTTTGCTCAAAGTAAACAAGCAGATGAAGGATAAGGATGTTTCATTAAAGAATCTTGAAATGCAGTCACCAGATACTCTTACAGAGTTAATTGATTTTGCCAAATTACAGTTAGCCTAATTAAAATTATGCTCCGACAGGTTAATTGCCTGTTGGAGTTTTTAAGAAAGGATGATTTGGTAAATGAGAAATGTAAAAAAGAAAGATAACGAGCAGTGGATTGAACTATGTGAGTATGTAAAGAAAGAGATTCTTGAATACGATGATAATATGAAATTTCCACAGTATCTCGCATTAAAGCTACAAGGTATTAAACGTGGCGAACATATAGCGAATAATAATCATGAAGCAAAAGCTAATTATGATGATTACACAATTTTATGTACTTTTAAGTTGTGTAAGAGAAAAATTGTTACATATTTACATGAGAATGAAAAGAAAATCAAAGATGAAAAACATAAAATCAATCTTATTATGAAAATGATTGAACCTGAAATCAACGATGTATATTTGAGATTACAGAATGTTAAAAAGACTGAAGAGAGAGTTGAATCTAAAGACTTCAATAATCAGAGTAATGAGAATGCTGGATATGTAAAAAAGACTAAAGAGACAAGTGACAGAATGAAGAAACTGTTTTGAGGAGGTACTAATTGGCTGAGAAAAAAGAGAATAAAAAATTAACTCCTTATCAGGAAGAAGTATTAAAATGTGCAAAACAGATTCGAGAATACAAGATAATAGCAGAAGCTAATATAGTTGCTATTTTATATAAACAACCAGAATTAATTTTTGATTATACATTGCAGCTTGAAGATTTTAGTGAAAATACATGGCGAGTCTATTGGCAGATTGCAAATGACATTATTGTAGTAGAAAAGAAATCAGTATTGGATGATATGACTGTTGGTTTATATCTTGAAAAGCATCAAAAACTCAAAAAGGAATATGAGGATTATGGTGGATATGAAACGATTGATAAAGCCAAAGAGTATGTAAACATCAACAATATGGATGGATATGTCAAAGAGCTATACAAGTGGAAAACAGTTTTGGAGATGTTAAAAAATGGATTCCCTGTAAATAATCGTATCAATGAATTCTGTGATATGTCTTTAGATGAAATATATGAAGAATATGAAGCAATGTTAAATCATATTTTTATCAATGCAGACGATGATGTGCAGTCATATTCATTGGCTGATGGCATTTATGATTTAATTGATGAGTTAGATGCTGGTGCAGCAGTTGGACTTCCATACAATAATATGGACATTCTTAATAAAGAAACTGGTGGTCAGTTACCTGGTAATATTACATTGATTGGTGGATTATCTAATATGGGCAAAACTACACTAACAAGATCAATGTTGATTCCAAGCACAATAAAATATGAAGAAAGACTTGTTATTTGTGTCAACGAAGAGGGAAAAAAGAAATGGCAGAGAGAGTTGTTGGTGTGGACTGCGAATAATATTTACAAACAAGATTTGCAAAAATTCGTTGTTAGAGATGGTAAATATTCTAGCGAAGTTAAAGATTTGTTAAGAAAGTGTGCAGATTGGATTACTGAAAAAGCTGAGAATAACATGCTTATAATAGTTCCATTCAAAAGATACAAAACTCAGAAATTCATAAAAGTTCTAAAGAAATATGCAAACCTTGGTGTTAAGTATTTCATTCTTGATACATATAAAGCCGATTCAGGTAGCCGTTCCGACAAGATGTGGTTAGATATGCAACAGAATATGGTTGATATTTACGATACTGTGAAGTGTAAAGAAGAGGGTGGTTTGGAAGTTCATGTAACTATTACATTCCAGTTGGCAAAATCTTCAGCACGTCAGAGATTTTATAGTCAAGATAATATTGGTATGGCAAAAAGTATTGTCGATCCTGCGAGTACATGTTTAATGTTGAGAGATGTATTTGAAGATGAGTATACAGGTGAGAAAAATGCTTTAAAGGTATATAGATTTGATGGAAAAAACAATAAATCAAAAATACCTGTCAAACTGGACAAAGGCAAACATTATCAGCTTATATTCATTTGTAAAAACCGTGAGGGTGCTGCAAGTAGTATACAGATTGTATGTGAGCATGATATGAGTAGAAATATACTGAAAGAAGTTGGTTTTACTTCTGTCCCAGTTGATTTTTAAATTTGTGATGGAGGCGGTGAGCGTGTATTAATGCAGATGAACTAAAGGAATACATTATAGAGAATAATTGTATAGAACAGATTTTATTATCGTTGGAGTGCCATGGACTACACGAATATCCTACAGAGTGGAGAGCCGCCTTACCACAAGGCAATAATAAAACTGCTATATGTGTTAAAAAAGATACATTATCAGTAGCAATTAGAAGCTCAGAGAAAAATAAGCGTGGAGATATTTTTACATTGATTATGACAATTAAAGGATTTTCTTTTGGGAAAGCCAATAAATATCTCCATAATATTTTAGGATTGAAATACTCATATAGTAAAAACAATGACAAAGACGATAAGAAAGATCCATTAGCAATCTTCAAAAAGGTGAAACGCCAAAGATACACAATTGATAAAGATGTTCCAGTGTATGATGATTCATGCATGAAAGAATATACTGATTTACCATATATTGATTGGGTTCGTGAAGGCGTTATGCCTTTTGCATGTAAAAGATTTAACATTGGATATTCATATGATAGAAAACGAATTGTTATTCCTGAACGAAAATGGGATGGAGATGATAATGAATATATAGGTATCAGTGGGAGAACTACTGTACCAAATTATGAGATGTTTGATATTCCGAAGTTTTTTAAGTTATCCAAAACATATCCAAAAGGAATAAATGTATATGGGTTAAATGAGAATTATCAAACAATTCAAGAGGCTGGTTATGCAGTCGTTTTGGAAGCGCAGAAATCGGTGCTTAAAAGGTATTCACGAAAAGATGGTACGGCTGTTGCAATAGGAAATTGTGAGCTTACAGAAGAACAAGTTAGGATACTGATTAGTTTAAATGTAGAAATTGTAGTGGCTTTAGATGAAGGAATTGATATAAATCATATCAGACAGGAATGTGATAAATTTTATCCGATTAGAAAAGTAAGTTACATATATGACAAATGGGATTTAATAAAAAAGGGTAGTAAAGACAGTCCTGCCGATATGCCAAACAAAGTATATAATTTCCTTCTTAAACATCGTGTTATATATGATGAATCAGAAAGGAGAAAATTAAGAATTTGGCAAGAAAAACAGGTAAAGAATTAACAGAAATTTGTAAGAAATTTGGTGTTGACACATTATGGTCATGGTCAAGGTATCATTGTTACAAGCAAGATAAATGGGAATATTTTTTGAAATATATTCTACATAAAAAAGAAGACAGAACAAACAGTATTTATTGTGTATCAGGTGGAAATGCACATGATATTATTGAGCAGCTATACACTGGCAAAATTAAATATGAGGATATGCCAGATTTATATGAAGATAGCTTATTTACAATGAATTGTGCAGAACTCAAATACAATCGCAGTGATTCTGATAAAAATGATGCAATAGCAAATAAATATGAAAATTGCATTAGACATTTCTTTAAAAATCATAATCTGATTACTTTTCCACATAAAGTTGAGCATTTTATTACAATTAAAATTTCTGATGATATTTATATGCAAGGATATATTGACATGCTTTATATCGAGTCATACAAAGACGAAAATGGTAATGAGAAAAAACGTGTACATATTGTAGATTGGAAAACATCTACACGTTATCAAGGCGCAAAAATTGACGCTGAATGTGGTCAGTTGGTTATTTATGCTGAAGGTATTAGACAAGCATTAAATATTCCATTGGAAGATATTGTATGCGAATGGAATTTCTTAAAATATGTCACAGTTACCATTGAACAGAAAAATGGTAAGAAAAAAGATAGATATATAGAAAGAAATTCTATAGGCGAAAGTCTTATCAATACGGCAAAGATGTGGCTGAAAAATTTCGGATATGAAGATGATACTGAAAAATATATTGATGAAATGGTATTAAATAATAACATTGATTGTTTACCAGACGAAGTTAGAGACAAGTTTGAGATACATGATTGTTATGTGCAGATTCCATTAACAGAAGGGAAGATCAATGATCTAAAGACAGATATCATTAGCACTATTTCAGAAATCAACGAGAAAGAAAGAGAATATAAAGATAGTGAAGATGAAAATATCTTTTGGCAAGAGGTTACAGATGCAGATGCTTTTAGATTGGCAACCCTATCAGGATATTCAAGATCATTACATAAACCATATGATGAATATTTGAAGGCTCAGGAATTATTTAAGAGTGGAGAAGAAAACGAAACTGATAATGATGAGGAAGATTTATTGGCATTTGTAAATAGTTTATAAGAATATAGGTAGGTGAAAAATTGAGTAATTTAACAGTATTACATTTACATAGTATGGATTCTAACCCATATAGCGGTCTTGAAGTTGACTCAATTACACCTTTTCAAGCTTATATTGATAAAGCAAAAGAGGAAGGAATGAAAGCCATAGCTTTTACAGAGCATGGCGCAGTCCTTCATAATATTGCAAAAAGACAAGCTTGTGAAAAGGCTGGATTAAAATATATCAATGCAGAAGAATTTTATGTAACAGAAAAAATTGATATGGATAATTTACAAAGAGATAATTACCATTGTTGTTTATATGCGAAAAATTATGATGGAGTATTGGAATTAAATAAACTTTCATCAGATTCGTTTAACCGTAATGATGGGCATTTCTATTATAATCCGAGAATTACTTTAGAAGAACTCGAAAATACATCTGATAATATTCTGGTTTTAACAGCTTGCGTAGCAGGTATGTTATGTAAAGGCACTAAAGAGGTGCAAGAGAGATTTTTAAAATTTCTTATTAAAAATAAACACAGATGTTGGTTAGAAATACAACCTCATAATTTTGATGTTCAAATATATTACAATCAATATTTATATAGAATTTCACAGAAATATGGAATGAAACTAATTGCTACAAGTGATGTACATGCAATTGACAAAGATCATATGATGGGCAGAGCTGTAATGCAGAAATCCAAAAATGTAAATTTCCATGATGAAGATGCATGTGATTTATCATGGAAGTCTTATGGTGATATGGTTGCTGCATTTGAACTACAAAACGCATTGCCAAAATCAATATATCTTGATGCAATAGAGGAAACAAATAGATTTGCAGGTGCTATTGAATCATATGAGTTGGATTATAGTAATAAATATCCAAGATTATATCCTGATGCTGAGAAAGAATTTAAGTCACGAATTGTAAATGGTGTAAAAGAACGAGGTATTAATAAACTACCTAATTATAAAACAGAATACATTCCAAGAATACAAGAGGAATTAGAGACTTATAAGCATAATGATGCAATTGATTTTATGTTGCTTGATTCAGATTATAAGAATTGGTTGCTAAAAAATAATATGCACTATGGATGTTCAAGAGGTTCTGTGTCTGGTAGTGAGATTGCATATTTGATTAAATGTACTGATGTTGATTCAGTTAAATATAAACTTAACTTCTCACGATTTATGAATCCTGAAAGAATGTCATTGGCTGATGTAGATACTGATATTTACGCAGAAGATAGATATAAAGTGCGTGAGTATCTATTTAATAAGGAAGGTTTGTATTGTTGCAATATTATTACTTTTAATACAATTCAGTTAAAAGCAGCGATAAAAGATGTCGGTAGAGCATATGGGATGACTCCTGATCAAACCCAAGAATTATCAAATATGGTAGAAACTGATGATAAAGGCAGGGATTATATGCCAGAAGAAATCAGAGAACAATATCCAGAAATGTTTAAATATATTGATATGGTAATCGGAACAATTACATCACTTAGCAGACATGCAGCAGGAATTGTTTGTAGTCCTACAGATATAAGATATGATTTTGGAACATTATCTATTACATCAGATCAACGTCCTGTAAGCCAAATAGACATGCACGAAATTGATTCTTTAAATTATGTAAAGTTAGATTTGTTAGGATTAAATGCTGTTGGATTAATTGATGGTGCTTGTAAACTTGCAGGTATAGACTATTTAACACCTGATAAGGTTAATTTCTCAGATGAAAATGTTATTAACTCAATAGCAAAAGATACTACATTGATATTTCAGTTTGAAAGTGGTTTTGCAAGTGATTCATTAAAAAGAACACTTAGTAAAGAAACCTTGGAGAATATTAAAGCACAGAATGATAACATCTCATATCTTGATGTCATGGCTATGGTCAGTGGTGCTATTAGACCAGCAGGTGAATCTTATAGAGAACAGTTATTCAATGGTATTTACAAAGATAATGGCAACGAAGCACTTAATAATTTCTTGAAACCTACGCTTGGTTATTTAGTATATCAGGAACAGATTATTGATTTCTTACATGACTTCTGTGGATTTACTATGGGACAAGCAGATATTGTCCGTAGACATTTTGCTAAAAAAACAGGTACTGAAGCAGATATACCTATTATTGAAAATGGTGGATATATGGTAGATATTCACGGTAATAAAGATGATAGATATATTCCAGGATTTATTGCAATTGCACAAGAGAAGTATGGAATGACAGAAGCTGAGGCAAAAGAAACTATAAAATCATTCTTGATAGTAATCGAAGATGCATCTAATTATTTATTTTCACGAAATCATTCCGTTCCATATAGTATGATAGGTCTATTTATTGGATGGTTAAGGTATTACCATAAGATTGAGCTATTAACATCAGCATTGAATGTTTATGTAGACAATAATGAAAAAATGTCAAATATCAAAGAATATATCAAATCACAGGGAATAGAAATCAAAGGAATAAAATTTGGCAAATCCAAAGCACAGTATTTTATGGATAAAGACGAAAATGCCATTTATCAAGGAATCTCTTCTATAAAATATTGTAATGATCAGATCGCAGACGAATTATATGAATTGTCTAAAAATCATTATGATAATTTTGTTGATTTACTTTCTGATATTATATCAAAAACATCTGTGGATGATAGACAATTACATATTCTTACAACACTAAATTTCTTTTCTGAGTTTGGCAAGAATAAATATTTACTATCAATTATTGATATGTACAATTTGTTGGGAAAATGCAAGACATTGAAAAAAGATAAAATTGCATCACTGAACATTAGAGAAGAAGATGTAAGAAAATGTGCAGAGAAAGAGACACCTAAACAGTATAGTAATGTTGATAAGGTCAAACTTGTAAAACTAATAATAGGTGGTTTGGAGAATAAAGCTTTATCAATAAAAGAACAGATTGTATATGAGCAAGAGTATCTTGGAAATATAATGTACAAAAATCCGAAAGCACCAAAAGATATGTATTATGTTCTTGAGTGTAAGTTCTATAAGGATAAAACCAAACCATACCTTATGCTTTATAACATGAGAGATGGTGAGTATCTTAAAACAAAAATCACTTCTGGAAAATCATTTATTGAATCCCCATTTATAGCAGGTAATGTCATCAATGTAAAAGAATTTGGTGAAAGAAATAAAATGAAGAAGGTTGGTGGCGATTGGATTAAAACAGATGAAAAAGAGAGAATAGTAAAGAAGTGGGACGTATATTAGAAGGAGATATAAAGTTGGATAAAATAATTGAGTTTAAATGTGTACCAGAAAGACCTGTATATAATTCTACTGACTTCAAAATATATGGCGTTTCTGTCAATTCATTTGAATATCCTGATGTACAGATTGGCAAATATGGCACAGCAACTATTAAAGGTAATATTTCAGAACTTAATCTTGGAGTTGACTACATTGTAAAAGCAAAGGAGGTATCCGATTCTCATGGAGTCGGATACGATGTAATCAATATTAAAAGAGAGAAACCTACTACATTAGCAGCAACAAGAAATTTCTTATATGAAATATTAACACCAAATCAAACGGATGTATTACTTGAAGCGTACCCTGATATTGTAGATAGGATTATGAATAACAGATTAGATGATATTGATTTGAATAAGACTAAAGGAATCAAGGATTATACATTCAATGTCATTAAAAATAAAGTTATAGAAAATTTCAAGTTAGCTGAGATTGTTGAAGAGTTCAGAAGTTTATTCAATCTTTCAACAGTAAAAAAGTTGTATGACAAATATACATCAGTAGATAAAATCAAGGAAGTTATCAGAGAAGAACCTTATCAATGTTTATGTAGACTTGGTGGAATTGGTTTTAAGACCGCCGATTCATTATTACTTACCCTTGATAAAGATGGCAAGGAATGTCAAAAAAATGGAAAGAAACCAGTATTGTTTTTTGGATTTGATTTGATTACATCATACCAAAGAGCAAAAGCATGTGTAGACTATTTACTTGATGAAAATGAGAACAATGGCAATACATATATGCATGTTGGCGATTTAAAGAAGCAGTTTGATGTATTAGTTCCTGAAGCAAAAAGCAATTTGCCGCTTATTCTTAAAGGTGATAATGATGTGGTATTTGACAGAGAGCTATTAAGTGTATGTAAAAAAGAAACATATGAAACAGAGAAATATATAGCAAAGAGAATAAAAGAAGGATTACTGATACATACAAAATGGGATTGTGATTGCTCTAAATTTCAAGAACTTGACGGATTCAAATTAACAGACAATCAGTGTAAAACTTCTCAATATATGTGTGAAAACAACATAGTTCTTTTAGTTGGTTATGGTGGTAGTGGTAAATCATCGAGTACACAAGCATTTGTAAATATGCTTAATGCATATAACAAAAGACACTTACTTTTAGCACCTACTGGTAGAGCTGCAAAGGTATTATCAGGATTTACAAATGAAAATGCCATGACAATCCATAGAGGTCTTATGTATATGCCACCTGCCGATTGGGGATTTAATGAAGAAAACAAATTACCATATGATGTAGTAATCGTAGATGAATTTTCTATGGTTGATATTTTCTTATTTAGAAGATTGCTAGAAGCTATTGATTTTGAAAAGACTAAATTACTTTTAATTGGTGATGATGCACAGATTCCTTCAGTTGGAGCTGGTAATGTGTTATATGACTTATTGAAATGTGAAAACATACCTACAATTACGCTTGATAAAGTATTCAGATATGGTAAAGGTGGTCTTTCAACAGTTGCTACAGATACAAGAACGGGAACAGAGTATTTAGATAAAACAAAAACTGGTATGCAAGTATTTGGAGAGGATCAGTCATATATATTTATGCCGATTCTTCAGGACAAGCTTGTTGGATATACAGTGAAATTGTATCAAACGTTATTATCTAAAGGATATACAGTAGATGATATCGCAGTTCTTTCCTGCTATAACGTGGGTGATTATGGAACAGTAGCATTAAATAAAAAGATACAGAATGCAGTTAATTCTAATCCAAAGGCGAAAATTACATTTGGAGATACAGAATTCAGATTGAATGACATTGTAATGAACTATGCTAATGATTATAAAGCAATTATCTATAATGAGGAATATATTGATGATAAAAATACAACATTTATTGCTAATGGTGAATCTGGTAGAGTTGTAAAAATTCTAAAAGATGCAATGGTTGTTGATTATGATGGAACGCTTATCTATATCCCAAAAAGTTCTATGAAAAATATTCGATTGGCTTATGCTATCAGCACACACAAATCTCAGGGTGGTCAGTTCAAGGTGGTTGTTTTAATTACACCTAAAGCACATACCTTCATGTTGAATTCCAATTTGTTATATGTAGGAGAAAGTAGAGCAAAAGAAAAATGTTATCACCTTGGAGAAATTCGTACAGTAAATAATGCACTTAAAAAGAAGGAAAATTTCGATAGAAAAACAATGCTTCAGATATTTATGAAAGCAGAATAGGAGAATATATGAATAGTAAGTCAAGCATTTTTGATTCGATTTTAAACACAATTGAATCAGAAGATATTAGAAAATTTGCAGAAAGATGTATTGAAACAATCCCAGATTATTTTTGGAATGTGGGTGCGTCAAGTACGGGAAAATACCATCCTCAATATGCTCTTGGTGATTTAGGATTGGCAAGACATACATGTGCTTTGGTAAGATTCTTAAACCATATTTTTGCGGTTGATTGCTTTGGTAAGAATTTTACTCAAAGAGAGAAAGATTTAATGAGAGTTGCAGGGATGATGCATGATTCACGAAAAAGCGGAAATGATGATGACTTCACAAAAAATAAATATACAAAGTTTGACCATCCTCTTTTAGCAGCTAATGTTATTCGTGAGTTAAAAGGCAATGAACTTCCTGACGAAGAAATCGAAATGATTGCAACTACAATTGAGAGCCATATGGGTGCATGGAATACTGATAAAAGAAGTTCAACTGTATTGCCATTGCCTAAAAACAAATATCAGACGATTTTACACTTAGCAGACTACCTTGCAAGTCGAAAAGATATTGAAGTTCTATTTGACGGATTTGAAGCACCAAAGAAAGAAACCGTTAAGTTAGAGGATTATGTTCTGAACTTTGGAAAACACAGTGGCGAGAAGCTTGTTGATGTTGCTCAGTCAGATCCAAGTTACATATCATGGGCTAAAGAAAATATGAATAGAGAGCCAATTAAGAGTTTACTAGCCAAGCTATAGAGAATAATACAATAGAGGATTTCTGAAATGCCCATAAATAGGGCGTTTCAGAAACTCAAAAAGCCAAGGAAAGACGGATTTCCTGTTAGTCATTCATTGAAAAGAAAGGAGAGAATAAGTAAATGAAAATGCTTGTGTTTTATCGGTCAAGAGAATATACAAATGCAATTATATCTTCAACAAGGCATAAATTGCAAAATATGGATATGGCAAAAGGTCTTGACGTTGATTTTATTAATTTAGATAAAAGAAACTACATTAAGGTATTGGCTCAAATGGAAGAATTGCCACGCTTTGTATATATTTGGTATGACGAAGAAAAGGTTACAGATTATATCAATGAAACATACCCATCAATAGAAGTCTTACATTTTGATGTGGAAAATTCAGTCGAAAAACATAATAGTGGTTTTTATGGATATACAACAAAAGAATATAAGTTAGCAGATTTAATGCTTCAGAAATTTAAGGATAGTCTTGTAAAGAAAACAATGTATCAGGTTGATTCTTTATATAAAATTTCAAAAATGGACATGGATGATATGGATATAGCTTGTTCAAAATATCATTCATTTGAGACAAGGGAGGAAGCAAAGCAATATTGTATTGACTGTCTTAAAAAGGAAATTGATGCATTAGAAAATAGAATTGATATGTACCAAAGCAATATTAAGTCTTGCAAAGCTGATTTGAAAAAGAAAAATACACTATTAAAGAAATACGATATTAAAGCAAATTAAACGACAGTTTCTTTGGAAGATTGGAGGTAAAAAATGGACACAATTGTTGTAAATTTGTTTGGTGAACCATCAGCAGGTAAGAGTACCTGTGCAATGGATATTACAGCACAATTAAAAAGACACGGTATCAATGCTGAATACGTTTCAGAGTTTGCCAAAGACAAAGTATATGAAAATAATGGAGAGGTATTCAAACATCAAGAATATTTATTTGGCAAACAATCATTCAAGATGGGTAGAGTTAAGAATAAAGTGCAGGTTATGGTAGTTGATTCTCCATTAATCTTGTGTGCTGTATATAATACTGACAAAGTGTTGGGAGAAGATTTTAATAAGACTGTACTGAATGTGTTTAATTCATACAATAATAGAAATTATCTACTCACAAGACACCATTCTTATGAAAACGAAGGGAGATTCCAAAATGAAGACGAAGCAAAAGAAGTAAGAAAAGAAATTATTGATAAGTTAAATCAGTACAATATTAAATATGAAGAAATTGCTTCTACAGAATCAAATTGTGAATACATAGTAGAAGAAGTTATGGAGGAAATCAGAAATGAACAGTAAAGGACATTTATTTATTAGTTTAGGAAAATCAGCAATCAGAGTAATTGGTGGAATTGTAACATTAGTGAATGGTTCGATTATTCCATTAGCAGTAGGAATTATTGTTGCTGAAGTTGGTGGTGTGTTAGAAGAATTAGTTGATGAGAGATAGGTTAAGTGATAGATTCTTACGAAAATTGAGGAGGTGTAAATGAAAGTAGTAAATCTGATTAATAAATTAAATGAAATTGGATATGACGAAAACACAGAGCTGACTTTTAGTTGTGTAGATGGAGATTCGGGTGAATGTTATAATATTCCATTTGAAGAAATTTATTTTGGAGAAAGTTTAACTGGTGCGCCTTATAACAATGAAGTAATTGATATAGGTTTGGATGTTGATTCAGTAAAAGATTATATCCAAGCTAAATCTGATGGATATATGAATGATATGATTAATGAATTAGAAAAAGTTTTAAGTAAACATGATCCTTGGAGAAATTAAAGTAATAGGAATCCATTATTTCTATACAATTTTTGTTGCATTTCTTAGAGCAATTCGCTCATTGTTTCACAAGTAAAAAGAGAATAAATAATCAGGAGGTATATTACTTGCAGATAAGAATAATATCATTCAGTGATAATTATGAAGGGTATAAACTTAAAGGATATGCTGACATAGATAATATAAGTGAATTAATAAAAACACTTTATTATATGAAAGAAAATGACATACCAATAACAATCAATACGGAAGATATTGTTGATACAGAAGGAGAAGATTACTACATAAATAGTTTTAGTGTCGTATTCCCTAAAGTTGGTGGTGAAATTATTCCTCATATAGTTATCTATGTGGAAGAGGTGTAAAAATGAATAAGAAATTATTACTGATAATTATTATCATCTTACTTATTTTAGGCATATTTATCAGCTTATGTATGAGTAAAATGATTTTCAATTTGATAATGAATTCCAGTATGCCCAATTGGTTAAAGTGGATAATACTAAGAAGTTATTAAGGAAGTAGGTGAATACATGGAATGGAATGTATATTTTCATGACTTCAACAGAAATGAAATTATTACATACAACATATTTAGACATTATAGGTTTAATGAAGAAGTTCAGAAATTAATTCATAGTAAAATTGATAAGATGGAATTCAAGGAAAAGCTAAGAAAAGAACTCATGTATTGGTTTTGGTCAAAATGTGAATATGAAATAGTTATATCACCTTGGGTTGGTAGAAATAAAGAAGAAGCTGAAGTTAAGATTGATATACATGATCAGGTAATGTTGAATTTTAATAGATTCGTTGATTACTGTTGGTCATTTAAGGAGAAATTATAATGAAATTTTTAATAGACGAAATGCCTTATTTTTCAAACGAATGTCCATTCTATGATGCAAGTATAGGTGGTATATGTAAGTGTGATGGGTGTATATGTAATTATATGTCTTTACCAAGTCAAGAAAAAAGCGAGCAAACAGAATGTAAATGGTTAATTCAAAAGGAGGAAGAAAAAGAATGAAGTTTGAGAATACAGAAGCTTGGGGATTTGAACATAGTCTCCGTGGAATGAGAAATCCTATGAATAGTCACAGCAAAAGTGACAGTTATTATGATAATAATAATTATATTATCGGTGAGAACGATTTTGGACTTGCACAGAGATTAATTAAAGCTGGCTCTGAACACAGAAAATTTATGCGACAGATTTTTGTATCGGTTGATATTACAGCACCTCTTTATTGGTGGAAAGAATTTGATACTTATAAAGTAGGAACAGTTGCGAACTCAACAAGTACAATGCACAAGCTCGCTACAACACCAATTACATTAGATTGTTTTGAAATTGATGATTATAACAGGAATTTATCTCTTGCTGATAATCCAAAGGATGATGACGGGTTAGATAATATTTCAACATTTGAAGAGGATATTATTTATATATTAGAAAATATTCGTCAGAAATACCTTGAGACAAAAGATAAGAGATATTGGAAAGAGCTTATACGTTGGCTACCTGAATCATGGTTACAGACAAGAACAATCACAATGTCATATGAAAATGTTCGTAATATGTACTTCCAGAGAAAGAATCATAAACTTACAGAGTGGTCTAAGTCATTTATAGAGTGGGTAGAATCGCTTCCATATGCAAAAGAATTAATTACATATGAAGGAGAGTAAATGGATAAATTTGACATAGTAAAAAGAGTTAGAGAACTTATTGCTGCATCTGAAGCTTATTACAATAGTAGTAAGCCGATAATGTCAGATGCAGAGTTTGATAATAAGTTAGAAGAATTAAGACAGTGGGAAGAAGAGACTGGTATCATATTATCAAATAGTCCAACGCAGAATGTTGGTGCAACGACTTTAAGTAGTATTAAAGAAGTTACTCATAAAACACCAATGCTTTCACTTGAAAAGTGTCACAGCACAGAAGAGATTATTAAATTTGCAAATAATCATAATCTTGTGGCTTCTGTAAAGCTCGATGGTTTAACTGTACGTCTTACTTATAGAGATGGTGATTTAGTTTTAGCAGAATCAAGAGGAAATGGTGTAGTTGGATCTGATGTGACAGAACACGTTAAACAGTTTACTAATGTTCCATTACATATTAATAAGGAAGGAACTTATATAATTGATGGTGAAGCATTAATTAAATTAGATGATTTTGCAGAGATTAACAAAAACGGAGAATATAAGAATAGCCGTAATTTAGCAGCAGGTACATTATCAAATCTTGATACATCAGTAGTAAAAGATAGAAAGCTATCTTGGTATGCTTGGGAAGTCGTAGAAGGTGCTAAAGAGAGCAAGTCATTTACATTTTCACTTATAGAAGCAGAAGAATTGGGATTAGATGTTGTTCCTAATGCTAATTTAGGATATTCGGAAATGGATATAGAAGAAGTTATTGAGTATTGTTTTGATAAAGCAAAAGAATATAATCTTCCTCAAGATGGCGTGGTATTTAAGTTTGATGATGTTGAATATGGAAAGTCTCTTGGAAATACAAGTCATCATTTTAGAAATGGTATTGCCTATAAAGTGTTTAATGATTCAGTAGAAACAATATTAAAAGATATTGAATGGAGTTGTGGTAAGACTGGAATTTTAACACCTGTAGCAATTTTCAATACGGTAGACATTGATGGTAGTGAAGTAAGTCGTGCATCATTACATAATATTAGTATAATGGAAGAAATTATGGATAGTCCTTGGATTGGGCAAAAAATTGGTATTTATAAGGCAAATTTAATTATACCAGCAGTAAGATGGGCAGAACAATTAGATTATGATAATCAGAATAGTTCTAATAAACAATTTCTTGATATACCATCTGTTTGTCCAATATGCGGAGCTTCTACAAGAATTATTAAGGATAACGATTCAGAAGTTCTTTACTGTACTAACGAAGACTGTAAAGGACGATTACTTGGCAAACTTACACACGCCGTATCTAAATCAGCTTTTGATATTTCGGGGTTATCAGAATCTACTCTCAATAGATTAATTAAGTTTGGTTGGGTAACTTCTATTAAAGATATTTATCATTTATCAGACTATAAAAACCATATGATTGTACTTGATGGTTTTGGTAAAAGGTCTATTGAAAAACTTCTTAACTCTATTGAAGAGTCTCGTAATACAAATCTTGAGCGTTTTCTTTATGCTTTATCAATTCCATTATTGGGCAAGTCAGCAAGTAAAATGATTGCAGAAGCAGTTGATTGTGATTTCGATACATTTATTGATGAAATGACAATCAAAGGTGCAGAATATTTTAGATATTTACCAGGTATTGGAGATACATTAATAAATTCACTTAATACTTATTGGAAAGAACACTACTCAGAAATAATCCAATTAGCAAACGAGTTTATATTTGATAAGCCTAATATAGTCTTAGATGAAACTCCAAAAACATTACAAGGTAAAACATTTGTTGTAACTGGTTCTGTCAACCATTATAAAAATCGTGATGAACTAAAAGCTGATATAGTTGTTCATGGTGGCACAGTTGTAGGTTCTGTAAGTTCTAAAACATCTTATCTTATTAATAATGATATAAATTCTACATCGTCTAAAAATCAGAAAGCAAAATCGCTTAATATCCCAATTATTTCAGAAGAAGATTTTTTAAAAATGATTCAGTAATCAGAGAATATTCTATTGAGATTAATCAATCTCATACTAAAAGAAAGCAGGTGATAAAGATAAGTAAGGTAAGAAGATTAGTAGCAGGATCGCTATTAACTGCTTCAGCTTTAACTTGTATAGTCCCCTTATGGGGACAAAATAATATACAAACTGCTAAAGCAGCACAGGAAGGTCAGTACATATATTCAAGAGTATTTACTGATTTAAAGAAGAATCTTGAAAAAGAAAAGACTCGAAAAGAGTTAGAAGAAAAAGAAGCTATGGAACAAATTATCGCTAGGGAATATGAGAGTTTAGAGAGCGAAATTGAAGAATATTTGAAAAAATATACAGATTATCCTGTTCCAGATAATAAGCCCTTTAAATCCTATATGGACGCTGAAACTATTAAGGATAAAAGCTCAAAGCAATATGCTATGAAATCAACATTTCTTCTTGATTATAACACGGGAATATATATGATTGGTAATAGATATGCTTGTGCTTTAGGTTCATTCTACTCAACTGATATAGGAACTGAGTTTGATATTGTCTTAGAGAGCGGAGAAGTTATTCCATGTGTCTTAGCTGATGTTAAAGACGATGAACATACAGATTCTCTTAACCAGTATACAGTTGCAAATGGTTCAATTGTTGAGTTTATAGTACACACAAGCACACTCATTCCTAATATCTCAAATCGTTGGGGCAATACAGGAGATGTATCTAAGATAGATGGATTTGAAGGTGAAATAGCTTATATAAGAATTTATGAAAGGGAGTAGTAATTATGTTAGAGACAACAGCGGTTATTACTTTAGACACTATTCAACGAGTTAAGAATTTTGTTGAAATAGTTACGAAGTATGATGAAGAAATAACAATTAAGTCACACAGGTATGAAGTCAATGCAAAATCAATCATGGCAATATTTTCGTTAAACTTACTTGAACCAATTAACGTGTGTCTATATTGCGATGATTCATCTGTAGTAAAAAGATTTGTTGATGATATGAAAGGATTTGAAAAAATATGATTATATTGGTAGGTAAATCTTGTTCAGGAAAAGATACGGTGGTTAAGGAATTAGCGAAGATGGGTTACAACAAGATTGTAACTTGTACTACACGACCACCAAGACCAGGTGAGATTGATGGAAGAGAATATCATTTCTTAGATAAGATGAATTTCTTAACCAAGATTGATTGTGGTAGTTTTGCAGAGTACAGAATATATAAAACCGTCTCAGGAGTTTGGTATTATGGTTCATTACTTGAAGATTATAAGACATCTCATTCAGTTATTATTCTTACACCTGATGCTTTAAATAAAGTAAGGAATAAGATTAATGATAATGTAACGGTTATTTATATTAAAGTGTCCAATAAAGAAATTAAGCGAAGAATGCTGAATAGAGATGTTGATAAAACTGAATCTAAAAGAAGGTATAAGGCTGACAAAAAGGACTTTAAATATATATCTAAAAAAGTTGATTATATTGTACATAACGAAAGTAGAACAGCTTTTGAGACAGCATTAATATGCAAGGAGTTGGATGAAATTAAAGAAGCGAATAACAGAGAAAAATCAGAAGAAGGACAAGATCTATTGCAGTAATAGGACTTGTCCTTATATGGAATGTGTAAGGTATTACAAGAATATTCCATATAATGTGTTAATTCTAAGAGAGAATTATAAATTGGACAAGAATAATAAATGTCCAAATATATTATTAGATTGGGGTGACAACATATAAAACTTTATTGTGATTTTGACGGAGTTATTGTAGATACAATTGCTGCAATATGTGATTTATATAATGAAGATTTTAGGTATTATAGCGATTACAAATATATCCTTCCAGAACAGATTAAGACTTGGGATTTTGAAGAACTTAATTGTGCGAGTAGAGAATATATAAATACATATTTCAATCAACAGCGATTCTTTGATAGGTTAAAATTTATGCCATTAGCTTATGAAACACTAAGAAAATTTGCTTTAAAAGGTGAAGTTATCATTGTCTCTTCTGGTTATAATCCCAATCTCAGGGCGAAGGAAAAGTGGTGTAAAGAACATCTTCCGTTTTGTCAGTTTATAGGAGTTAATCTTAAAGAATATAAAGATAAATCTCATATAGATATGAATGGTGGCTTATTTATTGATGATTCTGCACATAATCTTGAGACTTCTAACGCAGAAACAAAGATTTGCTTTGGTGAAATTTATTCTTGGAATAAAGAATGGAATGGCAAGCATTGTTGGGATTGGAATATGATTCATCAGATATATAAAGCAGAATTGGAGGATTAATTATGTTAAGAGAGACTACAGAAATTAACATGGATAATATTACTACTGGTGATTGCATTGAATTGTTTGAATGTAAGAATACAAGAGTCGTTATTAATGATGGTAATGTTATTGGATTTGAGGAGGAATAAATATTGAAGGTAATTAAAAGAGATTGTTTAGAAGTTAATTTTGACAAATCAAAAATCTCAACGGCAATTCTTAAAGCTATGAAGAATGGTTCAGGTATTGTGAAACCAAAGATTGCAGAAGACATTGCAAATGAGATTGAAGAAGAGTGTAAGGAAAAAGACGAAGTAAGTATCTCTGATATTGAATCAATGGTTTATGATAAATTGATTACTAAGAAGCAGAGACTTACTGCAAAAGCATATGAGGGATATAGAAGTATTCGTGAGTTTCAGAGAGAAAACGAGAATACAATTGATACAGAAATCACAGAATTGTTGAGTGGAGAAAGTGACTATTGGAATAACGAAAACTCTAATAAAAACCCAAGACTTAATACAACGCAGAGAGATTATTTAGCAGGAATTGTAAGTAAGGATGCATCAAGAAGGTATATTCTACCACCTGAGATAGTACAAGCTCATGATGATGGATTGATTCATGTACACGATCTTGATTATCTTATTCAGTATATGAACAACTGCTGTCTTATTAATCTTGAGGATATGTTACAAAACGGTACAGTAATTAGCGAAACACTGATTGAAAAACCACATAGTTTTTCTACAGCATGTACAGTTGCAACACAAATTATTGCACAAGTCGCTTCAAGTCAGTATGGTGGACAGAGTATATCTTTAGCACATCTTGCACCATTCGTAGATATTTCAAGACAAAAAATTAAAAAAGAAGTAGAACATGAGTTATGTGACATTGCTAATACTTTTTTAGAAGGAAAAGAATTAGAGAACGTAATCAATAAAATTGCGGAAGAACGCTTGAAAAAAGAGATTGAAAAAGGTATTCAGACAATTCAGTATCAAATCACAACGCTCATGACAACTAACGGGCAAGCTCCATTTATTACATTATTCATGTATCTCAACGAGGCACATAATCAGAGAGAAAAAGATGATTTAGCTATGTTAATTGAAGAGGAACTTCGCCAAAGTTATCTTGGTGTAAAGAATGAAGAAGGTGTTTATATTACACCTGCATTTCCAAAAGTTATTTATGTTCTTCAAGAGGACAATATTCATGAAGAAGATAAATATTGGTATCTTACTGAGATGGCAGCTAAATGTTCTATGAAGAGATTAACTCCTGATTATATCTCAGAAAAAATTATGAAAGAGATGAAAGATGGTAACTGTTATCCTGTAATGGGGTGTAGAAGTGCTTTAACAGTATGGCATGATGAAGATGGTAAACCGAAATTCTATGGACGTTTCAATTCTGGTGTTGTAACTGTATCATTGCCAGATATTGCATTATCATCAGGTGGAGATTTCAATGAATTTTGGCGTATATTTGACGAACGTACAGAGTTATGTCACAAAGCATTAAAGATTAGACATCAGAGATTACGTGGAACAAAGTCAGATGTTGCTCCTATTCTTTGGCAACACGGAGCATTTGCAAGACTTAAAAAGGGTGAACCTATTGACAAACTACTTTTTGGTGGCTATTCAACTTTATCCCTTGGTTATGCAGGGCTTGCTGAATGTGTTAAGTATATGACTGGACATTATCATTGTGATGAAGGTATTGGAGAAAAATTCGGTCTTGAAGTAATGCAAGCATTGAATGATAAATGCTCTCAATGGAAAATAGATGAAAACATTGATTACAGCTTATACGGAACTCCATTGGAGGCGACTACGGAAAAGTTTGCAAAAAAACTTAAAGAGAGATTTGGCATTATTGAGGGAGTTACAGATCGTACATACATCACAAATTCTTATCATATCCCAGTATTTATACATATTGATGCCTTTGCGAAGCTTCGTATTGAAGCTAAATTCCAAAGATTAAGTCCAGGTGGAAGTATTTCATATATCGAGTGTCCAAATATGGAGAATAATATTCCTGCTGTACTTGAAGTAATGAAATTCATTTATAACAATAATATGTATGCTGAATTAAATACTAAGAGTGATTATTGTCAGAAATGTGGATGGAGTAAAGAAATCAAACTTATTGATGAAGGTGGTAAGTTAATTTGGGAGTGTCCTAATTGTGGCAATAGAGATGTAAGAACTATGGATATTACTCGTAGAACTTGTGGATACAAAGGTACGGCACGCAATGGATGGAATCAAGGTAGACTTGGTGATATTCATGATAGAGTACCACATCTTGACGACATTGAGGAGGAATAATATGAGATATTCAAGTATGCGTAACCTTGATATTTCAAATGGAGAGGGAGTAGGAGTCTCCCTCTTCGTTCAAGGTTGTCCATTTCACTGTTTTGGTTGTTTTAATTCTGATACATGGGACTTTAATGGCGGTAAGGAATGGACAGAAAAAACAAAAAACAAATTCATGAAACTTATTAATAGACCATATATCAAGCGAATATCTTTCCTCGGTGGTGAGTGTTTAGCTGAACAGAATCTCGATGAAATCTTATCTTTAATCAAACAAGTCCGCAATTCTTTTCCTAAGAAAACTATCTGGTTGTATACAGGGTATTCTTATTCAGAAATCTTTCGAGGACAATCGTTATGTTTATCTCAAGAAGGATTAAATAATTTTAAACGCAGAGAAATCATTAAGTTATGTAATATCGTGGTTGACGGAGAATATATAGATGAGCAAAAAGACCTTACATTAAGGTGGAGGGGTTCGAAAAACCAAAGAGTTATTGATGTAAAACAATCTCTTGCTCAGAACAAAATGGTTTTGTATTGCGAGTAATTAAGGAATAATTATGAATGATAAAGAAGCATTAGAAAAATTAAAAGCATATCTTAAATGCCAGAAAAGACAAGTTAAGGGTATTCATGAAGATTGTAATAATAAGAAATGTGACAACTGCGATTTATGTTATATACAAGGAACTACAGGTGAACATATTGAAGCTATTGAATCAGCAATACAGTCACTTGAAAACCATAAAAGGGTTATTAAAAGATTGAAAAAAGAGTTAAAGCTTGCCGAAGATGTAGAGAAAAGAGCCGTTAAAGAAAATCCTTTGCAGTTTGACCGTATTAAAGGATACGTAGTAGGTATTTATAACGCCTTAGAATTTGTAAAAAATGGTGGTAAGGAAGAATAATGAACAAAACAGATATTCAAAAAGGTAAAATGGTCTATTATGCTCGAATGCTTAAGCCAGTAGGAATATATGAAGTATGTGACCTATATGTAAGGACAGTTAGAGATGATTACTTCGTTGGAACAGATAAGCGTGATAAACATGCTTATCTATTTTCTTACAATAAGCTGGATAAGACAATATTTAAGACAAAACAAGAGTGTTTAGATACTGTCTTAGAAGCAGAAAAGAACGCCCCTAAAGTAAGTGATGAACAAGAATATGAAGAGTATTAATAAGAGAGGTGAACAACTATAGGATATTTATATGATAAGTTTAAAGGAAAATATAGAATCTTGTGTCCTGTAAATAAAGATACAAACGATTTTAATCGTAAGCTCAATGGCACATTAGAAGATATTGATTGTTATATATCTTGTCAATATGGCAACAAGGTATTCTATTATGGACATAATACTTTACAAGCATATATTCCTTCTTTAATAAGAGGACATAATATTATTAAAATAATTCAGCAATCTGATCCGTCTCTTATATTTGACATTGAAGAAACGGATTCTGAAATTCTATTTAAGTTCAAATATGTCAATTCAGACAAGGTTATTCCTTTACTAAAACCAAGAACATCAGGCTCTCAGATAAGTCCTTTTTCATCCAAAAATCTCCCAAAATCTAATTTTAAAATACCAGATGATAAATTGACACAGTACAAAGAAATCGTGTCTAAAATTCCTCCTGAGGAGCTTTTAACCCTAAGTAGAATGACACATTCTTACTTACAAACTTTAGTTACAAAAAAGACTCCGTGGGAGAATATTAAAGCAGATATGAGACTCAAATGTGTCAAGGGTAAGGAATATATCTACATGATTGACAAATGGGATGAATATCTCAAATATCTTAAGAATGAAATTAAGGAGATGTAGCGATGGGTGAAGTAAGAAGAATTAAAGTGAATAAATCAGTAACCAAAAATAAGTTACTTGATTATGGATTTAGATATAAGGAAAATGGTGATTATAGATTATATGTTCCTGTATATAAATGGAACGATAAAACAACCATATATGCGTATTTCTATGTAAATATGGAAGAGAATATTTTTACTTATGATATTCAGTCAGAAGGTTCTACATATTATCCATACTATAATGAAACAAATAGTGAAGTGAATAGGATAATAACAGAGAATATCAATACAGAAATAATAAAACTAATCAAGAAAGGAATTTTAAAAGCGTATGAAAATAATTAATATTAAGAAAACAGATGAGAATGCAAAGATTCCTACATATGGTAGTGTATATGCAGCAGGTGCAGACTTATATGCAGTAATACATAACGAAGAAAATAAAGTAGAGATTCTTCCTGGTGAAACAGCTTTTATTGATACAGGAATTGTAATGGAAATACCTAATGGATATGTCGGTCTTGTTTATGCTAGAAGTGGTTTATCTTGCAAACAGGGATTAGCTCCTGCCAATAAGGTCGGAGTGATTGATTCAGATTATCGAGGAAATATCATGGTTGCACTGTATAATCAGAGTAATGAGACAAGAATTGTATCTGAAGGTGATAGAATTGCACAGATTATTATTCAGCCAGTAGAACAGTTTGGATTTAATGTGAAAGAAAATCTCAGTGATACAGTTAGAGGAAATGGTGGCTTTGGTAGTTCAGGAAAGGCATAAATATGGAAAATAAGGTTTTAAGCCAAAAAGATTTATATGACATTCTTCCTTTTGGAAAAACTAAGATAAAACAACTAATAAAATCAGGAGAATTACCATTAATGAAAATTGGCAATGATTATATAACAACATTTTCTATATTAGAAGAATGGATCAAGGAACATATCAATGAAGAAATATATTATTAATCATTGAAAAAATAGGGCAGACATATTATGATTAACTCATAATTGTACTGCCCTTATATTGATGTAAAAGAAAGGTGTGATAATTATAAATAGTATCAATATATCGGCAACTATTAATAATATGAATATAATGCAACGAAAAGATGATAGGTTTGAGGCTAAAATTACAATCAATGGTATTAGAAAAAGCTTTTATGGTAATACAAAAGTAGAAGTAAAAAATAAGGTTAAATCCTATCTTCAAAAAATTAATAATGGGTTTAAAGAAACAAAAAAAATCAAGCTGAATGATTATGTAGAATATTGGCTAAGTAATTATAAATTTGGAACAATTGAAGGCTCTAGTTACACTAGGTTATACAGTGTTTATCAACATCAAATTAAACCTTATATCGGCAATAAATATATCTGTGATATTACATCACAAGACATAGATGTTTTTATTAAGGAATTTGCCAATCCTCCATTAAAATCAGGAAAAAAACCATTGGCTTTGTCTGGATTAAAAAAAATCATACAATTATTAAACCCATGTTTCGAAACAGCAATTAAAGAAAAAATTATATTTAACAATCCATGTAGTGACATTAAACTACCGACAGAAAGTTATCTTGTTATTAAAACTAAAGAACAGTTTTCTCTAACAGATAACCAGTTAGAACAATTTAAAAAAGAAGCTGTATCCAAATACAAAACGATAGATGAATATAAAGGAAGAGACTTCTTAGTTTTAATTATTATGTTGAATCTAGGGTTGAGAACAGGCGAGGTACTTGCATTAACATGGGATGATTTTAATTTTAAAAATAATATAGTTAAAATTAATAAAACAATACAGACAAAAGTTGCATTAGATTCGCAATGTAAAAAACAGAGTTTAGCTTTAAAAAATTCCACAAAAACTGTTGCAGGTGAAAGATATCTAAAACTTAACGAAAATACTTTGTATTATATTCAAGAACTAAAACAATACGACAAAAGAAACAACATAAATAGTGATTATTTTTGTTGTTGTAAAAATAACACAAGACAATGTGCAAGGAATCTTCAACGTAGTCTTGATAGATTAACACGAAATATTAAATCGGACGAACATATAACATTACACACTTTAAGACACACATTTGGTTCAACATTATTAAGAAATGGTGTAGGAATTGAAGTTGTAAGTAAGCTATTAGGACATGCTAATATAACCATCACATATAATAAGTATATTCATGTAATTAAAGAGCAAGAAGCAATAGCAATGAATATGGTAAAAGTTTGCTAAATAGTGTCGTCAAAGTGTCGTCAAAACAAAATAATACATTGGGAAGTCAGTAAAATCAAGGGATACAAGAGTTTGACGAAAGGTTCGACTCCCCTCTGGTCCATAGGAAAAAGGGAGTGAGGAAGCGAGAGCTTCTTCGCTCCCTTTTTCCTATAGACCAGAGGGGAGTCTTATTAATGGATAAAACATGGCGTAGCCGGGTTTTTGGACAGGGGCGCACGAGGTCCGGTGGACCTCGGCTTTGCGCCGACCGGAGCGGAGCGAAGAATTCGACTCCC